TATTGTCAAATTACGCCTTCTCCACGTGAAGATTTTCCTTCTTCAAAGAAATATGTATGTAGAAGTACACCTAAAGATGCATCAAAAAATGAAACTTATATTGATTTTGAATTTAGAAAGGAAATAGTTAAAGTTAAAGGTGAAGATAAAGTTGTAGAACATTTTGTAGCTACAAATTACAACCCTCTTCCATTCGGTGCTATACATAAATATAGACTTAATGGTGAAGAAAAGCCAAAATTACCAGAGAATCCTGATCTAGGTAAATTGATGATTCATATTATTGATACAGATCGTTTTGTAAAAGGTACAACAAACAATCCAAATAGTTCAAGAAGTCATGTTGTTGTTGGAGTTACATTAACACACAAGGATGGTAATAAGGCACATTTTTATGTTGGTGATTTTGCCGGTGTGGAAAATGCATTTATATGTAAAAATAACTATTCCACATTAGTTGATTTCTTGAACGTCAGCAAACCGGGAGATCCGCCATATTATAGTCAAACATATCATGGTGGAAACAAAAAGACAAAACGAAGAAAAACGAAGAAAAACACAACAAAAAGAAAGGGAATGAAAGGAGGAGATAAAACCAAATTATATGATACAACATTTGCAACAACACAAAACATGACTGATGGATTAAAGTCACAAGATAAATTAATTAATTTTATAGAACCGCAATTAAATAAGAGTATAGAGAAAATATTTAAAAAGATTGATAAAAAGCAGCTATCGAGATTCGTGAAAAATATGTTTTTTAAAATTGGCGAGGAAGAAGCAATTGGGAAAATTGACAAAGGTAATTATTTTATCCAAATGTATGCAAAGCGACCAATACAGTTTTTCATTAATAAAGAAAAAAAAAGAGAGTATAAGAATATTAGTGAAATATACGAGTATATGCAAGGTGAATTTGGAGATCCTAATAAAACTGGAACTATCGAAGTTAATTTTAATGAAATAAAACATATTTTAAAAATATTAGCAAAAATAGGTGATAATAAAGAAAAAGTATTTAAATTTTGTGTTGCTAAAGTATTTTTTGAAAAATTAATTGGATATCCTGATAAAGAAAAAACTGGAGGACAAGGAAATAAGTTCACACGTCAAAAAATGACTTTGGATAGGGATAAAAAAAAATTTGGGGAAATGAATACCGACCTGCGCAGATTACTAAATCCAGACTATAGAAAGTTAAATAATGAAGAAGATAATACATGGCATACTGTTCCAGGAAATCCTAGAAAGATGAGAAATAAACGTGCCGAAATGAATACTTCTACAACAAACAACCAGTATTCTGTGCTTGCAAAAGATACAGAAGAAAAAGAAGAAGAAAAAGAAGAAGAAAAAGAAGAAGAAAAAGAAGAAGAAAAAGAAGAAAAAGAAGAAGAAGAAGAAAAATCCCCCGAAGAAAAAGAAGAAGAAGATATAGAGAAATCATTAAAAGAATTAAAAACGTTTAATACCGAAATTAATGTGAGAGGTGGGGGCTGGGACGGCACAGATACATGTGAGCCTATAGTATTTACTTTAAAAGCTATTGTAAGAAATATGAATAATATATTATCTGGCACACGAGCAGGTGCTAGTAAAAATGGTGAGGTGAAATTAAGAGCATCAAAGAAAATGATATTTCCAGGACAATTACCTCCTTCGCATGACAAAAAAAAATATGAGAAGATAAATTTTGGAACTGCTAGAGGACATTATTATGCAGCTGATGATACAACACTAGATCATTTTAATGCACGATATAATGAGTCACCGGATTCATTCACTCAAACTGAAATTATTCGTTTATTTTTGTATTTAATTATTGATATTGAAACGATTCCTGGTAAGTTTAAATTTCATTTTTACGGTGAAGAAGATGGTTATAATTTTCAAGACTTATTTTCAGATAATATGTTTAAAAAAACACATTTCAAGAATAATGATGGTGAATATAAGACAACTTCATCCAACCCAACTCATTCATTATTTCAAGCAAACGCAGAAAAAGCATTAGAACTATATACATATTTATTTAATGAAATGAAAGGTACGGTTGAAAGGTTGGATTATGCGAAAGATATTTGTAATAATAGATTAAATGAAGGTACATTTATCAACGAATCTATAGATGAGGTTCGAACGATAATTAACAATATTATTGCTGTGAAAAGTGAAGATGCTATTTATAATTCTCCATATTTTATTGAACAATGTTTAACTACTTATTGTCCAGATAAAAAAGACTGTTTTATAACAAAAGAAAATAAAAAAACAGAAACGATAAAGTCACTTATTATTGAGGATATTTGGAAAGACTTACAAAAACATGGGAAAGGAGATAATTATACAATAAATGATTTTTATAAAGAAGTTCTAGTAAGTGTGTTCTGTGTATTGAATATATCAAGAGTTGCAAACAATCCTCCACCGACGCCTTATTTTGATATAAATAAATTTACATATATGTGGAACAAATATAAAAATAATAAAAATATATCTAGCCCTGAAGAAGGAGAGAAGATATTTAATCTATTAATTGATATTTTTGATAGATTAGATGAATTTGGAACAAACAAGCTTCAAGTAGATGCATTAAAAGATATTAATCTTCCTGCACTGCAAAATAAATTAGATTATTTAAAGAAAGATGAAACACCTAAGGAGAAAAAAAATGAAATAGTATCAGGTTCAGGTGCTATAGATGATTATATGACATACGTAAGAAACATATATCAACCTATGTTTGGAAATAAAACTACATCATCGACTAGAAAACAAGCTATTAGAGATGATATTAGAGAGAAGAGAACGAAATTTACCGAATATTTGAAAAACATTATTCCACTTCTTCAAAAAAAAATAACTTGGGTTGAGCAAGAACAATATAAAGCAGATCCTCAAAATAAAAACGTAAAAGTAAGTGTTGATACAGATTTACTAGAGACGGAGTCATCTCTAAAAGTAACTACACAAGAGAGGAGGGATAGTGATATGGTTAAGAAGAAAATTTTTTTAGATTCTTTTGTAGGTGAGGAAGAAAGTAAAATTGATAAATTAATAAAATCGATTGAAAAGAACAACGCTGCATCGGCAATCGGAACGATGGAATATATAGATAAACTAAGTAAGTTTCAATTATCAGACACAGTATGTTATTATAATCCAACAAATGATTATAACGTAACAGAAAATACTCCTGGAAGTGATTATCTAGGCGATGATAATAACAAACAAAAACAAGAGAAAATAGAGAAAGAATTTACAGAGAAATTTCCCTTTGACAGTCTTTAAAGATAAAGGGAATAATGGAGAAAACATAATATTATAAAATATATTTATTATATAACTAATATAATAACTATGAATGAAAATGAAAATAATGAATTTCCATATGAAACTAAACTGAATACTGATAACGATAGAATAGTAAATGTAGGTTCTGGTAATAATATAGGTATAAGTAGTTCAAGTATACCGAGTGAATCGTCGACAATCAATATTAACGCAATATATGATAAAATTGGCGCTTTAGATGATTTTGATTCAGATATGCAAGTAGAATCACCTGATGGAATTAATTTAGTAGATAACAATATTAATAAAAATACAATAGATGAAAAAATAGATATGTTTCATGAAGAAGATGATAATGATACTAAGCGTGATGCAGAAGATATTGGTGAAAATATTAATAGAGATACAATAGATCAAAAAATAACTATGTTTGATGAAGATGAAGATGAAGATGAAGATCAAGATGATGAACTTGAAAAGCTTAAAATAGAACTTGAAGAAAATTTAAAAAAAGAAAAAGAAAAAAAAGATGAACTAGAAGCTCTATTAAAAATACTGATTAAGAAGCAGATAAAAGATATAATTTTCGAAAAAATTAAGAATAAGATTGACAATTCTAAAGAACGCACAGATACTAGCGATGATGCTAGCGATGATGTGAAACAAAATAATTTAAAGGATAGTATTATTCAATCTATAAAAAATAAACTACAGGAGGAAGAAGAGGAGGAAGAGGAGGAGAATGTTGATATACAAAATAATCTAAAGGATAGTATTATTCAATCTATAAAAAATAAACTACAGGAGGAAGAAGAGGAAGAAGAGGAAGAGGAAGAAGAGGAAGAGGAAGATGAAGAAGAGGAAGAGGAAGAGGAGGAGGAAGAAGAAGAGGAGAATGTTGATATACAAAATAATCTAAAGAGTAATATTATTCAATTTATAAAAAATAAACTACAGGAGAAAGAACAGGAAAAAGAGGAGAAAGAGGAAAAAGAGGAGAAAGAAGAGAATGTTGATATACAAAATAATCTAAAGAGTAATATTATTCAATTTATAAAAAATAAACTAAATACAGTCAACAAGAAGGAAGAGGACGATAACAAGAAAAAGAATGAGGAAGAGGAAGAGGAAGAGGAAGATAAAAACGATTGTAAGACAACTAGTACTACTACAGAAGGAGAAGGAGAAGGAGAAGGAGAAGGAGAAGGAGAAGGAGAAGGAGAAGGAGAAGGAGAAGGAGAAGAAAAGAAAAAAGAATGCCCTGATCCAATAAAAGATTTCGCGGATGAAGTTAGTGATACGTTTACACCAAAGCCGACAGATGATACAAAGAAACAAAATTTAGAAACAATAAAGATATTGGAAGATTGTAAAAAATCACTAGCTGAATGGAAACAAAAAAATACTATGCTTGCTGATAAATATGAATTGGCATATGTTCATGAGTTTACACCTGGAAATCAACATTGTGTATTAAAATTGATATCAGAAAAAGAGACAAATGAAGGAGAAAGCAAACAAGATGGAGGAGGAGATGGAATTGAACTTAAATTCAAAGATCTTATTTTTATTAATCTAGATGGAGACGAAATAAAACCGAATGAGTTCAAACCGGTTGTACCATTCTTTGAAGAAATCAATGATGGAGTAACGTCAAATACAACAACAACAACAACAGGTACAAACACAGAGGGGGGGGATGATGATAGTGATGAAGAAGAGGAAAGTAGTGATAAGAAAGAAGAGGAAAGTAGTGATAAGAAAGAACAGGAAAGTAGTGATGAGGAAGAAGAGGAGGAAGAGGATAAAACAGTAATGAAAGATGCAGTTATCGAATTAATAAAAAATAAAATTAGTAAATCTAAAAGTGTAAAAGATGTAGTTATTGAACTAATAAAAAGTAAAATGAGTAATCATAAGGATGTAAAAGGCGCAGTTATAGGTCTAATAAATGATAAAGTATCTAGTCAAGAAGATTCTCTAAGCAATACTAATGAAAATTTAAAACAAATTTTTATAAATATAATTAAAAATAGATTGAATAATACTCCAGATAATGACAAAGGAAGTCAAGAAGAAAGTCAAGAAGAAAGTCAAGAAGAAACAGCTAGTAAAATTAATGACGAAGAAAGTCAAGTAGAAACAGCTAGTAAAATTAATGACGAAGAAAGTCAAGTAGAAAGTGAAGAAGAAGAAAGTGAAGAAGAAGCAGTTCAAGAAGAAAAAACAGTTGAAAAAATGGAAGATGAATTGAATACTGCAATTAACGATTTAAAAAATAATAAGGAAATAACTACATCGGAACCTTTAAATAATAAAATAAAATCTGAATTAGAAAAAGAAAAAGATCCTGTAAAACAGTTACAAAAGGCTATAGGTTCTATTAACAATATTAATAATGTTGATACAATTATAACTGGTTATTATCGAGATAAAGTAAATGGAGATACATATAACACAATAGATAAGAATTTATTTGATGATGCTATTGATGAAAAAAAATTAGTTGGAGGTGGTGACTGGTATAGTAGTAAAAAATCATATACAAGCTTATATGGATTAGACAAAAATAGTATAAATCTAGACAACCTACAAATGTTTGGTTCAAATTATGAAAATAGTATTAAATACTATAAGTCGTTGCAAGATATATATAATAAAAAAATAGACATAATACAAAAGAAAATTAAAAAAAAGAAGGTAGAACAGATTGATACTATTAAACCAGAAATAATAAAATTGGCGTCCGACACAAAAAATGTTGAAATAGAATTATCTCAAAAACAAGATGAAAATAATCTTCTTGACTACTTACAGCAACATAAGAGTGTCGACAAATGTAAAAACTATATTGCAATTATGAAGAAATATATTGATATTGCTGATGAAAAAGCATATAATAAGACAAAAGAGGCAATTAAAAAAGCATATAAGGCTGGGAAATCTGAGATAACAATTGATAATACTTCTAATTCATATGCAGATCTATATGATAAAAGCCCGTGGGGTGGTTTGGTGGGAAGCACTTTTCAACATGATAGATGTTATCAATATTCTATGATTACTACTATTATTGATTTTGCCATAAGAACAAATAGTAAAAATATATGTTTGCCACATGGTTTACAGGTTGAAATGACGAGACCATACTCTGGATATTATGGTGCACCATATGATTCAATACAATTTGTTAGTTCTAATCCGCGTGATCGTATTTTAATTCCATTAGCTCCTACTTTAAAATTAAGTCCTAATTATAAACAACAAGCATGGATGCTTGCGGAAAAGGAATTGAAAAACAATGGAAAAGCTTATACAGTCGATGGAAAAATAATGACTAAAATACACATTAGCAATAATCAAACAGCCATAAAAAATATTGAAAAAAAAGAAAATATAAATATAGCACCCGTTGAAGATTTAAGTGATTGGTTTCAAAAAGATTTTACAAAAAAAATTCCTTCATATAAAAAAGGTGCTGACCCTAAATTTAATACTCCATCTAAAATAAGATATGCTATTGAACGATGTTTATTTAATAAAGAAGGAGATTATGAACCAGAAAAAATATGTGGTATCTGTATCCCTCTTTCTGTCACCGCAGGAATAGAAGATAAAGATAATGATACATCACAAATCAATCATGCAAATATGATTTATATTCAAAAGAATGGAAAAGATAAGGAAAATAAACAAATATTTACATTATATGTATTTGATCCTAATTATGATCCTACATATTATATAGCAGAAAGATTGGAAGAAGTAATTGCTGATATAAATAAAGAGGCAAAAGGTTATCGTATAGAAGAAAGTGCTCAGGTAATGGATTTAACATTTGGTATGTCTTTATCAAGTATAAATAAAAATGAAGATGGTGATAAAGATGAATATACACTTAAAGACAAGACAGGAATTCATAGTCTATTTCCTTCTGGCTGGATAGGTGGAGGAATTTGTGGTAGTGTAACTTGGTTTATATTCATATTATGGAGTTTAATATGCAAAGAAGTAAAAGATTTTAAACACATGTATACTGACATTTGTGTACCGCTTTACTTATATAAATTACACCAACAACGTAAGAAAGAAGGTTTGGAGTTAAACATATTTGCTGATAAAGAAGGTGGTGAATTATTAACAAAAATAGAAGATATTTATTTTGATTTCTTAACTGTTATCTGGGAATTCTTAAAATGGTCTGGAGAACAACTTAAAGATAATAATAATGAAAAAGTTCATGATTATCGATATAAAACGTGTTTATTAGATAGAATATTATATAAATTACATAAATATGGAATAGATGAAAAAGGTAATAATATCGAATAAAAAGGATAATTTAAAAATATAATAATTAAATATGATTTTACGATAAAAAACATAAAATCATATATGTAAATACTACATATGTCAGATCAAATAGTATTAGCAAATATAACTATACCCATTCGAATGAATAACGATGGAGAATTAGAACCATTAAAAGAATACATGGCTATAAAAATCGAAGAATTTGATGGAGTATTGGAAAAACCTGAAGATGATTTTTTTGTAGATAAAATATACGATTTGTTAAATTTTTCGTCAAATAATAATACATTTGATGAAATAGATAAAATTGTTTATAAAGGCGAATTAAAAACACGAAAAAAGGGCGGATTTAATCAAACCTTTAAGAATAAAAAAAAACTTCATAACAGAACGTCTAGTCAGCGTAAATTAAAAATTAATTTAATGGAGCTGGGCGCTGATGGGTCTTCGCCTTGAAAGTAGCAGGTACATATAAGGGTACTTTAGTACTAACATTAAGACTTTGAATATTATTAAATTGAGGTTGTACAGGTTCAAGAGGATTGACTAAATTGGAAGAGCTTATACCAAGTAGATTGGATTCAACATCGGTATAATTTTTACATAATTTGGATCGAGCAACGGATCCGCTTAATAATCCATCACCAGAATGATGATTTGTAAATGCTTGTCCATTAGGAGAGTGTAAGTATGTACTATGGTCAAATACACGTTGCTTAGATTTTTGTTCCATGTAATAATTTCCGGGATTATTTTTTTTGGATGTAGAAGACATATTATAATATAAGAATATATTTTTTCTTGGCGTTTATAATGAATTAGAAAGTGCAATAAAATGTGTATTGTTCTCATCAAAGCTATTTGTCTGAAAAAAATCACATAAACAAACATGAAACAAGTGTAAATAGTCATAAGAAAACAATACGGAAAGTCCGATCCCTAAATCTTGTGAAAACATTTTGGCAGCTGCTTTTTTATAAAGTATTTGAAATGCAGTATTTGAAATTGTTGATGTTTCTACAAAGTCCATAAACTGAGATGCACTTTGTTGATCATAATTCATTTCATCTTGTGTTACTGGATCCCATGTTTCTTGATTCATTTGTTGTATTTGTTCGTTTTCTAGTTTGATTTGATCTAATTTCATATTAAATAGACTACGTATGTAGTTTCTGTATTGTTCTGTGGAAAAAGTTTTGGGAATGACGAATTCTGTAGGATACATGAATAAGTATAAGAAATAATATTTATATGCCATCATGTAAATATTATTTATGCACATTTTCTAGTGTTGGATTTTTTAGATTTTTTACCTCCTTTCTTTTTGCTTTGCTTTCTTTTCTTCTTTTGTGATTTATTCTTTTTCATATTTTTTCTACGTTTTGTCTTTCTTCCTCCACTTTGCATAGATTCGAATTTTATTTCGAGATCATTATTATTTACTTCCATAGAGGTTACTTGAACATTAATGTCTTTAAGGGCTTCATTAAGCTCATTTAATGTTATCTTTTCAGATTTCCCTTCTAATTGGTCACCTATTGGGTCTTTATTAATCTTAAAACTACTTGCAGTACTTGCAGTACTTACAGTTTTACTATCGTCATCGCTTCCGCTTCCTCCTTCTTCTTCGTCATCGCTTCCGCTTTCGCTTGTAACTTCATCTCCATTTGTACTACCATCATCGCTTCCGCTTTCGCTTCTAACTTCATCTCCATTTGTACTACCATCATCGCTTCTGCTTTCGCTTCCATCTTGTGGATTATATTTTCCGGCTCCTTCAGAATCTTGCTCATTATCACTAGTAGCCTTGGTTGTTGCGGACTCTCCGTTAACAATCATCTCAGCATCAACATCCGCGCCTTTAATAGATGTAATTTCTCCAGGATTCTCATTATTAATAGTATCTACGTTATCACCCATATTTCAAATATTATATAATATATACATATAATATTTGCTAAATTATTTTTTCGATTTACGAGCAGCCTCTTCAACTGTCATTTCACGAGTAATCATACCTCCACGGACCCATCCGTCTAAAGCCGCCTCTTCAACCTTATAGGCAGGATTGGTAGCCTTATCCTTGGCTTCATCGTCTAAAACAAACAAACGGTAGTCATTAAAAGATTTCTCCATAATTGTAGAAACACTCTTTTTCTCATGAATAGGTTCACCTTGCATTAATTGACTTTCTAAAGTAGGATCTACGCTTCCTCTTCCTAAATAAGGAACGGTAGCAAAAGGACGTTGAAATAATTGTAACTTTTCAACAGGGCGTTCTTGTCCAGTCTTCAATAAAAGACCTGATTCATCGTGCGCAGAATCTCCACTTAATCCGTTACCATTACTAAGACCATTAAACATCATGGCAGGTTGGGGAATAGCAAATTGAACATGATCGTTCGATAAACGGTTTGCAACAAAGTTGGTCAAGTTGTGGTTTGCGTATTTCATGTTACTGACATTATCTTGAGTTAAATCAGTATGGTCAGTTCCAATACGGTCAGTATGATGAATTTTATTGAGCTTTAATGTTGACATTTATTATATTATAGATAGAGAATTTATAATGAATAGAACTTTAATATAATGGAAATAGCCTAAATACAAATAATATATAACTAAAAATATTTATATATTAATAATTTGTGTGTCTTGACATATTACGTGCACAAGCAAATTCATTTCCTTCTTTACATGAAATCATACTTCCATAACAAAAATCTGCAAATGCGCCTTGATCATTTGGAATGGTTGTATTCGGATTAGACGTAAATTGGCGCATCGATTGTTCAAATTGCATATTACTTCCTAAATCGCTAAATAATTTTTCTGCGATTTCGGGTTGATCAGGATTAGCGTCGCTAACAAATTGTTTGGCTTGTGTTAAAATCTTTTCATTCACATTCTTGTTAAATGCAGGAGGAGCAGGTTTACGATCAGGATTGTAATCATAATCGCTCACTAAAACGTTGCCAAATGGATTGGAAGAATCAGGTTCTTGAAAAATATGTTCAGGAATTTCTACACTTTTCTTCTCCAACACTTCCAAACCGGGATTTTCAAAACCTTCTTTTAGATTGGCAAATTTCTCCTTGTTTTTGAGTTTGTCCTTTTCCTTATTATGATAATAGTTCAACAAGAAAATAGCACCAAATGTAATAAGTATAATAATTAAAATACGTACACTTTTCGAAATGACTAAACCAATAATAGAAAGAACTAAAACAGTTCGTGTAATGGCATTTAATTTTTGTTCATAAGTCATGCTTTCAACGGGGAAAAACTCAAAAACGTGTTTTTGGTGAAATAAAACATTAGGATCTTCGCCCCAGAACGGAATTTTTTTTTCTTCTTCTTGTTCTAAAATCATGTTTTTTTCTTCAAGTATAGTATTTTCTTCATCTGTATATTCGGAGGATTTCATTTGTTTATTATTATATATAATTTGTTATATTTCTTTTTACTAAATAGATAAGAATTAAGGGTCTAATTTCTTTTTAATGCATTTTTTATCAATCTGCAAAGTATCACATTTCTTTTCTTCTGGCACAATCTGTAAAACACATTTTGCTTTTTGACCATATAACGGAACAACACAACCTAGATCTTTCTTTTTTCTGGTTTTCTGCATTCCCGGAAATACACATCTTGCTCTAAAATGTTCATATCGTTCACGTACATCTTCATAAGTTAAGCCAGATTTCTTTCCAAGTTGATGATTCACGCTTTCATGCAGATTATATAAATATTTTGAAAAAGTGGCTCGGCTTTTCATGTGTTTCATTAATAAAGGAATTTTCTTGAAATTTTTAGCTAAATTTTCTCTACACTTTCCGCAAGGCAAAATATGTTTTAATTCTAAAACAAAATTACGATATTGTTTTTTCTGATCTTTAGATGGTTGACTAGGGTAATTAAAGCTCATCGTATGTAAAAAATGCCACATTCCTGGACCCCAAATAGCGGTTAACATTCCATTTTTGTCGTTATAATCTTCTGAATTATATACGCATTTCTTTTTAGTAACTTGTTTTTTAGTATATTTGCGTGTTTTATTATTTTTTTTCGAAACCATGTTATATTAAGAATATAAAAAAGAATTCGATAAAATTTTAAAAATTAAATATATTAGAAATATATAAACATGGCTAGTTTTTTAGGATCTGTTAATAAGTTCTTATCTCCTTATTATTATTACATTTTTGCTTTGACAATAGTCGTTGTATTTATTGTTGTTGCTTATGTTTATTTACAAAATAGACAAAAGCAAGAAGAACAAAAGCGATTCCAAGATGTTGCAAATGAAAACTTGCGTAATGAAGATGCCACCGTAATGTTTTTTAATGCGGATTGGTGTCCTCACTGTAAAAGTGCCAAACCTGAGTGGGATGCTTTTGTAAGTCAAAATGATAAGCGCATTTTGAATGGATATAAAATTAAATGTGTAAATGTAAATTGTACGGATGAAAGCGATAGTAATGTAGCAAGCATGATAGATAAATATAAGATTGAATCATTCCCTACTGTTAAAATGTTGAAAAAGAATCAAGTAATAGAATTTGATTCCAAAATTTCATCATCAGCTTTAGAGAGTTTCATGAACATCATGTTGACTGATTAATTTTGCACCTCGATCAATCATTTCTCTTCTTTTTTCGGAATTATCAATAATTGCATTTAACGTGTCCATGCTTAAGTCGTCCATATCAATAATAATTGTATTGTTTAGTACTGGATTGCTAGAACGATTTGAAACTTTATATAAAATATTCAATATCAAAAAAAGTAAAAGTTCTAAGAATCCAACGTCTTTAGAAATTGGTTTGTTGATTGAATCAATATTAATATCAAGTGATAAAATCTGTTGTTCAGTACATTTTTCGTTCAATAAACATTCTCCTATGGGAAAATTATTGAGTAATCCTCCATCAAAATAAAAGACACCATCTTTCTGTAGTGGACTAAATAAAATAGGCACACTACAAGATGCATAAATAGCATCGATTAATTTCCATTCAGGATGTGTTTTATGGTTTAAGTCGATGATTTTAAACGAATTCATTTCTGTTGTGAAAATATGTAAATCAATTTTACTATATTCATACAATTCTTTTAGTGTAATATTAATATTTAAATTTTTAGATTCGAGCATGGGGATAAATATTTTATTCATAAAATCTATTGTTTTGAAACCTTTCTTTTCAAATAATTTAAAAATATCATTTAAATCGATATTGAAAATCTGTTTCCATGGTCGCAAAATAATATAATCATCTAGGTGATCCCAATCTATATTTAAACACAAAATTGCACCCACAACGCTTCCAGCAGAAGTACCGTAGATTGATGTTATATCTTTTAATTTCCAAAGTCCATTTTTATTAGAATCACGTAAATAACCATAAAATGGAAAAAATATAGTTCCTCCACCCGATATCACAACGTGTTTAATTTTATTTTCAAATAGATTAAAACTAGGATCCTCCATATGTAAAATTAGTAATATTTTTTTATGTTTTTTCTTATGTCATATTAATTATGTCAAATATATTATTTCACGATGAAGAAGATCGAATTCAAAAAATGAATATCGATGAATTATTTGAAAAAAACAAACAAAAGGATTTGAAGCAACTGTCAATATTTAACAAAATATTAAACCGAATACATAAACGTATTCAATATACAGCAAGATCAAAAAAAGATAAATTCATATTCTTTACTGTTCCAGAGTATTTATTTGGAGAACCTTTGTATAAACAAGGAGATTGTATTGGTTTCTTGGTAGTAAAATTAGAAGAAAACGGATTTGAAATTAAATATATGCATCCAAATACATTATTTATAAGTTGGAAAAATCACATACCAGGCTATGTACGTAGTGAAGTAAAGAAAAAAACCGGAGTAGCAATCGATTCAAAGGGAAATGTATTAAATAAAGAAGAGATAGAAGAAAATAATAACGATCCAAATTCCAGATTATTAAATGATAAAAAACAGCAACCTAATGACAAATCAAAGAAAGAATATACACCGATTAATGATTATGTGCCAACTGGAAACTTTGTTTATAATGAAGATATGATCAAACGGATAGAAAAACGTTTTAATACATAATTTATAAGTTAGATTATTTATAAATTATTGATTCCATTTTTGTTTATTGAAAGATTTTACATCGAGTGTTCCTGTTTTGCTATTTTTCCAAAAGTCTACTTTCGCATCTAATTCTTTTTGATAAGGAGTTTTAGGAAAATTGTCGTCTGTTATTTTCATTTGCAAAAGTTGATCTTCTGTTCCTTCAGGCTTTTTACCGAAACAATTTACACCAAACTTGACATATGGATTGGCAATATATCCACCGTTTACACCTGGTCTTCCACAATTAAACTGTACACTATTTCCGGATTTTTTTGCATCACAACCTCCTTCATCATCCACTTTTTTTAATTTATCAAAAGTTGATTGCTGAGTAGGAAATAATGCCATTTGATCAGCTGACCAGCCATAACCACACCATTCACCTCCTTTTGTATAAGAATCTTCTACTTGTTTATATGTTGCCAAAGTAGCTCCATATGATTTACATACAGCTTGTGCATCTTGGTAAGTATATTTGTTATTTCCAACATGAAATACTTCTGAATTAGGATCCACTTGATCAGGAGTAAGTGCATTAGCACAACTATCTGTACTTTCTGTAGGTGTAGCAGTTTCAGTAGGTAGAGGTGCTGCTGTGGTTGCTGTTTCTTCAGGAGTTTCAAGTGCACTCACTTCACTTGCAAATTCAAGTATAGACATATTAAAAACTTGTTTGAAGAATTGAACTATCACGATTATTACTAAAGATACCCATAATACTCCTTCAATAAATGAAATAGTAAATGGTTTATTCTCGTCTCTAGGAATACGAGCTAAAAATAAAAACAAATAAAATCCAGCTAATATTGCGATGATTGGTACAATTGAATAAGGACTATCTAAAAAATTTACAATATAATCTTTTGTTTCTTTTGTGGTGTTATTTTGATCGTCTTTTGACATTACATAAAAAAACGTAATTAACATAAAAATGAGTAAAATTACAACTAAAAAGTCAACAATCTTTTTGACACTATTCTGAAAGCTGGGTTCCTCTCCGTTCTTATTTTTAAAAACGCGCAAACCTAAGTAAACTACCGCATAAACACCTACAAACCACATGACAATCGTCAAATTATTAGCAGTAAATAAAGAATCTACCATGTTATTAAAGTCATTATTATTACTTTCGGTAGATTCGGTATTTTCACTTGTTTCAGTTGTTTTTGTAGTTTCTATATTTTCGGTAGATTCTGTATTTTCTAAATCTTTTGTTGAATTATTTTCACTTTCCATATTATATTATAATTAGTTATTTTTTTTACGATAAAACAAACAATAAGCACTAGTACTGACTAAAGTAGATAAATCTGTAATTACTTTATTATTTTCATCATCGTAATGAATCCACTCTTTTTTATAGTTTTTAACAAATGCAGTATAGTGTCCCCCGCTAACACTTCCATAGTGATTACAAATGCCAAATAAATCATATACGTAAGATTTTTCATTATAACCACATACATATTTACTTAAATCTAAATCTTCAATAGGAAAATCTATTAAATTATTAATACGTTTCATACCATCTATGCTGAAGCGGTTTAAAGTAATAATTAAAACAGGTGGAAAATTCCAAAATATCATACGTTTTTGAATATTTTCTTTTTTTCCAGTTTTTTCATTAAACCATGCATTTTCTCCTTCCAAGTATTCTGGATAAGTAAACAAATCTAAGCATCCGTACAAGTTTTTTGCTATGATTTGCTTTTCACCGTTGACAAACATAGGTACATCTAATACAAAATAGCTTTGAGGAACAATACTCTGTTGTTCATTCGTTTCTTTTGTGCGAATCTCAGATACATAAATACCATAAAACATCTCCATAATTTCAGAATATTCTTTCTTGTAAATATCTTGAAGCATTTTATAACATACAATAGCGAGCTTATCTTTTGATTCTTTCACATCACCATTCAGACTGAATTTGACTTCTCTAGACATGGAATTGTGTAAACATTCCATAAAGAATAGTAAAAATTCAGATAAATCATTTTGCATGAACCCTGTAAATAATTCTTTATTTTTCTTTTTTGCCGCATCTCTTACTTTTACAACAAATCGTTTTGGGCTTATCAATCCATTATCACTCCACATAAGATTACGTAAACTATCCCATTCTTCAAAAATGACGAAATCAGCATCTTCTTTTTTTATTTGATTATTTTTAATTTTTTTATCAAGCAATTCATTAAATTCATAAGTATTATTTAATACTTGTAAACAAGAGTTAAGAAAACACGTGTTGCCAAGATTCTCTAATCCAATATATCCTTTATTTTGATATCTAGTTAGATCCATATTCTATTTAAATATATTTAAATATGTCTTTATATATTATTTAATATGGATAATTTAGAATCAATTTTTCGAGATATTCGAAGACAAATAGAAGAAGAGTTTACAAATATACCTTTTAGTATTAATAGAGAACGGCAGGAAAATAGTAGGCATTTAAATCCTAACGATGATACAACAAGTAGAGATATTATAAATATTACAAATGATTACATTTCTTTATACAGACAACAACAAGAAACGTTCTCTGTTTTCAATTTAAATATGCTTTCTTTAATTTTATTATTAAAGGATTTTCATGAACGAAGAAATAGAGAAGAAACACGACAACGTCTGGATGAGTTAATCCGGAGAGAACAATCCGAAGTAACAGGACACAATATACAGAGAGAAGTTAGAATACCTCAGATGAATCCTTTGATTCCTCCTATTCTTACCAGTCCAAGAACGCCTATTATTGAATCGATGGCTCCTTCTTTTTCAAGAAGTCCTCTCATTTCACCTTTACAAAATCCCAATACACCTTTGGGAACAAGAAGAGAAAGTAATTTAACATCAGCGATACCGCCACCGTTTAGACAAAATCCAAGGTTAGCTCAACGTAGACATACATTATTTAATGTTTCTGATTTATCAAGAAATACAAGATCAACACGTCCATTTTTTTCACCGCGTCTTCCTTCGCAAAGAGATGGTCGTTTTTTTTTCGGTGGGCTAGGCCCTGAATTAAGAGATGTCGTTGTGCGTCCTACAAATCAAGAAATCCAGAACGCAATTACTCGTTTTACATATGAACCGTCTTTGACACTATTGAATATAAGATGTCCTATTACGATGGAAGATTTTGTAGAAGGAGATCGACTAATTCAAATAATACCATGTGGACATGCTTTTAAAGATGAACCTATTATTAACTGGTTTCAAGAACATGTACGATGTCCTGTTTGCCGTTATGATATTCGTGATTATACACCAGGAAATAACGAAGAATCATCTTCTAGTGATGTAGATACTCCAACACCATTAAACCGATCAAATACAAACAACGATAGCAGACTAAATAATTCTTTGTCGGGTATTACGCCCTCTTCATCGTCAAGTTCTCTTCATCCAACTAGTCCATCAAATATAAATCCTATGGAAAGAATGGAAAGTTATTACTCAGAAGATTCATCTTATTCGGATCATTTTGAGAATATAGATCAATTGTTGAATGAGAACTTTATGCAAGATATTTCAAATGGAGTGGGACAAATTTTAGATAATTTGATATCGGATATGTCTAACTCAGCTTTACCTCCATTAAGTTATTCGTTGAGTGTGCCTCTTGTGTACCACGGTTTCTTTGATCCATCTAATAATCAAGCTTATAACAATCTGCAGTTTCATAGCCCATAAAATTATATCATGATTTTCATATAATTTTATTCTTTTCTAAAAAAATCGATGATACTAAATAATAGTGTATCAATTATAAAAAAAACAAATTCAATCAATACATCAAAGGAGTTGTTTGTTTTCACAACTAATGCAAACAATAAATTTAATACAAATGTTGGTGGTATGTTAGATAAATCAATCTGCATATTTTCAAGTGATTCATTTCTAATGACTGTTTTGGTAACATGATTACGTTGATAAATATTTCCGATTCTTCCTCTTCCACTTTCTGTTGTTTTATAATAACCTCCCCATGTTCCTCCTAATGCTGCAGCTGTATAGCCAAAAACACTCCATGTATTAATAGCAATTGTCCCATATTCCAATTCTAGAATAAGTTTGTCGATTATTTCGTTAGAAACAGAAGATGGTGTCAAAATAGAGCAAGATAACGAACCATACACTTTGTCTGAATTTAATGTGGATATAACCTTATCAACATATGCGTCTAAATTATTGTTTTCTACTTCTGCAATTACTAATACAGGACCAAACACTTCATTTCTCAAACAATAATCATTTTGTTTTTTATTACTAATTAACCCATAATTAATAATGTAAACTTCATCATCTTCCGAGCAAGAACCAATATGTACTTTTGATTTAGTATTGATTCCATCGTTTCCATAAATATAGATAAACTCTTTCTTATTTACGATACTATTTGGATAATAAGAAGGAATTGTTTTTTGATGAACAAACTGTTTTGAAAGTTCGTCCAAAAATATAGATTTTTGCTCCCATGTTTCGGGTAAAATTACTAGTTGTGCACTTAAGCAGTTACATCCTCCATTCGTTTTTTTTGCTGTGACAATCTGTTTTGCAGCATTTGTAATTTCATTTTCAGTCCATAATTCAGGTAATACAATCCAGGGAGTAACACAACCCAGTTCAGCAGTTACATGCCAGTTCTTTTTTGCAGAACGTAAACTTTTTGTAATACTATTGTAAGTCTTTTTACTACCCGTAAAATGAACATGAGTAATTAATTTATGTTTTATAATTTCTTTTGTAATATCATTATCTACATCTTCTAACATGTGTACAATATTTCTTTCAATAAGCGGTTGTAAAATAATATAATAAGGATCATATAAAAACTGTCGTATAGGATGATGCTTTATAAGAACACATTCATTATGTATAAATACACGTTGAAAAATATCTATTAACGTAATAAAATTTTGATTACCGGCACCAAGAACGAGACAAACAGTACCCTTTTTAGAGCGCTCATTATAAGATTTATCTTGCTCATTAAGAGGTTCACAAAATAACTCAAAGTTTATTCCTGGTGCATTTAATCCCATACTGTATGGACCTGATAAATATGATCCATCTTTTCCAATAACTCTACTAGGCTTAGAAATGGTAGGAGCATTCATAAAGGTAGTCAACCATAATTTGGCAATAGATCCAAAATTAAACTTTTTCATAGAGGCTAATTGTTTTACTTCTGCACTAGAAGTGGGAAACAAATTTTCAAGTTGACAACTTTTTTCAATCCAATCATTTGTATATGTCCATTTATCACTTTGTACTTTTTGCAATACTATTCTTGCCAATTCTCTTTTATACTCAAATTCAGCATTAAAAAAATCATTATGCGATGAAGCGAGTTTTTCAATCAGATCATTCGAATATGCAATATATTGATCCATTAATTACGTATATAAATATTTATTTAAGTTTTTTTGAAAAATGATGTAATGGTCTGTATCTTATGCTTTTCGTTGTAAATTTTTTGCAGAAACTTGTCAAATAATAGCATTTTTACTTTACTTGAACAAAATTTTTCCTTCTTTTTATTAAATTCTTCCAAATCTGGATGATTCTTTTTCATTTTTTCTACTTCAATATAATAGTTTTTCAAAGCTGCATATTGATGATCTAAATCATATATATGGTGCAAAGCCAAACCATATAATTGTTGAAGTGGCTTCATAATTTGATTCGTAATATAATGATTATAATCAATCTTCAACTTGTTTGCAATAATATAATCGGGTGTTTCTATTTTTTCTCCCATAAGAGCTTTTTTATTCTCATTATTAACAAAGACAAATTTAATTCTATCTCCAGGTTTGGGTTTATTTCCTGGATCTCGTTCACCTATACGATCTGCCAGCACTTTATGCCCAATCTGATTTGGATTTTTATAATCACTTCGTAATGCTTTCGTAATGGCTAGTTTATCCATAGGAACTTTACCATCAATCAAGTTATTTAAACAAGTATTCAAAAATTTGATTGATTTGGAAACATCATTATCTTTCATCAATATATTCAGAATACCTCCGTAAATATCTTTTAAATAATCACACGAATCACGCCTTTTTAATGAAAGGCCCATATATTTCAAACTCCCTTTATTTGGATCTTCTTCATAAAGCATTCCAACATAACGCTTCTTAGATAATAAAATAAAGGGCATGAGTGTTTTTTCATATTCTAGATACATCGGAGGCTTCAGCCATTTACTACACAATTCTGCAGCATCTTGTGCAATTTCGATTGTTAACTCCAAAGCTTTTTGTCCCTTGATTTTTTCACCTGTTTTTGGATCTTCTAGGTTAAAGGTGAAAAACACAGAATCTGTATCTCCATAAATGTATTCTGCCCTGGTTCTTACTGTACCTAATTTTGTTTCATAAATAAGATCACCATATACATTTTCAATAATATTTCTTGCATATGTAATCATGAGTCTTCCGGTAGCGGTTGTGGAAGCAGCAACATCTTTTTCATAGAACGTGGATGTTTTAGAACCACATTGACCATATAATGAATTCGCCGTTACTTTATATCCCAGTTGTCTTTTATCTAGAATATTTTGCATAAAAGGATCTTTTTCTGTTTTGATTAATTTTCGTGTATCTTTTCTCGCCTTTAATAACTCTGTCAAAATAGAGGGCATAATGGATTTTTGATTATCTGGAAGTTGAGCCCAACGGCATACTTTTTTACCACAAATAACTTTCTCTTCTTTGGCTGCTTCTGTTTTTCGTACATATTTGTAAGTATCGAATTCAACATCAATATATTGATAATTTTCCATGTTGTCATAGACGTATTTTCCGCTTATTTTTTCACCAGTCTCTTTAATAAGATTATTATTTAAATCATATTCTTTTGTCCATACTTTGCTATCATGACTATAATTTTGACTGATCATCGAAGAAGGATAAAGAGAAGAATAATCTACACATGCTACTGGATTATCCATATACATAGAACATTTTGGAGGTAATACGATCGCACCTTCATAACCATCTTTATCTTGAGATTTCTCAATATCAGGCATAAGAGTATTATTTTCTCTACATTTTTTTGCAACATAACTGGTCAATTTAATTCCTTGACCTCTGAAAATAAGGAAACTAATAGGAACACTACAAATACGCGACATCTCAATAAAACCAGTCATAACATCAATCTTGTTCATCAAATGATGAACCAAGTTACAATCTTGAATACAATATTTTGCAACTATAGCTCTATCACTTGAGCTACCATTTGCTAATCGAAAGATATCTTGTGGAGTAACATCATCTTTTGCCATAGTCCATTTGATTGTTTTTGAATTTTCAATATTTACATGCGAATCAATAATAATTACATTATATGTGTCAGTTTTTCCTTTAATTTCACATTCTTTATTTTTGATAATATCTAACACTTTGAATTTCTTTCCATTATCGTAGTAGTCGCTAGTAAAGCCACTCAATTCAATATGAATGAAATCGCCGGCATGCAGTCCCATTAAGTTTTTACTATACAATTCGGTACATTTTCCTAGTGTTTCATGTTCTATTTTTTCAATATGCTTCACACTATCTGAAATCAATTGACCGGCAACATCATCTAATTTATAGGACGAAAAGTTAAAATCTCGCCTGAAATAAGCATACATATCAATCTGTAAGCGTCCCTTCATTTTGTAATATTGCAAATCATATTCTCCGCTTGCAATTTTAAGCAACGTTTTATCCATCCTATATTGGCTTACGGTTCCTGGAATTAGATTTGCGGCAACTTCATCTTTTACACGAGATAACATCAAGAATTCTTCACAACAGTTTAATTCTTCAGAACGATTAAACATAAAGCTATAATCAAAACCAAAAATATTATATCCAATCACAATATCTGGATTTTCGCGTTGAATTAGTTTTGTCCAATTGAGTAAAACTTCTCTTTCTGTATCATAGCTTTCTATTTCACAACCTTCAATAGGATCACAACTATCTAATACAACACAGTGATTCAAATAGGGTTCTGTGTCACCATATTTCAAGAACGTAGAACCAATAAATGTTACTTTGTCTCCTTCAAGGGGCGGAAACAAGTATGTCAATATTTCATTTGTTAATTGAATCTTTTCATCTCGCTTATAATTGTCGTTCATTAGAATGTGAATCAACTTGTCTTTTTTATTTACTTTTGGACCTTTTCGCCTATATTTAAAACGAGGAGCTTCGATTTCATCACAATCCCCCCCTGCATCTTCATTATCATCATTTGTTTCACCCGCACTTTGTTGAAATTTATGTAATTGATCGAATATGTCATTAATTTTAATTAATTCAGAATTGTCTTCTTCTTCATTCAATAATTTTGCTTTTTCAAATGGATTGTTAATAAGGATTTCAATACGATTTTTTACATTTTCTTCGCTCGGTTTCTTTTTAGGATATACTTTGTCAACATCTCTTAATTTACTATATCCAAATGCAGTCAAAATAACAATTTTTAATAGTTTTTCCAGCTGCTCTTCAGTTGCTTGGATTTCTAATTTTGGAATAAACAAATCGATAATATTTGTAGCAAGACGTTTATAATCCTTTTTGGGTACAGGAAAATCACCATGACTACTACTTGCCTCAATATCATAACTACATATTTTATAAGGAACACGAGTCTCTTTTTCATTTTGAGGAGTTAGATTGTGAATCGAGCATACATATTCAACGGTGCATGTTGTTGCTTTTATTGAAAGCTTACATACTTGATTGGTTTTAAATGAGACCCATCCAGATGGACTTATATTATGAATATGAAATGACCGCAATAAAGGTAGTAAGTTACTTTCATATAGCTCGAGTTTTGTACTTTCAAAATAATAGTCAATTAATGTTTTTCGAATAAATTCACCTTTTTCATTATTTTCAAAGATATACCATAAATGCTTTACTCGTTTCATAGCAGACATATTTGTAAAACTGATTTTAATAAATTTGTGTAGTTTTCCTCCTGAAAATCCATATAACTTGTAGTGATCAACCAATTCACATGATACGATGGCTTCTTTTACTTTAACACTAAGTGTTTTTTTCTTTTTCAGATGATGCATGAATTTCTTAACTTTGTAATCTGTCCAATCATTTGAAACTTTAATATAAAAGAATGGTAAATAATCCTTTACATATAAGCAACAAGTATCTCCTTTTTCATTAATACCAAACATTTGTATTAAAAATACATTTTCTCCTTGATTGCTTTCTACACTATCGTCGCTTCCATCATCGCTACTGTTGTCATCGCTTCCATCGCTTCCATTACTTGTTTCGTTTACAACACCATCATAAACGTGAAAATCAAATAAACGAAAGCTTTTATTAATAGTTGGTTTCTTTTTCATATTGTACGTATTAAAATATTTTTATACTAATTTAATATATGTATTAAAAATCAATTTTCTTACTATTATGCTTTGGTAATAGTAAGAATCAAATTATATACTGCTGTTTAATAGTGTGGTTGCAAAATCTATAAATGATTTTTCATCTCTTCCACCGTTATATTGATACACTTTTCCTCCTTTGATTCCACCCATAGTAGGGTAACCCGTAATTGGAATTTGATTTCTATTAATAGCATACCTATTTTCTAAATTTTGCAAACCTATGTCTTGATCAGAATGTTCAATTTCCTCTATACTATATCTGGAAGGGTATCTCATGTGTAATTGTTCTTTCATAGAATTCCATGCTGGTTTCATATGACTACAATGAGGACACCATTTAGCATAAATTAAAAACACTACTACTTTTTGCTGTTCTTTTTTCGGTTTTGCTTGTGTTTTTGATTTTTTTGATTTTGCTTGTGTTTTTTTTTGCTTTGCTGGTGTTTTTGATTTAGTAGCCTTTTTCGTTTTCGCATTATTTTTTTTAGTTTTGGTCTTTTTATCTTTTTTGTTGGTTTTAGGTGGCATTATATATATATTATAGATATTTCATTTCCTAAATATATTATCCTTTGTAAATATATAATGAGTAACTTGAAACAATTGAATTATATATTTCTATTTTTTCTTATAATTGTATTTTTAATAGGTCTTTATGTTACCATGTATTATGGGAGTCCATCGACGCAAGAAAATATGGAAGGAGCGGATGAATGTCCCGATTTTTTGGTAAAAGAAGGTAACATATTAATGTTATACAACACAAAGAAACCCCAAGGACCAAAGAATCCAATTCCATTTTTTAATTTAGATGAATATATAAATTATGTTGAAATTCAAAAACGCAAGGGAAAGAATTGTCCTGTTTTATATTTACAAGAAGAAGTAAATACACAGGGAAAAACAGTAATGCGTATACGTCCTAATCCTTTTGATCAAGAAGGAGGCTTACCTACTGATTTTACTACAAACGCGAATGTTGTTGAAGAATCAGACGCATCAAGAGATAATCCTCCATATAATCAAGATATGTATCCTAGTTTTGATCCCTTAAATATGTTTATCGGTGAATATACAAACTTGGATGCAGTTCATGACATGACAGGGAAAAACAAAATAAGTGATAATCCGATGGACTCAAATTGGGCTGGAATTACTTACACAAATCAGATGGTAGATAGTGGAAAGTACGCAAAACGTGAGATTACTAAACCTACACTATTTAATCCTAAAGTAGTTCATTATAAGGATATTAAACACCCAGAGGGACCACCTAAAGACTTTTTATAAATATTTATAAAGCTATAAATACTTATTTCTTAGATTTATCACAAGTTCCATAAAAGTAACAAATAGAACAATCTTTCTTATTTAATTCAGTATATGGTAAAATCTTTGTTTTATTTGTTTTATTTGTTTTATTTGTTGGTACAACAGTATCCATCTCTTCGGGAAGTACAGATCTGTCTCGTTTTTTTTTAAACATAAAGTTAATACAATTAAGCATAAAGTATTTATATGATTAGTGTAAACATAATATTTTATTTAGTAGAATATTATAATGAACGCGATTAAGAATCAATATGCGTATGTGCTAAAATCTATTAAAAAGGATACTACACTTATACCAAAAGTATCTTATTTGAATGGAAAAACATATATTGTTTCAGGTGCTTCACGTGGCATAGGATTCAATATAGCGAAAAAACTAGTTAAAAAAGGTGCGAATGTAACGATTGTTGGTAAAACTACTACATATAATCCTAAATTAGAAGGCACCATTTTTACCGCGTTGGAAGATTTACAAAAACTAGCTAATAAAAATAAAGTGTTAGGATTTTCTTGTGATATTCGTAAATCAAATGAAATAGATATGGTAATAAAAGAAACTTTAAATCATAACCTATCGATTGACGGAGTTGTGCTGAATGCAAGTGCGTTGTGTTTAAATGATACATTAAAACAAACTGAAAAAGAAGTTGCTTTGATGAGCTCTGTCAATATTAATGGAACGTATTTGTTTGGACAAAAGTGTTTGCAACATATGCATAAAAACAAGGAAGGGCATATAATCTTGATAGCTCCACCTATTGATATGCTTTATACAGATGATTGGTGGACAAATCATTTTTTTTATAGTATGTCGAAATTTAACATGTCTTTAATGGGAAAATACTGGAATAAAGAATTTTCGAATATTGGTGTTAATACACTCTGGCCACGTACGACAATTAACACAGCTCCTGTCAAGAATTTATTGGGTGGAGAAGAAATGATGAATATTTCTCGTACTACAGATATAATGGGCGATGCTGCCTATCATATTATGTGTAGTGATCCATTACTGTGTAACGGTAAAAACTTTATCGATGACGAAGTATTGGCTTCTCTAGATAAAGATGTAGAAAAATACAGAGTTAATCCGAAAATTAAAGAAAAAGATTTAATGCCTGATTTCTTTTGTTAAAATAAAAAATTGATATGAACTAATTCAATTATATTATGTAAATCATCATGTATTCGGTATTCGTTTTTGTTGCAATTCTTTCTATTACATTTGCTAATGAGCAAATGATGAGGTATAATACTCGTTATAGTATTTCAAAGCCCCATTATTTATCTATTACTGGGCCACTCCATAGTAATCCAAAATATATTCCAAGAGCAGATTTTTCCTATGAAATCCCCAAAGAAGTTTATAGAAAGGTGTTTACTCATAATATTCCTTATAAAAAGCGCAAGTAAATAATAAATTGTACAAATTATAAAAGATATATAAATATTTTTTATTTTAAAAAATTGATCATCTATAAAAAAATATAAGAATACAATCATAATTATGACATCAATAATAAGTGAGGATTGTTATTACACATATAAAGGAGTTCATTATTCAGTCTATTTTCCTATTATATGGGCGATGAATAATAAGGTGTTAACCGGACGTGAATGTTCAAATTGCTATACTTATTCTACACAGGAAAATAAGAATAAAGAAAAAGTATTTATGGGATATTGTAAAAATTGTAACCATTATTGTTATAATGGAGAAAGAATAGAATACTCAAATTATATTGATATACATGAAGATACAGATGATGATCATGACATTAGTGATTATTATTATCAGGAAAATCCATATTTTCGAGATGGTTATGATTCCTATTAACGAATATGTTTGTGCATTTGATCAAAATAGCGATGATTATAATGATGATCTTTTATTTTTGCAGGTTCGAAATAAATAATGTTTAATATTTCAGGATCTTCTTTTCTGACATATTTGATAATAAAGTCTTTCAAGTTATTTTGAGGTTTATAAAGGTTTAAAAAATAGTTCGCGTATGGGTGCTTTTTTACTTTGTTCATCATTTCTTCCACCCTTTCTTGTTTAACATTTATGCATGCAGTTTTAATGAGTTGTGATTTCCAGTCAACTACTGTATCGATCGAAATGTCTTTTATTTTTTCAATATCATATAGCAACGAGCGAATATAGTAATCTTTATCTTCTACAGTAAATTCTTTATGTACAAGATCTATCCCAACACTCAACATATATTTCTTGACCAAATCGATTTCTTCTTTTTTCACTTTATCAATCATTATTGTTCTGCCATGTTCGGTTTCAATCTGTTGATGATCAGTTGTATATGCAATACCATTAATAAATATTTTTTTGAATTGTTCAAATAAATAATAATAATCATGAATTTTATCTGGATTATCAAAGTTTAAATTATAAGAAAACGGATTTTGTGCCGGTTTTGTAAATAGTTTTTCTAAAGTTAATTCAACTTCATTTTCAATCATTATACTATTATGTATTATTCTTTTTTTAATAAAAATTTTTGAATGTTTTCAATACACGTTTTGTTTAATTTTCTAGTTTTTCCCTTGCTTTCATATTGAATATTTTTTAATATTTCTGGGTTCGATTGTAATTCTTGATAGAAAGAAGCAAAATCAGAAAAATCTTTCATAATTGCGATAGCAGTAGTTGAGCTGATACCAGGAATTTGACATAACATTATTTCACCCATGTTTTCGACTGTAATATTGTCTTTCTTTGCTTTTTTAACAACTGTACAATAATTCAATTCATTTTCTACTTCTGTGTTTTCAACATTTTGATCTTTGAATATTTTTTGAAAAGGAGAAGTTAGATAATAAGGAACTTTCCCTTTTCCAAAATCTCGTTCTATTTTTTCTGAAATAAATAAAATCCATTCAGCTGTTTCATTCACTCTAGATGTACGATGTATACTAAAACCTTTGAAATAGTGTAAAGAAGTCATAGCAGAATAAATAATTTTTTTCTCTAAATTTGATTTTAAATCTGAAAACATGCCCTCTAAAAGATAAACAACAGAATGGGGTATATAAGAGCCAGTATTAAGTATTCGATAAGATTGTTCTTCGTATCGTCCATCTTTGATAGAAGATAGTAAATCTGGAAATGTTTTTCTTTCTATCAATAAAACATGTTTATCGTCGTCTGTTTGTATAACAATATCACCCAATTCAAGTGATTCTTTAGATAATATGATACAAGTTGGTGTTTGTTGAGAACGTAAAAGCATACTACATTTTTCGTAAAGATCGTTTTCACGAATATCAATAATTACTTTCATTAAAATAATATAATAATTTTGTATTATATTGTTTTTTTGTTAATTACTTAGACTATTCTAAAGTAGGTATTTCCGCTAGTGCTAGAAATAGGCTTGCTAATATTTGTTGTAGCAGAAAGAGGCATAGTCATATTAACACCATAGCTTGTGCGTCCGTGGAAAGCAATAGATGTCCATGAATCACGTAAATGTTTGGGTAATCCGGCTTTTTTATCTCCTCCGCCTTGATTTTGATTAGTAATACTGCTAATAGAGCTTGTTTTCTTAGTTGTGCTTAGAACCATTATATATTAACTAAATATATTTTATTTTGGAACAAGTTAAAAAATTGAAATGTAAATAATATATTAGTTCTAAATAAATCATGAATCTCGACGAAGATATACGTATAGAAACAAATGCTCAGGGTGAAGAAACCTATATTTTTGATCCCTATAATCCCCTAAATAAACTAATTGGCGATGAGGATATTTTAAATATTCTAAAAAAATATAATATTGATGTACCAATCTATAATTATGAATTGTATAAACGTGCATTTATACATCGATCATATGTAAAACGACCTAATCAAGAAAACGAATTAAATAATATTGTTATTGTTGAAAAACCGAATAATTGTTTACCCTTACATAGTAAATCGAATGAAAGACTAGAGTTTGTAGGTGACGGTATATTAGAGTGTATAACGAAATATTATTTGTATAGACGATTTCCTAAAGAAAATGAAGGATTTATGACAGAAAAAAAAATCGCACTTGTGAAAAATGAATCTATTGGGCGTATTGCATACGAAATGGGTTTGCATAATTGGCTTGTGTTATCAAAACATGCTGAAAGCAAATTGATTCGTACTAATCTAAAAAAGCTGGGGTGCTTGTTTGAATCGTTTATAGGCGCGATGTTTTTAGATTTCAATAAAATGTCTGTAAAAGATGATGATAAGTGGTTTGAAAATTTGTTTGTTACAGGTCCAGGATTTCAAATGGTACAAGTATTTGTAGAGGCGATTTTTGAGAAGCATGTAGATTGGATGAATTTGATTCGAAACGATGATAATTATAAGAATATTTTACAAGTGAAAATCCAAAAAGAGTTTAAGGTCACTCCTGAATACATGGAAGTAGATGTGCATGATGCAGAAAATGGATATAGAATGGGTGTTTATTTGTGTTTGGGACAACCAATACACAGCGTAAAACATCACGATTCTGTTCCATTAACTGACTTTTCGAATTATGAAGATATACATCAATATATGTCTGAACATGGAAAAATACTAGTATTTTTGGGAGAAGGATTACATAAAATTAAGAAGAAAGCTGAGCAAGTAGCATGTGAAGAAGCTATACAAAAACTAAATACATTCTGAATTTAATCTTCATGAGGAACCAATTTTTTTAATTTATTGTAAATATATTCGGAGACCCACATTTTATACGCTGGATCATGTTGTCCGAATGAATCTCTTCTATTTAAAAATGATGTATACGGTTCATGATAATACATAAGATGTTCATAGAAATCAGCAGGTCTTTCTATCATAGTTTTAAATTTAAACCAATATACATCACTATTCTCTGTTTCTGGGTTTGGGTTATTAATAATATTATTTAATCGAACATATTCAATATGAAAAGTTGTACTCCAACTACTACTATCTGGATATTGAAGCAGTATAGTTTCACTCATTAATGCTGACATGATATTTTTATTTTTGATCATTTCTTGAGAAATACACTTAAGATCTTTAAAATCAAGGTTTTCCTTATATTCTAAGTTATCTTGACTAAGTGTATCTTCTTTATGATAGATGCTAACTGCGTTGGTGCGCTTTGTGAAATAGTTGATATCGTTTTGGCTTAACATGATTGGTATTGTTTATTTATTTAATTAGGTAATTTAAATATCAATTTTTTATTATAATATTTTAATAAAATATGGGAATTGAGTTAGAACGGATTTCACAGGAATTAAAATGATTTATTATGTAAATACGTTATAAAATAAATCATTTAAAAAAAAATCACATTTTAATTAATGGGAAATTATTTTTCTTTATTTGAAGAGTCTGACTCACTAACTCATATATGTCCTTTGTGTGATGAGGGTATAATTAAAAAAAAATATATATATAATGATATGGAGTGTTTCCAATGTAAAAAACGTTGTGCTTCATATTATCATCCTGAATGTTGGCGTAACTATATGGATACGTTTCTAAGTAAGAAAGATTATTTCATTTGTTATAGATGTAAAAATAGTAGTCAGGTATAAACAATATATAAAAAGTATTAAACGTTTGGTGCTATTACTAATAGTATATATCTATGAAATGGTCACGTACTCATCAGCGAATGTTATCTGTATTGGAGGTGCCATTAATACAAGAAAAGAAAAAAGGATTTTCTTATTATATTTGTTGGTTTTGTAACAGAAAGACGCGATATACTTAATAAGTACCATATTCATCAAATAATACAATTGGTAAATGTCTATTTACATAATAGGCGCGACCATATTGATCCCATTCAACTTGTAAAACTCTAATTTCGACCCCATTTTTATAAGCTTTTTGTACAGCTTCTTTATATGTTAAGTCAATATTAGATGGTTGAAATTGCTTTACATCTGTTCGTGGAACAACGAAACATAGAATTGCTCTATAATCGGTTGTTAAAACCATTTCTTCAAGTTCTTGAATATGTTTTAATGCACGTGGACTAACAACATCGGTACTCTTTTTACGATATCCATCAGGAAAGTAAGCGATTTTTTGATCAAATATACCCTCTTCTATTTCTTTTTTATATTTTTTTCTTTCTTTTTTTGGTACATCTACGTAATCAGCTAGAGGAACATTTTTAATTTCTAAATAAAATGTTCTGCCGTCTTTATCTATTCCTGAAAAATCAAACCGGGAATTTAAATAGGTCACTTCTTTTTTAAACGATTGAACATCTTTTAAAAAGGGCAAACAGTTTTTTTCTAATGCATGAAATGCACTATATTCCGCTAACTTGGGATTGATTCCAATATATATAGTATGTCCTTTTTCTTGAAATTTTGCTAATTCTACACGATGACTACATTTTGTTTTTTTACTTTCTAATTGCGTAAGCACAACAGTCGCATCTTTGTCAGCTAGTCCACAACAACCAAGTGATGGGCTATGGCCAAGTATTTCTTCGGTATGATCATCAAGTATGACATCAGCTACGTAAGGAGTCTTGCATAGTTTAGAAGGTCTCTTGATGATCTTTCCTTCAAGTGGTGTATTAAGTTGAAATAGTTCCATTTTTTATTAATTAACTTGATATAATAAAATTTTTATCAATTTTATGTTACAAATAGATTAAATATATATTTTGTAAGAATATAATATATTATGGAACATAGAACATTTCAACCTTTAGTTACTTTGGCAACAAAACCTAATGCTGAAAATTATAATCCTATTAAAATAAAGATTGGTTCAGATGATAAAGGTGATAATAAATTAGAAAGAAAAAGGGTACTAGAGAAAATTAAAAAGAACTTTGTAGTTCAAGATAAAAGATTAATTTCCGATAAAGAAGAAAAACCGAAAGTTCCGGTAATTACGAATAAAAAGATTGTTTTGAAAAATACAGATTATGTTATTCCGGAAGAAAAAGAAGAGGCTGAAGAAAAACAAGAAAAGGCTGAAGAGAAAGAAGAGGCTGAAGAGAAACAAGAAGAGGCTGAAGAGAAAGAAGAAAAGGCTGAAGAGAAACAAGAAGAGGCTGAAGAGAAACAAGAAGAGGCTGAAGAAGATGAAATAATAGATCTAGAAGAAAGTGTTGAAGTAAAGGAAAATGAAGAAAATTTAGAAGATGATCTCGAAAGGATTGTGCAAGAATTAGAAAAAGATGAAGTTGGAAAAAAGAAACCTAAAAAATCAAAAGAAGAAAAAGAGTTTGAAGAAAAAATAGAAGAAGGATTACCTCAACCCAAAGAAAAAATAATTGTAAAAGCTTCAAGTTATTACATGCATAACAGGCGAATTTTTATTAATAAATTAACAAATCTATTTATGCCTTTCAGTAAAGAATTAAAAGATAATAAAAATCTTGTTAGTTGTGATTTAAAAGATATGACTGCTGATTTCGATTTATTAACGCATCAAAAAGTAGTGCGCGATTACTTAAATTTATATAGTCCTTATCGAGGTTTATTAATTTATCATGGATTGGGATCCGGTAAAACATGTACATCTATTGCTATGGCAGAAGGTATGAAATCAAATAAGCGTGTATTTGTCATGACTCCTGCTTCTTTAAAAATGAATTTTTTTAGTGAAATGAAAAAATGTGGTGATGCACTTTATAAAAAAAATCAATATTGGAGTTTTTTCGATACAGAGGGAAGTCCAGATTATGTAATAGGTGTATTAGCAAGAGCGTTAAACTTAGATCATGAATTTATTAACAAGAAAAAAAGCAATCAAAAACGAGGTGTTTGGTTAATAAATGTAAATAAAGAACCAAACTTTGTAGATTTAACAACCGATGAACAATTGCAGATTGATACACAACTGAATGAAATGATCCGTAATAAATATTTTGATATCAATTATAATGGTTTAAATATGAAAAAGTTGGAATTGATTACAAATAATTTTCAAAGAAATCCTTTCGATAACTGTGTTGTGTTGATCGATGAAGCACATAATTTCGTAAGCCGTATTGTCAATAAGTTAAAGAAAAAAGATACAATTCCCTATATGCTGTATAATTATTTAATGAATGCCGAGAATGCCAAGGTTATTTTGTTATCTGGCACACCTATTATTAATTATCCTAACGAACTGGGCGTACTTTTTAATATATTGCGAGGAAATGTGCAATCGTTCTCGATACCCATCACATGGCAAAGAAGTAATAATGCAAATCAACAAAAGATGAATGAAGAATTTATTATGAAAAAATTAGAAGCAGCAAAAATTAAGAATTACGATTATGTTAATTATAGCAACGATACTTTACAAATTACGCGAAATCCTTTTGGTTTTATTAATGTGAAAAAACGAGGCGTAGCAAAAGGCACTACACGTAAAAAGGGAGGAAAGGCAAAAAATAACAAAACGAAGAAGCAAGGACTCGATTTTGCAAGAGAATTATTATATACTAAGGAAAATACAAAGGACGAAGAAGAAAGTATTGATGCAAATATTCCTCATTTGATGAATCCGTATTACGGAGGTGCAAATGAAATTATGAACAAATACAACGGTGTAAAACATGATGATGCAGGTAATGTTGATCAAGAAACCTTTTTAAATAATGTTGTTGAAGCGCTAGAAAAGAAAGATCAGAATGGTACAATTAAAGTTTCTAAAAAGGATATTGTTAAAAATAAATATATTACTCTACCTGATGATACAGATGGGTTTATAAATATGTTTATAAATACAGAAACTGCTCAACTTAAGAATGTGAATGTATTTCAAAAACGTATATTGGGATTAACTTCTTATTTCAGAAGTGCCCAAGAAGAATTATTACCTGAACTCTTAAAAACAGAAGATGGAAATACTTATTTTATTGAAAAAACAGATTTTTCTGACTATCAATTTGATGAATATCAAAAAATACGTAAATTAGAAGCAGACAAAACCGAAAAAATGAACAAAGCAAAAAGAATGAAGAAGAAAAATGATGATAGTGAAAATATTTTTGGTGTTGCATCTACTTACCGAGTATTTTCAAGAGCTTATTGTAATTATGTATTTCCCCATGAAATTAAGACTGCTTTGAAGACGGAAGAAGAGTTAAAGAATGAACAATTATCAGAAAATTTATTTGATGAACAATTTAATAACTCTGAAGTAGTGAAAAAAGCAGTTGCTATTTTAGATTCTGAAAAAGATGGTGTTAAACAATATTTAACAACTGATCGATTACAAGAGACTAGTCCTAAATTTTTAAGATTGTTGCAAAATGTACAGTCACTTGACCACGAAGGATTGCATTTAATATACAGTCATTTTAGAACTATATATGGTATTGGTGTGTTTAGATTAGTATTAATGGCGAATGGTTTTGCTGAATTCAAGTTAAAGAAAAACGGAAGTAGTTTTACTTATGAAGAAGATGAAGAAAATGCATCAAAGCCAAAATTTGTTTTATATACTGGTACAGAATCAGCAGAAGAAAAAGAAATCATCAGAAATATTTATAATGGAAACTGGGATTATGTTCCTTTACAAATATCAGAAAAATTAAAAACAATTGCTCAAAATAATAATAATGGGGAAATAATCAAAATTATGATGATTACCGCATCAGGAGCAGAGGGTATTAATTTAAGAAATACTCGTTATGTTCATATTGTTGAACCCTATTGGCATAATGTGCGTTTAGAACAAGTGATTGGCAGAGCACGAAGAATTTGTAGTCATCAAGAACTTCCAGAAGAAAAACGAAATGTAAAAGTATTCTTGTATATGAGTACATTAAGTGAACAACAAAGAAAAGACAAAAACAATATTGAGTTAACTATCCGCGATATAAGCCGATTGGATAAGAAAACGGTTGTTTCTACAGATGAAACCCTTTTTGAAATAGCTAATATTAAACAAAAAATCAATAATCAATTATTAAAGTCTATCAAAGAATCTGCGATTGATTGCAATTTATATAAAGAAAGCAATAAACAAGAAGACTTGGTTTGTTATGGATACGGAAAAGTTGAATCAAATATGTTTTCTTCTTATCCTAATCTTAAGGATGATTTGACAAGCAAAGATGATGATCAAGTAAGAATGTTAACATGGGAACCAGTAAAAGCAACAATAAATGGTGTCGAATATGCTTGGAATCAAGACACGCAAGAATTGTATGATTATGAAAGTTACATAGAGGCTCAAAAAGGAAACGGTGAATTATTGTATATTGGTAAGTTAGTTAAACAGAATAGTAACTATAGAATTGTAAAAAATGAATAATAAATTGATAATTGATTGAATTTATTATTTAAAATGTTTTAGTTACATGCGCCTCTCCAGCTATTATATAATAATATGTATCTGTATCATCAGTACTAGTGAGAGATGTACCATCTGTAAATATGACTTTTATTTTAGGCTTTATTGTTTGATTTGTTCTTGGATCTACATAAGAAGCCGTTCTCAATATTTGATTAATTTTTCTATTTTCTATATTTCCAGCTGAATCTGAAGCAAAGGTAGTTGCAGCTGAATCGGTATAGATTGACATCTTAACGCCCGAATACGAACCTGTCTTAAATAAATCAGTCATACTTGTGTTCAATATTGTGTGATTTGCAGTATTTAATTGTGTTGTCATTATAATATAACTAAATATTTTATATATAAAAGGAAATGTTTCCTAAATGAATTATGTTTTTTATTGTATTAGTCAAAATATATATTTTATTAATTAAAATATAAAAACATAATGGTTGAATATTTATAATTATATTTTTTGGATTATGAACGAAGAGAATAATGTATTGACTATAAAAACTGTACAAATACAGCCTATTCGTAACATGATAACAGCTATTAAAGATATATTAACAGATGCCACAATCACATTTACAAAGGATGGAATGAAGATTATAAATTTTGATAAAACTCATACAATTTTGGTGAATGTAAATTTAAAATCAAATCGGTTTGAACAATATGATTGTTTGCCCGATAAAATTATCGTATGTGCTAATACGTTACATTTATTTAAAGTGATTTCTACCATGTCGAATGATGATACACTATCTATGTATATTGACAAAGCTGATTACCATGATGGTATAGTTTCTTTCTTAGGATTGCAATATGATAATGGCGATATTAAACAATGTTATAGTCAAAAATTGAGATTGATTGAACCTGATATGGAAGAATTGGTTGTTCCTGATGTGGAATATTCAACTGTGATCAATTTACCTACTTCCGACTTTCAAAAAATCATTCGTGATTTAAATGGAATATCAGATCGTATTGAAATTAAATCGGTAGGAAATGATTTGATTTTTTCTTGTGAGGGAACATTTGCCAGTAGTCGTATATTCCGTTCAGAATCTGATGGATATATGAATTTTATTCAAAAATCGAATGCTTCTGTCATTACTCAAGGAGAATTTTCATTAAAAAGTTTGAGCCATTTTATTAAATGTACTCCGTTGTGTAGTCATTTAGAAATGTATTTGGGGAATGATTTACCTCTTATAGTGAAATATGATGTTGCTTCTTTGGGTGAAATTAAATTGTGTTTGGCTCCTCTTCCTCCTAGTTAAATAATGGTGATTTTTTGTTCGCTTACACTAACTGTTCCAATAGGCGTTGACTTTGTTACGTTTTGTATTTCAGAGTAAATAATAGAAACTCCTTTTTTTGATTTGCTTTTGCTGTTTTCTTTACAAATGACTGCTCCTTGTGTAATAATTTGTCTTTTTTGCTTTTTATCAAGTTTTATATCTGGTATTTGGGCAACTACATGAGAAGAAGAGTCGTCGGCTAAATGAAACCATATATCATTTGGTTCTGAATTATCAATAATAGTAAAATTATCTTCGGCATTTTGTCCAATACTAAATTGAACCTCTTTTTTTAGAGAAGGAATATATTTAGTTTGGAACTTCATATTTTAATATATTATGCATATATTAAAATAATCAATTTTATGTTGCACATTTATGAAGTACTTATTGGAGGTGCTATCATAATTGTAGCATGTTTTTATATTCTATTTCGTTTGATTGATACAAGTTATGTAAACAATCCTTTTTTTTCAAAACGTAGTTTTCCTGAGTTACATAGTTTAGGCAGTAAAATATTTGGAAGTCAAGACAAACTAAAAAATGAATTATAATAATTATATGTTTAATAATTTTATTGATATAATATATAATGTTTAAAAGTATATTTGGTGATAAATGCGAAAAAAAGAACAAAAATGATCTTTGGAACCATCTAAATAGCATACCTGATAACACCAAGAAGCTTAAATTTCTTCTTCCTAAACATGAAGTAGTACCCCCCTTTAAAAGAGCGGATATAGAACAACTTGTAAAGTATAAGAATTATAAAGAATGTCCTGATGATGTAAATCTTGAAGCAGCAAAATTAGTTATCGCACATGAAAACGCAATTGCCGAAATAGCTAAATTTGGGGAAGAACAAGGATCAGATATACCGAACGGCCAATATCCTAATTATAAAAACTCGCAATTAGCAAGCGAAGACTTTATTATAGAAAAAATACAAGAAAAACAAGAAAAACAACCAACAGCTGGAGGTAAAAAGAGAAAATACAAGAGAAAGACAAACAAGAGAAAAACAAACAAAAGAAAGACAAACAAGAGAAAGACATACAAGAAAAAAACAAAGAAATAATTATGAATTAACTATTGGAATGTGATTATTTATTTATTCATTATTTTTATAAATAAATAGTATAAAATGTTTACAATATTGATATTATGAATATTGAACACGTCGATATATGCGTTGGATTAGCTTGGGGAGATGAAGGAAAAGGAAAGATCGTTTCAGAGCTATCGAAAGCAAAAGAATATGATTTTGTATGTAGATGGTCGGGTGGAAATAATGCAGGTCATACCATTTATGTAAATAATAATAAATATTCTACACATTTAATACCGTCAGGAGTTTTTCATGGAATAAAATCGATTATAGGTCCTGGCTGTGTGGTGAATGAAAAATCATTTTTTGAAGAAATTCATTATCTCCAAGAAAATGGATTTGATACAAGCTTAATAAAAATATCACCAAAGGCACATATTGTAACAAGTCATCATATTGAAAAAGATAAACAAAAATATAATAAATTATTAGGAACTACTGCAAGAGGTATTGGTCCTTGTTATTCACATAAATATGCTAGAAAGGGAACACGTGTAATGAATGTAAAGGAATCATTTGCTGATTTTATATGGGATGAAAAATTATACGGAAAAGTATTGTGTGAAGGTGCGCAAGGATTTTGGTTAGATGTAGATTACGGAAATTATCCATATGTTACAAGTAGTAATTGTTTACCATATAGTGCGTGTAATCTTGGATTTCCACCACAAAAAATAAGAAAAATATATGGAGCAGTTAAAATATATGATACACGTGTTGGAACCGATCCAGATTTTCCAGATGATTTACTTTGTAATCAGGAATTAATGACGTTGGCAACAGAAGGAAACGAATATGGTACAACTACAAATCGATTGCGAAATGTAAATTATCTTAATTTGGATAAACTGATTACTGCAATAGAAATATCAGGAACAACAGATTTAATTATTTCAAAAGTTGATATATTGGAAAAAACAAATATTTATAGGTATTATTATCAAGATGAATTGCATACTTGTGAAACGATTGACACTATGAAACAGGAGATTGAAACAATAGTAACATCACAAAATACTTTATTGGATACAATCATATTTTCGAGTCATCCAGAAAAAATTTAATTACTTTATTTTTATTAACGAATATATTAATAAAAATTTAGAATTCGGGTTCATGTTTTTTAAACAAACATCCCTGTTTTGACAAATTTGGCAAATTTGTAATTATATTTGGATCTTGGTAATCAGACGTTGATAACCATATTTTTATAATGCAAAAATTTTTCTTAGGTGAAATAGTAATACCATTCACATATTTACATAATTCAGTATCGGTACATATAGTTTCTCCGCATACCAAATAAAACAATTTTTTCCATACATCAGGAACAAATTTATTGCTTACTTTATAGGAGAAACATCCACCATGACGATTTTTAGGATCTTCCCACATAGGCGTAATACCTTCCCTCATAACAAATAACATACAATTTTTGATAACATTTTCATGAATAGTATCGTTCAAAGAAACAACACTTTCAATATTTTCAATCTCATTCATAATTGCTGTATAACTGGATAAACTCCAGTTGTTGTCGTGTGGTAAATGGTAATACAAATTCCATTTACCATTCAGGGGTTGATATGAAGATGGAAGACATGCAGGTTCCATTTGGCTCACGCTCATATATTTATACTATAAAAAACTTTATATACTTTTTATTTTTTTTTTGATTTTACTTCATAACCATCTTTTGTTATGACTATATAGTCTTCATTCGTTAATGTAATTTGATTAATATCTGAATCCATAATATTAATTTCATAATCCAAGTCAAAATTGTAAGGTTTGTTTTGATATTCCAAATACCTCTTTACAAATGTTGCGGAAAAGAGTTCATTATTTTCTAAATAATAACTTTCCGGAAGGTTCATATCAATACTAACCTTATTATTAGGCTCGATGTAAGTAATTTGCAAAAAAGGTTTTTTCACTTTTTCGTTAAATAACATTTTCTCAAAGTTATTATCTTGCAAATCTAAGAATTCACTTCGTACAATATACTGACCTTTGTATGTCATAATAAGTATTTTATAATCACAATATACTGAACTCAACACTTGATAATTAGTGTTAATTTGTTCGTTCAAAAGTTGTTTATTGCATACTAACTCTTCATAATAATCATCATAATTCTCAATCAAATATATATTATCTATATCTGCCTGTAAATAACTAATATTTATCCATAGTTTATGATAAGGCTCTATCTTATATTCAAAAAGTATAGAATGAATGATTTGACTATTGTATTTTGCAACATCTGCTATATGTTTTAAAAAAGGCGAGGATTTATATAAAAAATTAAAGAAAATCATAACATCTACGTAAAGAGCGTTTATAAAAAACATAAATCCAATCAACGTATCACATACTTTATTTTTGAAAAAGCTAAACTTGGAAGCTGCTAACACATTAGACGATTTGTTTGACATATACATTAAATAAAAGCACTATTTTTAAATATTTTTTTAAAAATATGATAAGTATAAGAAATATAAATATAAATTACTTTTATAATTATGAGATTATTAGTAAGTTTTATATGTTTTCTTTTTGCAACTGCATTTAAGCCGACATTTTTTTCATTATACCAGAATAAAGTCATGGATCGGTCAATTTTGATTGGAAATAAAAAAGAATGTGATGTTTTTGTTATTGTGTTTCCAGGCTATGATAAGATACCTCAATCTTATGTAAATATTTGTAATAAAGTGCAAGACAAAGCACAATCGAAAAATACGGATGTGCAATTTTTGATTATTGATTATTTATTGAATCTGCCATTTAAGGGAGAAGAACAGAGTGAACTAATTACCAAACGTGCGTTGAAATATTTAAAAGAAAAAGATATCAATTTTGAGAAACTGTATTTTATGGGACATTCTGCAGGCGGATATTTTTGTATTCCACTAGTTAAAAAATACGGAGATGGATTTATTCAAATGGGTAGTGTGTTGAATTCTGAAAGTGTATTGCCATGGAAATCTGAAAAAATAAGTACTTTTGAGAAACCTGTATTGACACTATTGGGTGAAAAGGATGGTTTCACAAATCCATTTTTGGCATGTAATGAATTTTCTGATTTAGATAAAGCGGAAACGGCTGGATTAAATTTTAATAAAAGCATCATTATAGAAAAAGATGTTGATCATTTGCAAATGTGTGATGGGATTTTAAGTAAATCGGCTAAGATATTTGAAAAGAAAAATATTAAATCTGCTATTCCTTTAGAAGAAGCACATGAGCGTCTTTCAAATACAATTGCTAATTTTATTACGTGGGAATATAATGAAACAAGTTATCACGAATTATATGAGAAACTAATATATAGTAAAAAGGCAATTGACGACTATAACGCACTCAAGAATGAAAGTGACTTTTATGTAAGAAAATTACAATATGATATTGTAAATACAAATTATTTTGTTCCCATTTCTATTAAAACACATAAGATAGATAATTTAAATGATTTTATTACATGCAAACCAAAAATATCTGATCAAGGAGTAGTTAATATTTATTACAGACTTGAATCTATTTATAGTCCATTAAATCCATATTATTCAAAAACCTTGGCAATTAAAATGAAGAATCAAAATGCGATCCGTAAAAGTGGATTTTATAAAGATGCATCATTTGGAGTATCCACAACTGCGGGTATTATTAACCGAAAAATTATGACTTCCGTTTTAAAAAAAATAAATAAACAAATAAGTGATGTAAATGTCATTTTTATTCCTGATAAAATCTATTCTGACTTACCTTATACATCAATTGATTGGATTCAGAGTAGTGTATCGATTGAGTATGATGAATTTTCAAAGACATTAAGTATAAGAAGTCCTATTTTGTATACAGAAGATACACTTCTCGACCGTTACTCTGGAATGTATTACATGAAAGTATTAACTCCTCAACTGGCACAAGAATTAGTTTCATTCTATTTTAAATAACTTATATAAATATAAATGTTAGTATTATATATATTTATATGACCAAGGGTTTATTTATTTTTCATAGAGATTTAAGAATTAAGGATAATCAGGGCTTGATTGAAGCAAGTAAATTATGTAAAGATTTATATACCTGCTTTATATTTACTCCTGAACAAGTAAGCTCTGCTAACGCGTTTCGATCTAAAAATTCTATTCAGTTCATGATTGAAAGTCTAATGGAATTGGAAAAAGATATTAAAAACGCCGGTGGCAAATTGTGTATATTTTATGGTTCTCAAAAATCAATTGTATCAAAATTGATCGACAAACTGGAATTAGATGGTGTATATTTTAATGAAGATTATAGTCCTTATGCTACAGAACGAACTGAAAATATGAAGGCTTTATGTGAATCGAAAGAAATTGACTGTGAATGTTTCTTTGATTATTATTTATATGAGCCTGGTTCGGTAAAAACAACAACGGGAACATATTTTAAAAAATACACGCCTTTTTATAATGATGTTATATCTCGACCTGTTAAATCTGTATCAAAGATAAACGTAAAAAATTTGGATTCTTTTTCTCATTCTTTTAATTTTGACTTTAGTTTGTCTCAAGCGTTTAAAAAATATGCAAGTAAAAATAGTGATATTTTGGTTCATGGAGGAAGAACATTAGGATTGAAAAAACTACAAGAAGCTAAGAAAAATCAAACTAACTATCAAGCAGATCGTGATAATTTTATTTACAAAACAACACATATGTCTGCTTATTTAAAGTATGGATGTGTTTCAGTAAGAGAAATGTATGAAGGGTTAAAAAGTAATAGTGGTGTTATTCGAGAATTAATATGGCGTGAATTTTTTGCTCATGTTTTGCACGGATATCCTGAAGTAGTAGGTCAATCGTATCAAACAAAATATCGAAAATTAAAGTGGAGTAAAAACAAGGGTCATTTAGAAAAATGGCAAAAAGGAGAGACTGGGTTTCCTATTGTAGATGCATGTATGAGAGAACTTAATACAACTGGATATATGCACAACCGCGGTAGAATGACTACTGCTAGTGTATTAATTAAAGTGTTACTTATTGATTGGAGAGAAGGTGAAAAATATTTTGCCAAAAATCTTACGGATTATGATGTTGCTTCAAATAACGGAAACTGGCAAGGAATTAGTGGAACGGGCGTTGATATGAAACCTTATTTTAGAGATATGAATCCATGGATTCAAAGTAAAAAATTTGATTCAGACGCTGAGTATATTAAAAAATGGGTTCCTGAGTTGGAAGATGTACCTGCGGGTGATATACATAAATGGGATGAAGTATATACAAGTTATTCAAATATAAGATATCCTAGACCAATTGTAGATTATAAAACACAAAAGGAGAAAATGATGGCCATGTATTCTGCATAAATAAAATATGATTATATATAAAGGTGGAAAACAAAAAAGTCTAAAAAGAAAACGAAAAAGTCTAAAAAGAAAACGAAAAAGTCTAAAAAGAAAACGAAAAGGTAAATTAATATATAAAAATCTAATTATATATTAATGACAACACGAAAATACAACAAATCTAAACAATTTAGAAAATCAAAAAAAATACAAAGAGGTGGTGAATTAAAGTTGAATGAGCTTGAAGAGTTAGAAAAAGATTTTGAAAAACTAGGTTATAAATTAGAAAATGGTACATATGTATTAAGAGATGAAACTAAGCCTGCTTTAGACAAAGAGATAACAGACCTTATAACATCTAATTTATTTAAACCCCATAAAATCGACTCTACTGATTTTATAGAAGAAGGAAATTTATTAGATTGCTTTAAATCTGGTGTAAACATAGATGACAAATTAGCAGAAAAATTATTAAAAAATGGTTACAAAGGGTCATTTAAAAATAAATACAATAGATCATTTGAAGATAGTAAAATAACAAACCCAACGCATTTTTTAATAAGAGATACAGAAGATAATTATTATTTTGCTCGTTTTACAAAGTATCATATTATGCAAAGATATGGACCAAGCAACCTATCTCAACCACAATCAGGATGGGAGTATATTAACGGTTTAGTGTGTCGTTTTTTTACTCATAATTTGGAAGAACCAAATGAGAATGATAAATATCTCAGTTTATATGAGAATAATTTGGGTTATCCAGTAATAGAAACTATAGAATATTTCGATAGTTATAATAGAATACGAGAACAAAATGAATTTGATGGGAATATAGAAGAAGCATTACCTGAAATCGATGATGGAAAAAAATCGACGAAAGATGCCTTGTATAATCCTCTCATTAGGGCAGAAATAACAGGTTATGGAGGAAAAAGATCTATACCAAGAAAATATGTGCCAAAAAGATTAAGTAAAAAAGATAAAAAAAAGCAAAAGCAAATGCTTGAGAAATCTAAAACTATGTATAAGAAAAAAAAATATTATACACGAAAGAAAGTAGATTCATATAAATCAAAAACATCACCACATATTTTAAAAGCTCAGAAAATGTATGAAATAGATTCTATTAAACCATCCAAAGAGTTGGCAAATAAAACAGGGTGTACTATAGAATCTTTGGATAAACTAGTAAAAAAAGGTCAAGGAGCGTATTTTAGCTCTGGAAGTAGGCCTAATCAAACAGGTCATTCTTGGGGTATTGCTCGTATGGCAAGTTCAATAACTGGTGGTAAAGCAGCGGCAGTTGATTATAATATATTAGAAGAAGGGTGTAGTGCAAATAGTAAAGCTCTTAGTCTTGCAAAAAAAGCACGTGCCAAACATGGTTATGGACAGCGTAAAGTTCCAAAAACTACATAATAACAAATATTAACTTGTTATTGTGAATTGTATGATGTTTGTTATAGACAAATGGTAATTTAAAATACCGACTTAATAGTTATCATATTCTTTATTTTTACTTAAATACGTATTTACAATTTCATTACCATTTTTAATTTCTTCAATTGCTTCACATAAAGATTTTACCCAATCATAAGTGTCATAAAATACATCTTCTTGTAAAATACGAATAACTGAATATTCGTTATCATTAGCACATTTTTCTTTGTATTTATCATTTTTAAATGTTTCTTCAGGTGAGGTCCAATTACTTACCTGTTTAAAATGTTGTATTCCGTCTAATTCGATAATAATTTTGTGTTCGAGTATACAGAAGTCGAACGGTAGATATCTTTTATTTATACACCAGTCTTGTTTAAATTGAACACTAAGTGAAGGATAGATAGATTTAAGTGCTTCATATAATTTCTTTTCTGTTTTGTTTTTACAATAGCTACAACCTTGTCCGTTGACATGATTATTCGGTTTTATTTCAAAATCATTTTTACATTTAACACAATAAATAATTACCTTAGTATGAGAATTAGTATACACAACCTTTGAATAATCATATTTATCTCCGTGTATTTTTTTAGATTGTTCTATAAACTGTTCGGTAGTAAGTCGTTGACTATTTCCACTCTTCTCATCACGACAAGCCTTACATCCATATCCCCATAAATGATTATTTGGTGTTTGCTTAAAATCTCCATGTCTTTTACACGTAATTAATACATATGTTTTACTATTTATATAAACAACATTTTCATAACCATATACATCACCATGTTTCAATTTACTTTTATTTATAAAATCATCTACATTACTTCGTTGAACATGAGCGCATTTTTGTCTACTACACCGTTTGCAACCATCACCTCTTGATAAATGCTTATTCGGTGTCATTTCAAAATCATTTTTACAATCAACACAAGTAATAATCACCTTGTTACGAGCGATAGTATACACAACCTTTGAATAATCATATTTATCTCCGTGTCTTTCTTTTGCCTTTAAAATAAATTGTTCTTGACTTTGTTTCATTAGTAATAGTTATTTTATTACATATTACTAATGAAAAATTTTTATATTATTTTTATTACTAATTAGCGTTTTAACTCTAATACAAACAATAAATGAAAACAAATACTCATCACAATTTTTATGTTTTCAATTATTAAAATATTGAAATACAAGATAAAAAGAATACTATATAAAAATTAATCAAGTAAAATAATAATGAAACTTGTTATTGATGATATTGAAAAAGCGCAAATATTCAGTATTATTTTTCAACATTTAAAGCATATTTCAGAATATGTTAATTTGTCTTTAAAAGATGATAAGCTGTATATTCAAGCCATGGATAGCTCCAAAATATCTGTATTTGAAGTACATTTGTTATCAAATTTCTTTACAACTTATGATACAGAAGCGAGTGAAGTGATTGGGATTCATGTATCTATTTTGTATAAAATTTTACATATTCGAGATAAAAAACAAAAATTAGAGTTACGTGTAGAAGATGATAAGTTGGCAATCGAATTTACAAGTAATGATCCAACTCTTTTAAATAAATATTTTCAAATCAATTTGATTGATATTGACGAAGAGCTCTTTGCAATTCCAGCGATGCAACCAGATGTTTCTTTGACCATGGATTCAATACAGTTTGGAGAGATTGTGAATCAATTAAATATATTTGACGACACATTAAATATAGATTGTAAAGAAGAAAAGGTAACTTTAGCATCAGAATCATCAGATCAAGGAAATATGAAAGTAGAAATTAGTAAAGAAAATGCAAAAGACTATGAGGTGAATAACGAATTGTCTAGTAGTTATACGCTTAAGCTATTGCATTATATTAGTCTTTATAATAAAATTAGTAGTGAAATTAAACTCGAAATATCAAATGACCAACCATTAAAAATAACATATATGTTAGATAATCAGGATTCACAATTAAATTTCTATTTGGCTCCAAAGATTAGTGATTAAAATTACCTTCTTTTAAATTTTCCAAGTCAATAATAACCATTCTTATTAAATAAATTATATTAATTAAAACATCGGGAAAATAGATTGGTTTATTTTTTAATTCATCTTTAAATTCTTCTAACTTTTTATCGCGTGCTGCAGATTGGATATTTTTTACCATATCATAAATAAATAAACATAGTTTTTCTAATTCTTCGTCATTAAATAAGTCGTATTTGAATCTTTGAATAATAAATTCAATATCAATATATTCCTCGATTTGGCTTTTGAAAGATTTATTGTTAAGTTGCAGTAAAGTATTTCTTACAAATTGCAAAAGTGGTTCAAACCGTGCATATTTTTTTTCATTAAACTCTTGGCAAAATACATCAAAAAATGCTTTGCTGTATTGATTCTCTAATTGTTCTTGATTGATTAACACAGGAGCAACGCTTTTCATTTCATCTACAAAATCTTCTCCACCAATATTTTTGGCAACTTTTACTATTTCGTTTTTTGTTGTTTCAAATACATGTTTTTTGTCATTATCGTCTGTATTGGCCATATCTACACTTAATTGATGATACTCATTAAATAATTCTTCTTTCATAGTATTCAAGTCTCTATTTTTCCATGTTTTGAAATGAATACTGTATCTAACAATATTTTTTTTAATTTCACTTTGATCACTATTTATTAGTGATCTAGAGGTATCAATCAATTGTTTGTTTTCTGGTACATTATAATTTCCTACTGTATCTATTGGAAATCTGTATATCAAAAATGCAGTCAAAAAATCTTTTGGTTTAAGAATCATCGTAGCATGAAGACTTTCTAAATAATTTTTGGCTAAATGGATAATTTCTGTAGACATCATTTTTTGAACAATTTCATTAAAATCGTCAATAGTTAATAGTTCTTGTTTTAAAACGTCCATATAAATTACGAAATATTTTTCATAATTTAAAAAAAAATACAATTTATACATGTACTGTGTTTATTTTTGTTTTTTAAGCTTTTATTCATTTTTATGCGGTAATTGAGTTTCTCCTTTTGCGCGCAGTTGTTCCATCATTCAGTTCGCGAATTCTAGTAGAACGGCGTACTGGTGCATGATTTCTCTCCTCAACAAGATGGGCACGTCTTTGACGAAGATGCTTTCTCTTCTGTTCTAGCAAAGCTTCATCATAAATCTCTTGTTCTCGAACAAGCTTAATATTTTCGTTCTCTTTTTCCATTCTTTCTTTTGAGGCCTCTTTCAACAAGTTTCTATATTGTGTATCAATATTCTTCAACTCTTGCTCCCATTCATCCATTCTTCTTTGCTTAAAATAAGCATTCTTGACAAAATACCTGTTATGGTTATGGACTTCCTTCTTCCACTCTCTGAAAATGACGCGCTCTTCGATACTTGCAAGTGTGATTGGCATATTTAATTATACTATTCAAATAACTAATATCTTTACTTGGGTCTAAAAAAATCAATTTTTTGATATTGAAAACATTTCATTCAATCCAAGAATAAGTGTTACTATTGAGATTAATAATAACTTTTCCTTTGTATTCTTTGATGCAGTTTTTGCAAATAAGATTGAATGATTCACTATCATCGATATAGTAATCAACATCAAACACACTTTTATATTGAAAGATCCTACATCTATTTGTTAACTCTTCGAAATGAATATATTTTTTACATTTATCGCATTTTCCGTATGCAAAATCAAATATATATCGCTGTAGTTCATTAGGTAAATCTATTATTTTCATGGTTATATTATTGAGTAAAATATATAAACATATCTTTTTATCTAAATAAATGCTTAGTTGCAAAAATTTGACCAGATCCTTTGTTGACAACCTTTTAATATTAGCAAAAAGATTAGATAATTATCTCCCGAATGAAAGATTTAAAAATAAAATAATGGTGAATGCTTTTTTTGAACCTAGTACAAGAACTTCTTTATCTTTTGAATCTGCTATGTATAAATTAGGTGGTAAAGTAATTACATTTAATAGAAGTGATTCAAGCTTAACTAAAGGAGAAACATTCGAAGATACTATTAAAACATTAAATAATTATGCCGATATTATGGTATTAAGACATTCACAAAAAAGTTTTTTAGAAAAGGCAAGTGCAATTTCAACAATTCCTGTTATTAATGCTGGAAATGGTGACGGAGAACATCCAACACAAGCATTAATAGATTTGTACACGATTTATAGAAAATTTAATAATATAGAAAATCTTAACTTTCTCTTTATTGGTGATATTAAACACTCTCGAACAATACATTCATTAGTAGATTTATTAAAATTATATCCTACAAATAAAATAAATTTTTTACCATTCAAAGACAGAGAACCCAGTATTGATTATTTATATAATATAGGTATTAGTCATACTCAAATTGTAGAAGATATATGTTTAACAGAAGATGAAGTAGATATTAGTAAGTTTGACGTAGTATATGTTACGCGTTTGCAAAAAGAAAGATCATTTGAGGGAACCGCAGATATAATTGTGAATAAGAAATTTATGGAAGGTTCAAAAGAAGACTGTATTATTATGCATCCTCTTCCAAGAAATGAAGAATTGTCTGCAGATCTTGATGATGATAAAAGATCTGTTTATTTTGATCAAATGAGACTTGGTGTTGAAATGAGAATGGCATTATTAAAATCTATTATTGAGGAAAGTAGTCCTAAAATGTAAATGTGTTATAGTTACTATTAAAAAATCTAGGCTTTCGTATATGGAAGAATATATAGAAGTTCCGCTTCCTAACAAAGAAAAGTTTACAATTTATACAAAATCAGGATGTATATATTGTAATAAAGTGAAAGAATTGTTAAGAAATCAAAATTATCTATTAATAGATTGTGATTCTTTCTTACAAAAAGATAAACTTACTTTTTTAGAGATTATGGAAGAAATTATCGGGTTTTCTTATAAGACATTTCCCATGGTTTTTAAAAATGGTGCTTTTATTGGAGGTTATCAAGAAACAAATAATTTATATAAAAGAATATGATTTATTTCTTATTCGCTTTACTTGAAAATGAAGTTCCACATCCACAACTAGATTGAGCCATAGGATTTTTGAATGTAAACGTTTGACCCATAATATCCTTTTTCCAATCTATTGTAGTATCCCAAACATGCATAATGCTGTGATCACAAATAAATAATGTAAAATCATCTCTTACTACTTTTTCTATGTGTTTATCTGGTTTAAAATCCATAGGTTCTAACATATAATTATATCCGTTGCATCCGCCTCCTCTTACAGAAAAAAGTATATTTTTATTGTTATTTTCTTTTGCAATTAATGCTAATTTTTTACATGCACTTTGAGTAATTTTTATAATTTCTTTATTCATATATTAGTTAATATATATACCCGTATTATTTTTTTAATATCTAAAAAAATAATTTTGTTATTAATATATAAATGAAAACAATAATCATAAATTCTTTAGCCGGAGCTTTATTTTTTGGCATTTTTACCTATTTAGTAAATATGTTTGAATCACATCCACATTATTTGAAAATAGGGGCGTTTCTTTGGGCTGCACCTTTATTCTTTTTTATGCTAATTTATATTAGTAGTTCGAAGGATAAGGCTGTTTTGAAAGCATTTTTAAAACATGCTCTATTGGGAACTATATTAACGGTTGGTGTTTTTGTATTTACACTTTCTATTTATCATATACCTTTTATACAAGTCGTATTATTTAATATATTGCTCATTTGTTTGGCTGTTTATGCGTATTTTTATTTTAAAGTATTTGAATGGTAATTTAATTTATAAGCAAAAACTTTATTATTTTTTTATAAAATTGATATATTTTTATACAAATAACTTATTTAACAAAATGAAATACTTATTTGAAATTAATACCACTTTTTATAAACCTGTATATTTGTATATAAATGAGGATTCTACATTAGAAAACCTTAGTGAAGAAATACTTGTTCATATTGAAGCGAATTGTAACATGACACGGAATAATATTATTGATATTTTCATTCAAAACAATACAGGTATAATATCTATTCCAAACACAGACTCGTTACTTAGATCTTTCGTAACTGATAATCCTAGTTTCTTTCGTTCTTGGAATGGTTCTGTACATAGAAATATTCATAAAATATACATAATGGATAATCACTATCTATCAAATTATAATAATAAAAAACCAATTACAGAAAAAAATACTAGTTTAAAGAAATTATATACAACATTTTATAATATGTATCCTACAATATATCTATAATATTATTTAAATCGAGGAGAACGTCTATATTTTTTAATCCTTCCTTTTTGTAAGCGTCCGGATTCCCAAATACCTTCAAAACTACAATCTTGCGTATATAAAATTCCATAACCATGTTCCAAACCATTTTTAAATTCACCAACATAAATATATTTTTGCGGTTCAATAATATATTTGCCATTTCCATGCATATAATCATTTTCCCAAGATCCAATATAGGTATGCTTTTTTGAGAGAACAGTAGAGGTCCATACCATTTTTCCGCAACCATTTTTTTTATTATTTTTCCAGTTTCCTTCATAAACTCCGTATTTGTTTGCATAAATCACTTTACCAAATCCATCTACATTATTGTTTTTCCATTCACCTTGGTATATATTTCCACTTGGAAACTCTGCATATCCTTGTCCGTCTTTTTTATTATTTTTCACTTCTCCTTCGTAAAAACTATTGTCTGAATACACGATTTTCATGATAATATATTACTATTAAAATAATATATTAAATCAATTTTTCAAATTTATTCTTGAGTATATTCAGGACGACAATCATCATCGGCCGAACATTCATAGCAAATTTTATTTTTGTCAAGAATACTATAGATATCATTTCCATCTAAAATGCGTTTTTGTTTTAACAACTCAACACATTCTTTAAATGCGACATTATTTTCGTTTATTAAATCTAGTGCTTTTGTGAAAGCAAAATGAACTAACATGTTAACTTGGGTATCAATATTGAATTTGGTATTATCACTCAATTTTTTCTCTTCCATTTCAAAGTCTCTACCCATAAATGGTCGATCACTTCCCATACTGTTATCTGGTTGAGCTAAAATATGTCCAAACCCATATTCTGTAATATATTTACGTGCAATATTGTTTGCTTGTTTCAAATCATTAGATGCACCAGTAGTTACTTCCAAATCATCAAATTCTGAAAAAATACGATTATCTTTTCTAGACTTTTCATTTTTACTGTATAAAAAAATTTCTGCTGCTCTTCCACCTAGTGCAATAATCAAATTTGCTAGCATGAATTTCTTTGTTGCATATTTTTGAAATCTTTCTTTTGGCGTAAAAAGTGTATAACCACCTGCTCCACTCTTATTTTCATTAATAGTTACCTTTCGTAAATCAAACATATCATCGAATAACGCGGTCAAAATAGCATGCCCAATCTCATGGTTACTCACCAACTCAATTATATCTGGATCAGTTGTTTGACTAGTTGAAACTAAACCTATAGTCATTTTTTCATAAGCATCTAGAACGTGTTTACGATTAATTTCAGTTGAATTATTTCGTACTGAAAAGATTGCAGCTTCATTTGCCAAATTTGCAATATCCGCTCCCGAAAATCCAGGAGTAAGTTTAGATAACTCATCATAATCAATTGACGAATCTAGCTTTTTATTATTAAAATGTACTTTCATAATTGCCTTTCGTCCTTCTGTATCAGGAAGTCCAACAGTAACTTTTCTATCAAATCGCCCTGGACGTGTTAATGCAGCATCTAGAATATCTACTCTGTTTGTTGCTGCAAGTACCACAACTCCTTCACTTGAACTAAAACCGTCCATATTTGTTAAGATTTGATTTAATGTTTGCTCACGTTCATCGTTTCCTCCAGCAATTCCTGCTCCGCGTTTTCTACCAATCGCATCAATTTCATCAATAAATACTACACAGGGTGAATTCTCTTTTGCTTTTTCAAATAATGCTCGAGCTCTTGAAGCACCAACGCCTACAAACACTTCAATAAACTCTGAACCACTGACACTTAAAAAAGGAACATCTGCTTCTCCTGCAACTGCTTTTGCCAAAAGAGTTTTTCCAGTACCTGGAGGACCTTCTAATAAAACACCCTTTGGAACTTTTGCTCCTGCTTGTTCAAATTTTTCTTTATTTTTCAAAAAATCTACTACTTCCATTAATTCAAATTTTGCCTCTTCGCAACCAGCAACATCAACAAATGTTGTATTTAACGAAGCACTATCGACAATATTTAAATTCTTAGAATTAGTAGGATTCAATATATTATTAGTCATACCAAAGCTGGGACCACTTCCGCCTTGATTTTTGTTTCGAAATCCTATTATAAAATTAATTATAAACGTAAATACAAAGAAATAGATTGAAATATTGTAGAATGCTTCTCCTACCTTTGATAATAGTTCATTAAATTCATTCTTAGGCAGAGTAATCAAATCCACATTCACATTATTTTTAATTAAATGATCCAATAATGAATTTACATTTTCAGGAAAAAGGTGTACAATATGTAAATTAGAAGAATCAGAACCAAGCTTGTCAATTGCAATTGCGTTTTTTCCATCGTCGGTAATAGAAATAGCTTTAATCATTTTATTATCGGAAAAATCAAATAAATCAGTATAACTCCACGGTTGTCCTACATTTTGTCCAAAAAATTGTTTCACTTCAAGGGATGGAAGAATATCTTTTGTTCCATATAATCCTGGCTTTGTTAGCTTAGAATTATAAACAAATCCACCAACAATATTAAATAGAATAAACAATAAAGATATCATTATGTAATTAGTAGTGTAATATTTTTATATTGTTTATTGTATTTGTATCATGGTTTAATGTTTTAATGAATGATTTAGAAATAATATTTGTTAATACTATAAATGTTACTTGTTTATTATTTATTAATATATTTAACACTAGTAAATGGATTTATTAAAAAACCTGCTTCCTTCCAACAAAGACTATCATTAAATAATCATAATTGGTATGTTATTGGTGAAAATGACAAAATATTACCAAATAAAGCAAAAAAGATCATGTTAAAAGATAATCCGGTTGCAGTATGGAAAGATAATAGTAATAATTACGGTGCAATTAGTGATATTTGTTCACATAGAGGAGCATCGCTATCCAAAGGAAGAGTTGATTCTAGCGTTAATTGCTTGGTTTGTCCTTACCACACTTTCAAATTTAATCAGTGTGGAAGGCTCGTGCAAACTCCTGGTAAAGACTTTATGCGTCACAGTACCAATTTCAACAAAAAAACGGATGTAGCTCATTATAAAGTAATCAGTTTAAATGATTGGGTTTATATGTGTGATACTCCGATTTATGATATGACTTCTTTGTTATCAACGCCTACTTCTGATTTTTGGATAGAGCCAGAAGCGCACGATTCATCATTTCGATGTGTATATTTAAGTAAGGATTTTAATATTGATGCACGAACTGTAACAGAAAATTCTTTAGATGTATTGCATATTTCGGAAGTTCATGATTTTGGAAATAAAAAGCGCCCTTTACCATTTTCTGATAAAATAGAAGAAGTCTCTGAAGGACACGTACGCGTTAGTTATGAATATGAATCAGGAGAAGAATCTATACCAAATAAAATATTTAACATCAATACATTAATGATTGAAAATGAATATATTTTACCACATTATACTGTAGCACGTGTTCGATTTGGACCCTTTGTAAATACGATTGTTACATCAGCACTTCCTCTATCGAAATCAAAAACACGCTTATTTGTTAAAGCTTATCGCAATAATTGGGTATACAATATTCCATTTGTAAATTATATATTTGATGAAATTACCAAATATTATATGGAAAAGACATTAGCACAAGATAAAGCGGTGATTGATACAATCTATTATCAACATAGAGATGGAAATTTTATTACAAAATATGACGAGCTAGTAAAGCGTTATAGAGAAGATTATCACACTTATGTGTTGGATAAACAATTATAAAAACAATATATACATTTGATGTAAATATTATTAATGTTATCAAATCCTTTATTAGATTCAATTAGAGAAGAAGACAGTAAACAATCAGATAGTATTTTGAACGAGATTTTTAGAGATTCTGAATTTGAAGATAGCAATCAATCATCTGAAGCCGTATTTAAAGATTATGATACTGAGTATAAAGGACGCTATGTAATTGATGAAGAAGATGAAGAAGATGAAAAGCAAAATATAAAAAAAGCAAATAGATGCATATGTGTGTTTTTAGTTATTTTATTGCTTGCTGCTATTGTTTGGTTTTTAAATTCAAGGCATGTATTTTAAACTAATATAAAAATAATTTATAAAGATAATTAAATTAACGATATGATTGTAAACTTATTTTTAAAGGATAAAATAGTTTATAAAAGTGTTGTCGATTATACAATCTTAGTACAATTTATAGCAGCTTTATTAGGTAGTTATTATTCTTTTTATAGAAATGATGTTAGTGTAGCAAAATACATAATAGGTAGTTATTTTGTAATAGAAATAAATTTCATTCCATTTAATAATTTAGATGTATGGGCACATCATTTAGCTTCGATTTTTTCCATTTTATATTTTAATTATTATGATTTTGGTTTTTCAGTTTCAAATGAAACATTCAAACAAATGTTGCAATTTGAATTAAGTAGTATATTTTTATGCATTTATCATTACTTAAAAACACGAAAAAAATATCTGAAAAATCTAATTGGTTCATGTTATGATTATATTAATTTAACTAATAATATGATATTTATATCTTGTTTTTGTAAATGGAGGTTATATAGATATTACTTTGATGTATATAGTAATCAAGAATTTTATGAGAAAGTTACTTCTGATTATTCAATCGCTACACGTTATGCACCATATTTAATAACAAATACATTCATGATGTTAAACGTATATTGGTTTTATCTAATTATCAAAGGAATAATAACAAAAAAGAATGTTGAACGATAATTAAATCGAATTATTGATAACAATAAATTAATAGATTGTTATCAATTAAATATCAAGAGAAACGGTATTTTTATTGGACAAGTTCTTACGTTTAGATTTTTTAGGCATCGTTGTGTTTTCAATATCCTTTAAAGAGCTGATAGAAATTACTGAATCATTATCATTACCAGATGGCTTGTTTTCATGAATATCTATAGTACGTGTTTTTAATCCAGATAAAATATCATCCAATTCGTTAGATTGCGGACCCTTCATTTCTGGACGAGCTTGTCTAGTACTCTTTTCTTGAGAATTAGTAGATTGGAAATTATTTATTTCTACTCCTTTCTCTTGAAACATGGCTCCACGTCCAGCATCTATGTCAGGTCTATTAGACGCTCTTTCTGTGTATACCATACCAGGTCTTTGAGGGGGAGCCATATTCTTAGTTTCTACTGGAGCAGGAGGAGGAGGCCCACGTGCTCCAGGGTTATTTTGCATGAAATCATTTGCCATCTCAAATGCAGGTGAGTTTTGACTCATATTATCAGCAGTTGCTTGTGTAAACATCTTCATTAACTCAGGACTTTGTTTGATAACATCATTAAATGCAGGAGCTGCAGAAGATAACGCTTTATTAGAAAAATTTAAAACAGCTGCACTAAAGCCTACACGTAATAGTAAAGAAATCTCGGGTGCCAACTTTCCGCCCTTATACTTATCGTGAAGTTCACCAAAAATCTCTTCATAACTATCTAAATCTTCACTCACTTGCTCACCCCAGCCATCTAGATTCAAATCAAAAGGATTAAATACAGCATTACCATATTCTAAAGAATTGATAAAAGTCATAAACCACCAACCCTGCAATTTAACAGCATCTTTCTTTCTTTTGTCTTCCAACGCAGTTTCATATTCATCTTCTACTTCATCAAAATCAGACTCCATATTGAAATGGGAATAACTACTGATTAATTTCTTCTCATTCCAATCTTCAAGTCTTTTAATCATCATTCTTTTTTTTCTACGCTTTTCACGATCACTCATTTTAGATGATGCAGAAGGACGCTCTACATTCGGAACTTCGTTAATTTTTGTAAACCCATCCCATGTTTGAGTATTTCCCATACTTTCTTTTGTAGCTGATCCTAAATTAGAGTCATTCATATCCTTTTCAAGAACTATTTTTGGTTCATTATCTGAAAATAATACAGATTCTGTCTTCATAGGTTCATTATTTAAAGAAGAAGAAAGATCATTCATTTCTCTCTCTAAGCTGTCTAAATCGTCTAAATTTAATTTAACTTCTTCCTTTGCTGATGCATTATTTTTATCGTTCATTAACAATTCAACTCCCGGTCCGAAATTTACAGAAGGTGCTGTTTTCACTGTCTTTTCTTCAATAGAGATTGGTTCTAAGTTGTCAAAGCCTAAATCAATCACTTCCATAATTATGATATTTATACAATTTTTATTTTTAAATCATCCGCATAAGATATATTTTTTTCTCTTACAAAATAAAATAAACCTTGTAAAAAACAATCGGCGAGATCATCCTTTTTCTTTGATTGTTCCCAATCTTTCCATTCTGAAAGAGATTCATTATTGTCTATTAACTTTTTGCTAAAGAAAATGCCCTGTTGCTTATTTTCTTTGTAAGTTGTTTTTTCTTTTAATTGATCAAATTGTTTTAATTTATGCCCAGAAGAAACAAATTCAATATTACAATTTTCATTCGTCATAATAAAATACTGTGCTAACATTCCCTGTATTGTTTTCATTCGATTAGCAATAGGTGAAATTTGATTTTCAATAAAAACTGTTTCTATGTTTTGTAATTCAACTATTTTCATTAACTCATTTTTAAGATTTTTCCCTATAGTAATCAAATCTGTATCACCGGCATTTACTTTTTTAGGTTTTATTATGACTTCAAGCATGTTTTTTGAAAAATAATTATCTAGTGTGTTTAAAATTTCAGCCTTTGTTCGTTTTATGTTATCTAAAAAAAACATATGTTTCTTTCCCAATAACAGGAGTTCATCTATTTTTTTCTTTTTTAAACTTTGACTAGTTAACTCCTTCTGAAACATCATATATATTTTATTTGAATTAGCATGTTGAGCACAGAAGTACATGTTCTCTTTCTTATATTTAGCTTGTTTTCCACAAAGTTTTTCTTCTTTCTTTGATTTTAATTTACAATTGCAAATATAAGTCGTTGTTTCAACCGGATTCATTAGATTGAGAACATTCCAATCTTTAATTTGGAAATTTGTACCAGATAAATCCAAAATACAATAAGCCATGTTTTTAATTCCTACGTCAAAGCTAATTAATTTCATTTAAATGAATATATTAAATTCATTTAAATGATTTTGAAACCAAAAACTAATTACATTCTAAGTTGTGCTTTTAATAGACTGTCTTGAGTGATAGAGGGGGCAACCTTTCTAGATTGTAATTCCTCTCTTGTCAAATAGTTTGTCTTTAAATCAGTTGAAGTATATCCAAATGGTTTTGTCTCATCGTCTAAAGATTTATATAAATGAGGTTCATTTATTTGTTTAAATTTATTGGAGTGTACACTTGTAAGATCAATAGGACGCTTAAAGTAGCCAGCATCATTACATGCCTCTTTAAAATTATGATCCATAACTGTGTTTGCATTTTTTGTTAAATATTTTCTATATTTCCAATTTGAATTAATACCGTTTGATTCTTTAAGATAAGCATTCACGGTAGATTCAGGTTGCCATGAAGCAGTTACAGCTCTTCCGTCGCTCATCATAGGAGGAAACTCGGGATATTTATTATTTGTATTATATCCTAAAGTAGAAGGAGGTAAAGTTTCCTTCGTTTCTGGATATGCGGATAATGTACTTTGTAAATTGTTTAAAACGTTAGAAAACATGGTTATAATATATAAAAAGGAATATATTATAATTATTAATAATTTCTAAATCTATTGACCGTCACTTTTTAATAAAGCCAACAATTCTGTCTTTTTCATTTTACTGGCATCTTCTGTTAAACCTTTTGAAGTAACCAATTTTTTAAGATTTTGTACATGCATTTTTTTATATTCTTCCATATTTACTTCTGGTTTAGTTTCTTCAATTATTTCTTCAATAATTTCTTCAACTTTTTCTACTGTAATAGTTTCTTCTTTTAAATCTTCAAGAATGGGATCAACTTCTTCAATAAAATCACTTTCATCTATAATTATTTCTTCAGCGTTGATTTCATCAGCATCTATTTGTTCACTAAGCTCAACTGAAATCTTCTTGACAGAAGGTGATTCTTGTTGATCGCTTTCCTCTTCATCGCTTTCCTCTTCATCGCTTTCCTCTTCATCGCTTTCCTCTTCATCATCACTACCCTCTTCATCATCACTACCCTCTTCATCATCACTACCCTCTTCATCATCACTACCATCTTCGTCAGTTTCATACTCTTGAATATCACCATTCAAGTTGATAACTGAATTATTTGTTTGTTCAAATTCATAAGCTCCTCCAAGTGAAGAATCTCCGCCTGTGCGAGAATCAACTTGTGACTCGACAAAATTAGATGATAAAGATCGTTTAATATTTGTCAGTTCACTAACTACATTATTTAAGATATCAAACATGGTTTCATTCTTTTTTTCCAACGCTGAAATTTTATTCTTAAAGTGATAAACCAATAGTAAAATAAAGAGAAAAGTTACACTAAAAAGAATAAGAAATAAAGATTCAATCATTAACTTCATTTATATTCAATAAATAAATTATAAACTAGTAGTAAACGAATTTCTAAATGCTTTAAATAAATTATTATTTTATGCTAAACTAAAAAAATAGTATGTAATATATATATATTACGTAATGGATAACGAAAACAAAGAATCATTCAAGATGAATACTACAAATATGTTTAGTAATAAAAACTTTATCATAACAATTTTGGTAATTTTGCTAATATTATCATTTTTAGGAATAAATTTATTGAATATTGTTGGTAATTTAATGGAAGTTTTAGTTAAAATTTTTGGACCTTTAGTAAATCAAATTTTATCAATCTTTGGATATACAGCAGGAACTATTATAGATAAGGGCGCTGATTTAGGTACAGATGTTGCCACCACCGGTGTTGAAATTGCTGGAGGATCTGTACAATCTATTGGAAAATTATTAATTGATGCAAGTAAAAAAGGAGTTGCTCCTGACGCAAAGAAATCATTAAATAGTTCTTTCGATATTTCTGTAGATGATTTAGATAAACCAAAACGATCATTAGATTTAGAACCTTCACCTGATACTACAAAAAATCCTATCCAAAATCCTATTTCTTCCAAAAAAGGATGGTGTTTAGTTGGTGAATATCAAGGAAAACGAGGATGCATAGAAATTGGTGAATATGATAAGTGTTTATCTGGACAAGTTTTCCCTGAAGAAAAATTATGTTTAAATCCTACATTCACCCAATATACTTTAACTCATTAATGCGTGTATAATAATATTATTTAATGAACTTTATTATTATATGGAATCATATAAAATCTATGCTTTAGAGCTGCAACAAAGTAAATGGATTATCCATTTATCAAATAAAGAAAACATAAATGATATCTTGTTTGAATCAATCTTATTGTATCCTTATATGCAAAAATATATACCTATTAAAAATGTTAGTAACACAGGTATAAAAGATTCTCTAGAAATTGATTTTTTTGTTAAAAAATACATGAGAAGTTTTGGTATAGATAACGTAAGAGGGGGTAGCTACGTAGATGAAATTATACCAAATGATATACGTGATTTATTAATACATGAATTAAACAGTACTTTCTTAAAATATAAAGAAAAACAGAATGAAACTGATATACTAGTTGAAAAATATAATACTATTCTCGCATGGTCTGAGGAGAAGATAAATGAAGAAATAGTTGAATTAGAACGAAATGTTTTATCAATTGATGAATTAAAGAATCATATTGATAATTTATCTTATTTGAATAAAGATACAGAGTTTGAAATAAAAATAAACGATTTAATATTGGAAACAGGAAATTGGTTAGAAAATATAGCATGTCAAGAAAATCGTAACTTATCGTCGAATGATATTGAGAAATATAATAAGTTTATTATAGTTATCTATGGATTGTATTTTATTTTTTCAAATTATGTTGTTAATAGAATGACAAAAGAGTTACATATGTATGTACAACATCCGCGAATTGTTTTCGATAAAATATTCTTTCAAAATAAAAGTTTAAGTGATGAAGAGATTGAAATTTGCAAGATTGTGGTAAGTGATATTAAATATATGTATAATTGTATTATTAATACAAAAGATGAATTAACATTTGATTATACTAATTTGCCTTATTATAATAATAATATTAACAATACATGTATAGCTTTTTTAAAAGAAACCTTGAAAAATAAAAGGGAATCTCAGTCAATTTAACTCGATACTAGACTAGAACCCATTCCTGTATGATTTTTGCAATAAAAATATAACGGAAGAGGTGTCCATTCATTAATCTCTATTAATACGTATGCATTTTCTTTACCGGGCGTACCAGAATAAATTACATTATTTATATATTGTGTTCCACCTGCATGTGTTCCATTTGAAGTTGTAGAAAATGTCAATATGTGCCCAGTATTTGTTGTATCAGAAACATTAAATCTATACGTCGTACCCGTGTTTACACTGATTGAAGAAATCCCATCATTTACATAAAAAATATTTCCCGAACCAAAGCTATTCGTGCCATATGCAACTTTTACAGAAAGATTTATAGAAATAAACGGAGAATTTGAAAACAATTCTTGGTTACTAGATAATCCAGTAGAATCTGTAATAGAGAATGTATTACTAGCTTCACTATATGGAGGTGATACAATCGTACAATTCTTTTCTTCTCTTATAAACGTAGTATCAGTAACTGCGTTTAATTTCATACCAAAAGTAACTCCATTTAACAATTCAGTTTGTGAAGTTGTTGTATATTCAACAGTATTTGTTCTCAAATCTAATTTCTTTGTAGTTGTTAAAAATTGATTGAATGTATATACGTTTCCGGGAGATGTAAAGATCAGAACGTCACTTAACTTCATATAACCGGCAAATATGGAAGCAGAAAAACTATAAGTAGATGAGTTTCCGATGGTTACTACATTTTTATCAGGTTTTAAATGTACACGCATTTCATTACTTGGTAAATTACTATTTGATGTACGAGCTACACCGTCATTATATTTGGCTTTAAATGTAGAAGTAATATTACTTACATTTATGATTGTTCCACTAGTATCTGTAAAAAGATTTGCACCAACCAAACTATAGGAAACCGGTACTTGAACATTATAAAATAAAGCAGCTTGATTAATGGCTTTTTTAATTACTAATGTGCTAAATAACGTATCAATATTTTCGCTATTAATTACATCTGTTTCTATACTAATTATCCATTGTGTTTCATCTTCAGTCAGCGTAATAGCACCTGGATTTGTTCCTTTAACGTAATTATATAAAGGAATTGACGGATCCTCAAATAAATATACAACGGGTCCTGGAATACCAGAAGAAGATGAAGGCACAGGACGTAATTTATCTTCTGTGCAAGCAACTCTATTGGCATTATAATTCGGATTTGTAATATTAGCAAATTGTTGTTTTTGTGTTAATCGATTAGAAGATGAAGAATTCTTATCATATTTTAAAATTTCCGCTTTTCTTCGCATATCTAATTGTTGTTGAGTAATTGTACCATCATAAGGAGATTGTTTCGTTAAACGTGATAAAGGTACATTAAACTGCATAAACATTTTTCTTTGTCTACAAATTTCTTCTGCTGACATAATTATATTACTACTAATATAATATAATTATAGTTTATCTGAATACCATAAATTTGATAAATATGTGTAATAACCAGATGAATAAGAGTCGCTCGTATCTGCATTTAGATTAGGACCAATATTCAAAAATTTCTTAATTTCAAAAATATTCAAAGCACGTTCATGATATCTTAAATTGGATACTTTTCCTGCGAATCCACCATTCTGTGCTACTTGCATATTGTAGTAGTTTTGTTTGGGTGTTTCTTCTAATACTTTGCGTTCAGTAATAATTCCATTCACGTAGACATCTAAAATTGTGTTTTGCATGCGAATATTAACACATACCCACTTTTTCATAGGCACATTTCCAATTTTGATTTCATTTCTACCTTTTTGACTGTCCATAACAAACAATAAATTGCAGTCTTGTCGGGCTAAAGTTTTATCTTTATTTTCAATATATAAACCTGGACCATTATTTATTGCTAATCCACTAACACTATCGTAATTATTATCACCTTTATTAAATACATTTCTGTAGTTTACGGTATTGGTTCCATTTTTTCCTATCTCTTCGATGAAAAGCCATATAGAATAGGTAAATTCTAAACCACCGTCTTCATTATTTGATCTTACTATGGGTATAGAGTTTCTATCCGTAGGATCTTGATTAATACTTCTAGGATCTCCTCCATTAATCAATCCGTTAATCAAAAAAGGATTGCTGGGCGGTGATCTGATTTTTGATAGTATAACAATCCCTAAATTTAATAAGATTACAAAAATGATAATAATTAAAACAATAAAAGCAAATTTTGCGATTATTGTATTGGAGTTTAAGAAACTACTACCTGCGCCTACATTATCTTTAACTTGCTGTGAAAATTTGCTTAAACTATCTGATACATAGTTCTTTGTGCTAGTGTATCCTTCTTCTACGTTTTTAATAGAATCTTGTACATTTGTCTGAGGTTGATTATTATCCATGAATCGTTATATATTAATGTTATAAAACGATTTTACTTAAAATAAATTAAATCTAGAATATTCAATATTATCTTTTAATACTGTTACATCTAAACCATAAGCAGCAAGTTGTTGGAATAATGTAGTTTGACCATTTCCTGCTAAATAAGATTCATATGCGGTTTGTGGAGAAATAGCCTCAGCCCAGTGTTGAAACTTAGATACATAAGCATCAAACAAAGTTCCCCCTCCTAACAACATAGTTGCTGTACTGGCAGGAATACTGGGATTGTGTACTCTTACGGAAGTTAATAATTTTCCATCAATATAACAATCAAAATACTGATTATCAGCACTCACAATAACTTGAGTCCATTTTTGAAGAGGGAAATTCTTACTTACAATAAATTCTTCAGAAGAACCGGTTGCTTCTTCTCCTGAATTCTCTGTTGTAACTCTACATTTGAGTACGGGAGAATTATTTTCAAAATATAATTCTAAATTGTTTGATCTAGCAAAAATCTTTTTACCAGTATTTGTACTAGCTTGGCTACTTGTGTACCAAGAATTTATATAAATCCAAACAGCATATGAATATTTTGTTGAAGTAGGACTATTTTTAATTGTGATTGCGTCCTGTGTTTCGTTTAATGAACTTGTTTCAACCAAAGTAGTTGCTTTTTGAGAAAAAAACTTATATAAAATATAAATCAAAATAACTATAACGATTCCTAAAACAAAAGCTAAAGTATTCATAATTTTACTATATTAATTAATTACAAATTAAATGTGGGAGGATTTTTATTCTTTAAAATATTATAATAATTTACTAACTTTCTATTATTCTGAGGCAATCTATAATATCGTACATTTGCAATAGCACCTTGTAAGTTTCTATCATCACCTGTTTTGATAATACTGTTTCTTAAAGTATAATTTGGAAGATTATCAGTAAATTCAAAAGTTTGTTCTAAATGACCATTCACAAATAAATCTACATGACTCGACTGATAGTTAAATACTAAGTTATTCCATTTTTGTGTTGATAGTTTTAAAGGCATACTTTTATTATTTCCTATATTTGTGTAATACACATTAATATTTTTACTAGCATTACCATTAACAAAATTAATTTTAGGTAAACCGTTATTAAAGTCAATTATATTCTTTTCTTGTTCTTCGTCTGTTATGAGAGGATCATAGTTATTTAAATAAATCCACATGGAAACTGAATAATTTTTTCTATTTGTGGTATCGAGGACTGTAGCAGAGTTATTCAAAGTTATATCATCTTTCAAATCTATTAACACTTCATTAGGAATAGAGAATGTTTGTTCTTGGTGTAAAAATATATTTTTTTCAATTAATGGAACACCTTCTTTGCTAGATATATAAGATAATAGTTTGGGAAAATAATAATACATAAATATAATGATTGCTTCTACAAGTAATAAAATATAGACTGGTTTCGTTGTTAGCTTAAACTCTTTGATTAGATATTTTATTAAGTCTAATAACAAACATGGAATATAAAAAATAAAATATGTAATAAAAGATATTACCCCTGTTTGAGATTTAAAAAAGTTTCCAAATAAAATAAACAATACAGCCAAACCAACAATAATACCAATAACTGCTAAAAATATTGAAACATAAAATCCTATTGTAAAAAATTCCTTATAAGCAGCTAATTGATGATATAATGCACTAAAAATAACCATAATAACAGCTACTCCAAAGAAATATTTTAACATCTCTTTATTTTCTATTTTCTTGCCTTGAAAAATAAATTCATAACAAAAAATAAAAATAAGAGGAACGATTAGTACAGACAAGTATAACATAGTGTTTTTTTCAAAAAGTTTTTTACCTTGCAGATCAAATTCTAATACGATTGGTATTATTATGATTATTACTAGCAAAGCGATATATTTTATATAATTTAGTTCAGGACCTTTTGTTGTTCCTATTTCTTCTGCCATAAAGATTATATAAAATTAGTATATTATAATTTACAAATATTTTGACATATTTTCTTTTGCTGTTTTTTCTCCGTGACAATCTCTACACAAAGCTACTAAATTATCTACTTGATTAGAGCCTCCGTTCTCAAGACGTATAACATGATCTACTTCATACCAAGCAGGTAACTGTTTTCTACAGCTTGCGCATTTCCAACTTTGTCCGGCAGCCACATATTTTTTCTTAGTTTCACTAACAGAACGTTTTGTTCCAGTTTTTCCAGATTGTTTGATCTTGTTTTCCATTCTTTGCTCATTTGTCATGGGAAGAATTGTATTATCATAATAAGGATTGTTTGAAAATTCATTCTTAGATGTAAAATCTAAAATAGGACTTATCATGTCAGTTGTATTTTTATCTAATGGCAAATATTTGAAGTATTCATTCGAAGCACCAACTAACTCTTTTGCATGAAGTGGATTTTTCTTAAATAGAAAAATAATTAATAATCCAGCAAAAACGACACCACCCATTTGTAAATACTTTTTCTTTTCCATAGCCATCTTTAAATATTTACCATCAGTATAAATATTGCCAACAACTAATCCAGTAATTAGTACTATTATTATTTCGAATCTCATATTAAAATACTATTAGAATAAATTATTTATATAATAAGTAAATGACAATTAATAAAAAAAATAAAAAAATAATATGTATAATGTGTTTTCTCTGAATAATTGTTTCTTTTAATAAAATGCGTTTTGGTTTATACATATTTCTATAACTTTCTAAAGCTGTTTCTAAAGTAACTTCTTCCTTCCCTAATTTCACATTAATCTTATTATGCACAAAGTGTACCCATCTTACAAATGAATCTCTTGAATCTAAATAAGGTGATACAGGATATTTATCTAGTATTTCACTAAATTTATCTCCAATAGAGGGATCAGGTATAAACAAAGGAAAATTTTGTATTAAATCGTAATATTTCTTTTTTGTAACACTCGTAGGATTTAAAGGATAAGATTCAGATACTGTGTGTAGAAAAAACCAATAATGGGGACCCCAGATATCTTGATCGAAATTCATAGTTCTTATAATTATATAAAGATATGTTACTTTATTTCTTTAGATTAATACTAATATGAATGAGCTATATTGTAATAACTGTGGTAAAATTGGTCATTTATATAGTCACTGTAAAATGCCAATCACAAGTATAGGATTTGTTACTTTTCGAATTTATAATAGTAAAATACAATACTTAATGATAAGAAGAAAAGATACTCTTGGGTTTATAGACTTTATGAGAGGAAAATATTCAATATACAATAAAAGCTATATTTTAAATATGCTAAACCAGATGACATTTGAAGAAAAAGATGATATTTTGAAAAACGATTTTCCGGTGTTATGGATAAAAGTATGGGGTAAAGAAAAAATCAATAGTCAATATAAAGCAGAAGAAATTAGTTCACAAGAGAAATTTGTTTTGTTAAAGAGCGGGGTATATATTAATGGCAAAAAAGTATATGATTTAAAAGAATTAATCGACGAAAGTAATAATCTTGGACACTGGAATGAGGCCGAATGGGGATTTCCCAAGGGACGAAGAAACTACCAAGAAAAAGATTTTGAATGTGCTCTTAGAGAATTTACAGAAGAAACAGGTATACATTCTAAGAACTTAAATAACATTCAAAATATCTTACCTTTTGAGGAAATATTTACAGGGTCAAATTATAAATCTTACAAACACAAGTATTATTTGGCATATTGTAAAGATTCTGAAAAAGTAAATATGGACAAGTTTCAAGAAAGTGAAGTAAGTAAAATGGATTGGTATGATTATAATGATTGTCAAAATTTAATTCGGTGTTACAATTTAGAAAAAAAAAGAATACTGCAAAAAATTCATAGTACAATTCAAAACTATCGCTTATATTTTTGTTAATTTAATGTATATATTATATATAGTTTATATAATATATGTCTACAGGTCAAAGTAAAAAAAAGAAATCAAAAGAATCTAATAATAAAACCAAAAAGAATTCATTAATTGTTGATAATGTCAACGAGATTCGACCATTAGAAATTGCACCAAAAGATAGAAAATTTTTGGGGCCTTTAAATCCTGTGAATTTTTTTAATGAATCTGTTCAAGAAGATACAGTTGTAGAAGAGGAGAAAGAAAGCGGCGATAAATGTGAGAAAGACGAAGCAGGTAAACGAAAAAGATGTCCATCTGGTCAACGCTGTGATTATAATTCGAATAAATGTTTGCCGAAATTTAAAATAGAACTCGAAAATAATATAACTTTAGAGGTCGTGCAAAGAAAAAATAAAAAATATGATAATACACTTATTGAATTTTTAAATTCATACATCGATCGTATTCAAGAACTTCGAAAACTTAAGGATGCTGAACTTAAAAGACTAATTCAAGATGTAGATAAAAAATTAAAAAAAAGAAAACTTAGTATTTCAGCAAAGTATGGTGATTTAAAAAGTGAATTGATTATTCAGATAGTGTATTTAGAACATGAACTGAACAAATATAAGAAAGAAAAAAAGAAGAAGAAATCAAAAGAAGCATCTCCAAGCCCTGTTGCTGAAACAAAAGAATCTGAACAAGTTCATGAAATTACAGAAGAAGAAAAAATAGACATTCAAGAAAATCAAGAAATTAATAATGAACTTGATGAATCAAAAGAAATGGAAGTAAACGATTTTAATCAAAATCAAAAAATGGATTATGAAGATGAAGAAAGCAAGTTAGAATTAGAGGTTGAACTTAATGAGAAACAAAAAGAACTACAAGAAGAAATAGGAATTGAACCTTTGGATAAAGAATCAAAAGAATATAACACCTTTTTATTTGAAAAAGAAAAATTGGAACATGATTATAATAAGTCCATAGAAGAATCAAAAGATGATGAAAATAAAGATGATGATGAATTGTACCCAAATTTAGATGATCCTAATTTTAATGAAAAAATAGCAAAGCATAAGGAGTTTAATGAAATAAAGTATGATGGAGAAATTAAAAGCGTAAAAGAGCAAGCAGAATTCTTCTGTAATAAAGACTTTGAATTGTTACCTCATCAATTATTTGTTAAAAATTTTATGTCATTTGATACTCCATACAATTCTTTATTATTATATCATGGATTAGGTACAGGAAAAACGTGTTCGGCTATTGGTATTGCCGAAGAAATGAGAGGTTATATGAAACAGGTTAATCTAAGTCAACGAATTATGGTAATTGCATCTCCTAATGTTCAAAACAACTTCCGATTGCAATTATTTGATGATAGAAAATTAAAATTCGAAAATGGACTTTGGAATTTGGAAACATGTATTGGAAATGCGTTATTGAGTGAAATTAATCCTTCTCAATTTATTGTCGAAAAAAGAGATAAACTTATTTCTCACATAAATAACCTTATTAATCAATATTATATTTTTATGGGATATCGTGAATTGGGTAATTTTATAAAACGTAAAATAACTGTATCTTCTGACGGTTTAACTTATGAACAGCAAAAAAATATTGAATTAAAAAAGATTAAGCAAATTTTTAATAACAGGTTGATTATTATTGATGAGGTTCACAATTTGCGTATATTACAAGACAATAAGGAATCAAAGAAAACAGCAAACTTGTTAATGTATATTTGCGAAAAAGCAGAAAATATCCGCTTGTTAATGTTGTCAGCAACACCCATGTATAACAGTTATAAAGAAATAATTTGGCTTACCAACTTGTTGAATGTAGTAGATAATCGTAGTTTAATCAAAGAAGATGATGTATTTGATAAAGAAGGAAACTTTGTTGAAGAAAGGACGAAAGATGATAAAGTATATGAATCAGGTGTAGATTTATTAACTCGTAAGTTGACTGGATATGTCAGTTTTATTCGAGGCGAAAATCCATATAGTTTTCCCTTTAGAGTTTATCCTGATGATTTTGATCCAGAAAAAATAATAAGTAAAGAAGATTATTTTAAAACACAATTGAATAGAAAGGAAATCGAAAATCCATTAGAAAATGTTCCAGTTTATGTAAATAAGATGGGGTCATATCAAGAGAAAGTATATAAATACATTATTGATGGATTTCAAAAGAAAGGTAGAAATAATCAGTTATCTCTTTCTGAAAATGTAAAAGATGTTCCTACATTTGAAAATATGGAATCGTTTGGATATGTATTATTAAAAGAACCATTAGAAAGTTTAAATATTGTATTTCCTAATGAAGAATTTGATAATCTAGAAGAAGAAGAACCGAGTTCAAATATATCGAGTACTATGGTAGGAAAGAAGGCTCTATTAAGAGTAATGACATCTGACACTTTATATACACCAAACGAGCTTCGTTATAATTATAACTACAAACCAGAGATTAAAGAAAAGTATGGTAATATCTTTGCATTAGAGCAACTGCAAAAATATAGTGCCAAGATGTATGAAATCTGCAATATTGTTAAAAAATCAAAAGGACCTATCATTATTTATAGCTTTTATATTGACGGAGGTGTTGTACCTATGGCATTAGCATTAGAAGAAATGGGTTTTACAAGATATGGTTCTGCACTTTATACAAAGCCATTATTTGAAGATTGTGATGCAAAACCAATTGATGCATTAACCATGAAAACGAAAGAAGAAATGGAAGATGGAGAAGAAAAATTCAACCAAGCAAAATATGTAATGATTACAGGAGACAAAAAATATTCACCTAATAACTTGGAAGATTTAAAATATGTAACTGATTCTGATAATAAATACGGTGAAAATGTCAAAGTTATTTTAATTACAAAAGCTGCTGCTGAAGGTCTAGATTTTAAGTTTATCCGTCAAATACACATATTAGATCCATGGTATAATTTAAATAGATTAGAACAAATTATTGGACGTGGAGTTAGAAATTTAAGCCACTGTGGATTACCTTTTGAAGAAAGAAATGTAGAAATATACTTACATGGTTCGAAGGCGTCTGAAAGTGAAGAAGAACCCGCGGATATGTATGTATACAGGTTTGCAGAAAATAAATCTAAACAAATAGGCAAAGTAAGTCGGTTGGTCAAAGAAACAAGTGTTGACTGTTTATTAAATATTGGACAAACAAATTTTACAGTTGATAAGTTAGCAGAAATAACAGAAAATAAAGATATAAAAATTAGTCTAGCAAGCAATAAAGAAATAGATTTCAAAGTAGGAGATAAACCCTTTTCTAGTGTATGTGATTATATGGAAAACTGTGACTATGTCTGTAAACCTGATGCAGAAATAAAAGATGAAGATATTCAAAAAAATATGTATTCTAATAATTTTGCAAAGATTAATTACTCATCTATTGTAAAACGTGTACGCCAATTGTTTAAAGAACAATCTTTCTATAAAAAGGATGATTTGTTGAAATTAATCAATTTAAATAAGGTTTATCCAGATGATCATATTTATTTTGCTTTATCCATATTTGTAGAAAATAAAAAAGACTATTTGGTTGATAGACACGGACGTACTGGCTATTTAATTAATGCTGACGATTACTATGCTTTTCAGCCGAATGAGATTGACGATGAATCGATTTCTATTTTTGAACGTTCTGTTCCGTTGGATTATAAGCGTGATAAACTATCATTAGAATTACCTAAGAAGAGTATTACAGAAGAACAAGAATCATTAAATAATTCTATACAATCAATACAAAGTATTAGCGAAAGTCAAGAAAATGTTGAGCCCGAACAAGAAGAAACCGTGGAAAATACATTTAACAAAATTATAATTGATATGGAAAATAATCTTGAGATTGTTAATGTTCACAAAATAAAATATTTAAAAATTCAACAACATATGGAATTGAAAAAAGATTACTTAGAACGAATCCATCAACTAACTGAAACGGAAAAGAGAGAACTTGCTAACATCAAGAAAGAGCTAGTAAATACAAAACATGTAAATAAAAATCAAAAAGATGAAAAAGGATTAGAAAGTTTCGGTTTAAAAACAGGTGAGAATGATTGGTATATTCTTTTTGGAAGAACTTATTTTCCGTTGAAAAACAATCATTTTATCTCTGAACAACAGCTTAATAAATATGCTATTCATCATTATTTAGACACACTCATTCCCGAAAAGAAATTATTCTTATTTACGTACTTTATGAGTAATATTTATAATGAAGGAATAGAGTCAGAAACAGTAAATATTGTAAAAGCATATTTTAAAAATAGAGTGTTAAATAATGGAATACAAAATGCTGTAGTTATTTTTGTAGAAGATGGCGTAACCCTATATATTGAAAATTTAAATACGAAAAAATTAGAAGTTGCAAAACCGTCGGAAGTAAGAGAATTTCAAAGTGAGATTAGTGATCATTTTATTTATGAAAAATCAAAAATAAACTCAATATTTGGATTTTTAGACTTGTTTCATAAAAAAGATAAGGTTCCGGTGTTTAAACTAAAAAATAAGATTTCCACAACTAAAAACAATAAGGGTGCTCAATGTAATACTTTGGGAAAAACCGAAATAGTAAAAAGATTAAATGATTTAGTCGATCAGTATCCTTATGTTGATAATAAAGATTACAAAAGAAAATACACAAATCAAGATATTTCAGATATTTATAAATCTGGACTTTGTGTTATGACAGAAATATTAATGCGCTTTTATAATGATAAGAAAACAGGTATAAAATGGTACTTTACTATGGAAGAATCAACATTGAATGAATTGAAAAAGTTATAAAAAATTGATTAATATATTTTTACTTTAAGTATATAAAAATATATTTTGATTTGTTATAGAGATGAATACAGAAAAGAAAAAGGTTTTTGGTGTGTATATTCCATCTATATTGACATTAAAAATTGGTTTGCATATACAACACGTTGGTTCTTTATTAAAACAAAATTTAGAGAAAGCATTATCCTCTAGAATTGAAGGAAAATGTATTGCAGAAGGATTTATTAAACCGAAGTCTAGCAAAATAGTTAACTATTCTTCAGGAAATGTCAACGGGGAACTTATTGAATTTCAAGTTGTGTTCGAGTGTTTGATTTGTAATCCCGTTGAAGGCATGCTTATTGATTGCAAAGTAAAAACAATAACAAAAGCAGGAATTCATGCAGAAGTTATTGATAATGATGGAGTCATTCCGTTAACTGTCTTTGTTGCAAGAGATCATCATGTAAGTGATAAATATTTTTCCAATATTAGAGATAATGCAACAATAAAAGTAAGTGCTATTGGTTCTCGGTTTGAATTAAACGATCCTTATATTTCTGTCATTGCTAAATTAGTCGAAGTATATAATGAAAATGAAGATAAAAGGTTAAAGCCTCAAATTAATGTTGAGTAATCTAACAACAAATACAATTAACAAAGTAATGTTCCGCGTAAATAAATATTTTATTCTTTTTATCAATAAATACAATTTCAAATTCATCAATTTCGTCTTTTTTATTATCTACATTCACTATATTTGCTAAATAACTAACACCAAACGATGTTTTTGTTTTTTTTATATTTTTTATTAAATAACATTTTGTAAAATCGGTACTTAATTCATTAAAAAAATATATCTTTTTATAAATCCTATCTCCGGCAGAAAATTCATCCATATGTCTATATTAAAAAACGATATAAACATATATAAAAATAATATTAATAATGGATTCCGTTTATTTAGAAAATCTTAAAAAAAAAATAGAAACGTTGGAAAAGCATCATCAAATAGAGATTTTAAAAATTTTAATAGAAAGAGATACACAAATTAATGAAAACAAGAGTGGCATATTTGTCAATATGAGCACATTAGAGAAAGAAATCATCGAGCAGATTGAGAAATATTTGGAATATATCAACGAACAAGAAAAAAATTTAAATTCTACTGAGTCACAAAAACAGGAGTTCAGGAACACATACTTTAATGTAAAACCAGATAAAGAGAATATTACGTTTACTAGTAGTAGCAATTATGGAAGTCATATATGATCATTTATTCTTTCCCCAGCATCATAACATTAGAGATTTTAATATAAATGATTTTTCATCTATTATGTACCCATCTAACTTACAGAAACCTATTTTAGAAGAGAAAACAGTTATTCAAGAAGAGAAAAAAATTATTCAACAAGAAAAACCAGTTATTAAAAAGAAGGTTGTTGAATATATCACTCCTAAACAACAGGATTCGCTATTTTGGTGTTTTTTTATATGCGCATTTGGATATGATGAATATGTTATGGTGAATAGAAACTATGGTGTAAAAGAATTGGAAATCAAACAAAAAGCATCAGAGTATTTAAGTACGAATCCGAATGAAATTAAAAATACAAATTATAAGATTACAAAAACGCTTATTCAAGAAATTATGAGTGATTTAAATACAACTTTAAATAGCACGTCTTTTCATGCATTATTGGCTTTGATTTCGAAATATAAATTTAATGTGTATATTTTGCATAACGAGAAAAGGTGTTATTTACCATTTATATATGATCGATCTGCACCAACATTCTTATTTAAAAAAATGGAATATAATAAGTATAGTGTAAAGCTTGATAAATTAAGCAGAACAGAATTAGAAGAACTTGATAAAAATTATTATGGTTTAGAAAGTTATATCAGACCTATTAAGGCAATTTCTAATTACAAAGTAAAAGATTTACATGAACTAGCAGAAAAATTACAACTTACTGACTTTGTTTTTCTGAAAAAACAAGAATTATATGATTGTATTACAAATTTGCTTTCTTGGTATTAAAAAAATTGATACTTCAAAATAATATATAAAATTACTATATATTATCTATATGCAAAAGGAAGATCTACAAAAAACTAAAAATAATAATATAGCCTTTTTACAGGTTATAAAGTCTTATTTAGAGAGCAATCCTATTTTGAAGCAAAATAACAAAACGGATGAGTTGGAGATTCGTTTTGGAACAAATCCAAAACTTTCAAAACCGCTTTCTAAGATTGATTACACAAATGTTGTAAAATTCTTATATAGTTGTGGATTCAAAACACAAAACGAAGAAGGTTTACAAATATTACGAATTCAAAATCAATTTACAGACAAAAAAACAGGAAGGACAAAAATGTCTAATATTAGAGCAGAAATTGTCGGATCAGATCTTATTCAAGAGTACTGTAAGACAAATAGTATACAAAAAGTATTGGATATTCCATCAACAACTTTTCAGAAATTAAAATTTACCCAAAAAATTCCTGCAAAAGATAAAAATGACGAGCGAATCGAGAAGGTAGATATGGATGATTTTAATTTTCGCGTATCTTATCAAGTTGAACAAGATTTTCATGTACATACAGCAATTGCTCGTACTATTATTTCATCATGGGAAGATTCTTTGAAAACATTTCGTTGTTTAAATCGAGTTCGTTTTTATCATGAAAGTTATCCAGTTTTTGTTGATTTATCCATATTAAAAACATCCAAAAAATCAAATCGTATTTATGTGCCTACTTATACTATTCAAGAAGCAGAAGTATTTCAGAATGTCGAAACTTATGAGATTGAATTAGAGGTTGATAATTCTAGAGTTGGATTGAGTAGTCAGTATGAAAAGCCCGAACAATTGATGAATGTGATTAAAAAGTGTATACGAATTATCTTGAGTGGTTTACAAAAAACAAGGTTTCCCGTTTCTTACCTAGAAAGTAATAATGTATTACAAGAATATTTAACTTTGATTCATGGAGATGATCATAATATTAAACGAATTTTGTCAAAACACTTTCTGGGTCCTTCTTCTTTGACTTTGCAATTGGAAAACATAAGTACAGAAACAGAAAATTCAATTGTCTCAAATATTCGAAATAATTATACGGTTACAGACAAAGCAGATGGAGACCGTTATTTATTATTTATTGATAAAATTGGAAAGATTTATTTGATTGACACAAATATGAATGTTTTGTTTACAGGGACTTTTACAAAAGAAAAAAGTATTTACAACAGTTTGATTGATGGAGAATTTATTACAAATAATAAAAACGGAAAACCTATACAATTATATGCTGCTTTTGACGTTTATTATGTAAATAATAAAAATTTTATGAACTTCCCTTTTGACTTGGTTTTAGACGAAGAAGATGAAAATAAGAATGATAACTTTTATCGATTGTCAATTTTAAATCAAGTTATCGAAGTAATAAAGCCAAGATCTATTTTGGATTTTGAAAAGAAAACAGAAGTAGATCCAAAACAAAAAACACCAACTGATTTTCGAATCAAAATAAAGACTTTTCACAATTCCTCAAACGTTTCAATATTTACTGGTTGCTCAAAGATATTATCTGATGTAGATGATGACGTTTATGAGTATGAAACAGACGGATTAATATTTACACCTTCTAATTTGAGTGTTGGTGCATCAAGTGAAGGGGAAAAGGTTGATATAAAATATAAAACAACATGGTCTCATAGTATGAAGTGGAAACCAGTAGAATTTAACACAATTGACTTTTTAGTAACAATCAAAAAAGACAACACGGGTAAAGACGACATTCATTATATTTATCAGGATGGAGAAAATAATCAGGGTGTTAATAATGTCATTCAATATAAAACGCTAATATTAAGATGTGGTTTTGACGAACGAAGGGACGGTTACATTAATCCAAGTCAAAATTTATATAATGATGATCTGCCTTCACCTGATAATGTAGAAGATCAAGATACATATAAGCCTGTTCCTTTTTATCCTACAAATCCATCTGATGATCAAGCTCATTTGTGTAATATTTACTTAAAAGACAACGGTCAACAATTATTTATGACTACAGAAAATGGTGAATACTTTGAAGAAAATACAATTGTAGAATTTCGATATGATAAGACGAATAAAAAAGGATGGAATTGGGTTCCAATTCGAGTAAGATATGATAAAACAAGTGATTTACGAAATACTGGTAGAAATTTTGGAAATTCTTTTAAAACAGCAAATAGTAATTGGTATTCTATTCATAATCCTGTTACTAATGATATGATAAAAACAGGAACAAATATTCCTACAAATAACGATGAAGAAGTATACTACAATCGAAATAATGATAATGAAACAAATACACAATCTTTGCGAGATTTTCATAATTTGTATGTAAAATCAAAGCTTATTCAACAAGTATCTTCACAAAACGATATTTTGATTGATTATAGTGTTGGAAAGGGAGGAGATTTATCTAAGTGGATTAAATCGAAACTGAAATTTGTATTTGGTGTTGATATTTCTAAAGACAACATATATAATCGAGTAGATGGCGCTTGCTCAAGATATTTAAATATGAAAAAGAAATATTACAAAATGCCTGCTGCACTTTTTGTTAGTGGAGATAGTGGTCAAAATATCAGAGATGGATCTTGTTTTCATACTGACAAAGAAAAACAAATAGCCAATTGTGTTTTTGGAAATGGCCCAAAGGATGAGCTGCTACTTGGAAAAGGAGTCTATAAACAATATGGAGTAGCAGAAAGTGGATTCAATATTAGTTCATGTCAATTTTCAATTCATTATTTCTTTAAAGATGTAAAAACATTACATGAATTTTTAAGAAACCTAACAGAATGTACAAAAGTGGGTGGCTATTTTATAGCAACAGGATATGATGGAAACAAAGTATTTAATTTATTGAAGAATAAAAAGAATGGAGAACCTTATGTGATTATGAAAAATAATAAAAAAATATTTGAAATTACAAAACGCTATGATGAAAGTAGTTTACCAGAAAATGAATTGAGCTTGGGATATGATATTGATGTTTATCAAGAAAGTATTAATAAAACATTCAAAGAGTATTTGGTTCAATTTGATTTCTTCAAACGTCTTATGGAAAACTATGGTTTTGTAATATTGCCAAAAGAAGAAGCTAATTCGGTGCAAATTCCTGATGGAACAGGTCTTTTTGAAACACTATTTAACGAAATGGAAAAAGAATTGCAACAAAATCCAAAATTAAAAACAAATATTAAAAGTTCTTTAAAAATGACACCAGAAGAAAAACAAATATCCTTTTTAAATCGATACTATATTTTTAAGAAAATAAGAAATGTTGATGCCAAGAAAATCGAATCTGTTATGACTGTACATGAAGAAGAAGATAATCCTGAATTTCCAGGAACACCAAAAGGAACTCCGCCAGCTATACAAATTGCAAGAGCAAAAAAGGAAAAAGAAGAAAAAACAAATAAAAATGTTCCAAAAGCCACAAAGAGAAAAATAACTTTGAATTAAGGTGTGTATTACATAAATGATTTAAACATTATTTATGTAAATAATTATCATATGTCATATTATTTATTACCACGAGTATCTATTCATACATTTAATTTTATAGATTATTTTTCTAGTGAGTCCATATCAGAATGTATTATCTCAAATTCTCTGTCTTCTTATTTATATGAAATTAAACAAAAGATTGAATCAAATGAAAGAGAATGGGATATTTACAAGAAATATACTAATCCATATGAATATATACACAGCAGTATTCCTTCGAAAAAAAAGAGTGTTTCTAGACTGCTTCCTTTATCTAGATCGTTTTACAAAATGATCGAAATAATCAATACTTTTGAAATAGGGAAGCAAGAAAGGCCACTTAATTTTTTTCATTTGGCAGAAGGACCTGGTGGATTTATTGAAGCATTCGTAAAAGAAAGAAATAATAAATTAGATAAATATATTGGAATGACTCTTATCGATGAAAAAAACGAACAAAATGTACCGTCTTGGAAAAGAGCAGAGCATTTTTTAAAAAGTAATCCAAATATTTCTCTAGAATATGGTAATGATAAAACAGGTAACATTTTAAATTTATCTAACTTTATGTATTGCGTTCAAAAATATAAAAATACTATGGATATCATTACAGGCGACGGTGGTTTTGATTTTTCTATGGATTTTAATAAACAAGAGATTTCAATCACTAAATTGTTATTTGCTCAAATTTGTTACGCAGTTTGTTTACAAAGAAGAGGTGGTTGTTTTGTACTAAAGATATTTGATTGCTTTATGCATCATACAATTGATTTGTTATATATTTTGTCTAGTTTTTATGATAAAGTCTATATTATGAAGCCAAACACAAGTCGTTATGCAAATTCTGAAAAATATTTAGTTTGTAAAAATTTTGTTTTTTCATCAAACAAATATTTCGTCAATCATATTAAGAATGCTTTTGAAAAAATGTTATCAACACCCAATTCGTTATTTCCAAGAAGCTTTTTAAATTTGCAAATACCCAATTTTTATTTATCCAAGTTGGAAGAATATAATGCTATATTTGGACAACAACAGATTGAAAATATACACTATACTCTATCCTTATTGCAAAACAAAAGTAAACAAGATAAAATTAATCAGCTTATTATTAATCATATTGAAAAATGTATTCACTGGTGTGACAAACACAACATACCTTATAATACATTATTACCAGCAGACAATAATATATTTTTAATGAATCAAACTATGAGGGAACATCTATTTTAAATAGCATTTGCTAATCTTGTTACAAAACACTTTTTCATAGTATCTGAATATTTACTATGGGTTGGTGTTTGTTTTAAAGGATAACCAATCTTGTCCTTAATAGTATATCCACTATTTGATACTCCATAGGATAATGCATTTGCAACATGATTTCCTAAAGGTGTTTGGTAACTTGATGCAGCATCTGTTATTGTGTTGTACTTCTTTCTTGTTACCAAATCTCCTGAAGTGACTGCTCCTTGAACTCCAAACTGTGAGTTGCTAGGATTATAATGAGTCTTGAAACAGGTGTTATCAGGATTCGAAAATACATATTGATTTTGCTTATACGTCATATTTCTGCTATGTAAGTATTCTTTGGTATTTGTGTGGTATACTTTATCGTTGGATGTTGCATGATACTTTTGTCTAACCATTCCACTACTTCTCACACGTTTCTTAGCATTTTCAGCTGGTGATACAATTGGATTACAAGTTCCAGGATATTCACATTTATTGTTTTCAAGGTCTAAAGTACTTGTTAGTAATATATTATTTGTTGGATCTGAAAAGGCGGTATTTGATACAAGTCCACCTGGTCTATTAATAGTATCAATTCTAATAGAGGTTCTTGTATTACAAGTATTGCTATTATTTTTTGTTGCAATTTCTCTTCTAGGTATCTTTAAAGGAGTTGCTCGAAATAAATTATCTTTTCCATCAAGAGTAGAATCGTTTTGTATTATTTTAGAATTTACTTCTTGTATAGTAAGTCCTTTCCAAGAAACTAATGGTATTTGATTTAAATTTAATCTAGCAGGCATTATAATTTATATATATATTAAAAATATAAATTATTCTTTATTTTGAATTTTATCAGTTGCAAAAGCTAATTTTGGTTCAATATTAATATAATTATCTGGATTACAACAAAATTTCTCATAATAGACTTGGCAACATTTTTTAAAACCAAAACAATCACTATCATCATTACAAGATTTATTTTGTCTAAACTTAAAATTAGGTAATACTAATGCTGTTAAACCAGCTAAACCTACTAAATTACTAAAATCAACTAATTCTTGATCTATCATATGCATACGAGGCCGAGCCAATAATAAAAAATTAACAAATAGAAAATAAAACATAGTGGTTAATAGTAGTAATGTCTAATGTTTATATTTATTTAAAAGTAATAAAAAGATGAATGTAATAAGTATATGAATATTGCTGTAAATACAAATCAAATATCTACTCAAAATTTATATTTATTAGATTCTAAAAATAATATAATCATGAATAATGGTAAATTTACAAAAATAAATTATGTACACGATTATTTTACCATGAATGGTATATATATTCTGTTTCCTATACATAATTTTGTTTTCGAACAACATGATACAAAAAAAGCAATCAAATTTCAGTTTCAACATATTAACAATCATGTTCATCTTCATGATTTGATTAAACTAGAACAAAAGATTTTGGATTTCTATAGTTCAAATAAATGCAAAGACTATAAAAAAAGCTTGTTATTGAAAAAACAATTAGAAAGCGGATTTATGAAAGTGTATAGAGAAAACAATATTCCATTACCGAATCATCATGTGAAATACTTGTTAAAAATATCCGGAATATGGGAAACAAATAATGAAATCGGAATTACATATAAACTATTTGAATGTAATTCTATTAAATAAATTTCATCCCCATGTTTTGAGATGTTTGGTAAGGCACACCACCATTTCGCAAATCGATTGTTTTATCTTGAGATGCATCATATTTATAAGGAGTTGTGAAGTTAGTTACATTCACAAATCCTGTTTTTTCATCAATTGTGTATTCTTTATTGTCAATATCTTTATATCCATCATTCATATTTTTCGAAAATCGATCAAATTCTTTTCTATTGACAGCTCGATATATATCATCATGCATGAATAAAACATTTTTATGCAAAATTGGCAAAAATTCATTCCTATTTATATTTATATTCATGCTTTGTGCACGTTTTTGCATGACGGAGTCTTCATACCCCCATGCCCAATAATTTGGAAATCCGTTTGTTTTTTCGAAATCACTACCCTTTATTGAAAAAATTCCCCCTAAAGCATGTTTATATCCATAAAAATGTCTAATTGTGTTTGTCTGTGTTTCATAATTAAAAATATTTGGACATAATGGAGCAGTATCTACATCATTAAATACAAAGGTAATATTTTGATAATCAGTAGGATATTTTTCTTTCATTACTAAAAATCCTATATTCTTGATTGCGCCTCGATTGAATGCACGATTATCATTTTGATGAATATAATAAATTTTGAATGATTCTGGATCTGCATTTTCTAAAATGTATGTTTTCATATGTCTATCGAAAAACTTTTGTTGCATTTCTCTATCGCGATAAGGAACAATAAAAATTAATTTGGGTATACTCATTATTAAAAAAATAGACTTTATATTTTTAAATTATCCGCTTTTTTCTTTTTGTGCTTTTTCTTGTTGTAATCTTTTCTCTTTCTCTTTTTCTTTTCTATTTTTATCAGCATTAATAAAGTAAATCTTGGGAAAAGGTGTTTTTAGAAACCACGGGTAATGTTCATCATGTTCCGACATTATAATATAGCTAATAGTTTTAAATTTATATATGTTTTTTGTTAAAGAGTTTCTCTTAAAAATTCTTTAACGTATTTTTCCAATTCTTTTTCGTTTACTTCCTTACGTTGTGTATGTTGTTTAATCGTTGGTATGGATTTAATACTCAACAATAATTTAATTTGTTGAATAATATACTTTTTCCCATAAGGGATATTTAATAAAGTAGGTACTGAATTGCGAATCATTCTTTTATAAAAGATAAAAAAAGTGATTATATCAATTTTTTATTAACTATTTTAATTGTATTTCTTTAATATTTTCTCGGGCAATAATTTTTCTTTATAATTTTCAAGCTTTTTATAACACTTATTAATAGTCACTTCACTCACACCAGTAATATGTTTAATATCTTGCTTTGCTAAATTTTGATTACAATTAAATCCTACAAAATATACAATACCCGCCGCAATAGCCTGAGGAATATTATCTGTTATCATGTTATTTTGATGAACTTTATTTGCAATAAATTTACATACCATAGTCAATTCATTATTATAATGCAATTTGCTACAAAATCTTTCAATAAAAGATATGGGCTGTGTAGATCCTAAATCTATGTCTTTTGCAAATTCACTATTTCTTTGAATATTGTGCTTAATGTTGACAGCCATCGAACAACCATTTGTAGCACTTGCTTTATCTAAGTTGAATATTTCAGCAATCTCATGAGCAGTACGTGGATGTCCATTCAATCTACAAGATAAATAGATAGATGCTGCTTTAATACCATCTCGATTCAAACCGCGGAACATTTTTTGTTCAGAAATCTCTTTATGAATTGCCATAGCATCATCTATAAATATTTTTGCAATTCCTGAATTTTGTGCCATAAGAGTAATAAACTGAAATTCATCATATAAAGATTTTTCTTTGTGAGGCATAGATTGCCATTCTGTCCATTTTCGAATCTTTTTCATTTCATAAGAGGATTTTTGATTACAAATAATTTTACACCCAAAAGAAGATTCTACCAACAAAGGATTAATCGGATTTCCACATCTTGTTGGATCGCTACTGTTTCGATCTTCTGGATTGAAGAACCTCCATTCAGGAGAATAATCCAACGTATCCTTGTAAATAAGACAACATTCTTTGTTCATACAAGTAGGAAATCCTTCTTCCATAATCATTAATGGAGACTGACACTGATTGCAGAGATTATCTTGTTTAGCGGTATAAATACATTCAGGATTTTCTTCTAAAGGTATTTGGTTCGTTTTTTCATTTTCAAAAATATTCCATAATTTTTCTTTTTCTTTATGAGAAAGAGTTTGTTTTACTTTCTGAGTTTTTTTATTTTTACATGATTGTTGTTCAAACATATTATTTACATGTGAATTAGATTTTAATTCATTCGTATAAACTATCATTTATATTAGGATTTACGTTTTTCTTTAATCAATTTTTTTGTACTTATATTACAATATACTAGAATATGAGTATTCAACAAGCGTTAGATGACCTGAAAGATAAAATTAATGATTTAGGAGACGATCCATGGAGAAGAAAAACAATAGAGTTTCTTAAAAAAACCTGTAGTAACTTAACATCCAAAAAAGAATTTTTAAAAAATTATCAGGAAATTAGTATGTTTGAAATGTATAATGTATTAGATAGCCTTAGTAATGATGAGAAGAAACTGGTTGCTAATTATTTTTTAGATATTGATAATATTCAGTCAGGCATAAATACGGCAAGACTAAATTTAAATTCATTAGGAAATAGTGAAGAAACTGAAGGAGAACAACAAGACGAAGACAAACAAGAAGGAGGCCAGGGTATGGGAGCTATGGCAGGAATGGCATCGGGGATGGGAGGTCCTCCAGGGATGGGACCAGTGGCCGGAGAAGTACCTTCACTAGATATAGTTAATGTTAAAAAAGGAGAAAGTATAAATCGAGGTCATGCTCTAGATATATTGGACATATATTCTGAAAAAGTAAATGAAATGTTAGATGAAGATACTCAGGTACAAGATTCTCTACAAGATACGAGTCTTTCTTTAAAAAAAGTATTCAGAGATTTCTTCTTAGCAAATAAAGCCGAAAATCTACGTTATGTATTGTATCCTATTTCTAAATATGCAGGTCTTTCGCATAGAATGTTATTAGAAACAATCGTTAAAAGTCATTTAGATGATTATATGAAGCTTTATTTTTCTTCACTTCCAAGTTTAACAACTGAGACACAAATAAGCACTTTGCAAAATAATATGTTTACTGTATTTGTAAAAATGATGAGTGAAATTATAAATGTAACAACTGAAGCAAGTAAATATACTTTGGATGATGAAATTAAAAAATTATACGAGGAAAATAAACCTCAACAATTAGAAGGTCATAATTTTGAAGATTTATTAAAAAATGCTGACTTTAAACCAAAATTAAAAGAATTGGAAAAAATAGCAAAAGAAAAGAACTCGGAGTTTACTATAAATGAGCTAACAAAAAAAGAGAATTCCGAAGCAACATATGCTGCTTTGAACGAAACATTAAATGATGAAAACGTTTTACACGGAGCTGCACATTTTCCAGATAAAGTGGAAGAAATGCCAAAAACAGAAGTGGAACAAGTAGAAGTAATAGAATCGACGAATGATGGTGAAGGTGAAGGTGAAGGTGAAGATGAACCTGAGTTTAGTGATGAAAGTCTTGAATTTAGTAGCGATGAAAGTCTTGAATTTAGCAGCGATGATCAAGATGATGATGAAGATGATGAAGATGATGATGAAGATGAAGATGATGATGAAGATGATGATGATGATGATGATGACGAATAATCAATTCACTATTCGTACAAATACTCTTACAAGAAAACCAGCTAGTAAAATATCTGCTTTACAAAAATAAGATAAGACTAATATAAAAACTTTAGGTGAAGCGTTCAGAAATAATATTTTAGACGTATTTATAAAATATTATTTCTCAATAAAATATATAATGGCAGTAAAAACCAAAAAGAGTTTAAATAAGCAAAGAAAAACTATGAAGAAGCTTAGAAAGCAAAAGAAGCAACGTGGAGGAGAAGGAGAAGAAGGAGGAATTTTAAGTAATATACTTACGAAGGGAAATGAATTAGTTACCAGTGCAAAAGAAGGTGCAAAAGCTGGATTTGAAACAGCAACAAAAAAAGCAAAAGAACTTACAGGTCAATCTGGTGGTGCTGGAGCTGCTGATCATGCCATCAAGGTTTATGGAGATATTGGTCAACAAGGTCCTGTCAGCGCAACCGATAATACTATTTTAGCTAAGGATCCTTCTGCTATGAAATTAGCTGTACACGCCGGTGGTGCTAAGCGTAAGAACCAAAAAGAAATGTACGAAGAAATGGAAAAGCTATTTAAGCAAAAGCAAGGAAATAAAGTATTGAAAAACTTAAGACAATTAGTCAAGCAAAAGGGAGGAAAGAAAGTATTGGGAAAATTTTTAAATGAAAACTAAGTTGTCGCTCAAATAATTATATTATTATTTAACAATAATATAATGAATCAAAGTTTAGTAGTGTCAGATAAAGAAGAATTTATAAGAAACGTACAAAAATGGGCCTATGTAGAAAGCCAGTTAAAAGAAGTGAATGAAAAAACCAAAAAAATGCGGTCCATCAAAACAGATTTAACCGAAAAAATATGCAATTACATGGATAAACATCCTAACATTAAAAATAAAATTGGCATCGGAACAGGAGAGATTACCATGTATCAAAAAAAAGATTACACCCCATTAACCTTTTCTTATGTCGAAAAATGTTTGAATGAAATTATCCAAGATGAAAATCAAGTTGAATTTGTCGTGCAGTATTTAAAAGATAAACGGGAAATTACTACTTCTTCTGATTTACGAAGAAACAACAAATAATTTTGTATCTAGATTACATATATGAGTATATTTGAAAATTATTTATTTACTGGAAATAGTTCTGGGGGACTATCTTTGGCTTTATATGCAAAGGAGGATCAGCGTGGAGGAAGCAATAAAATGGAATTTAAAAACCGTTTTGAAAGTTTAGTCGTTCCTTGTGGTCTTGTTTCCAATAACCAGTACCCTTCTCGATTGTTTGAATTGCAAAATCAAGAAAGTAAGCTTATTACAGAAGATTTATTTGATGAATTATTAGGAAGTGTACAATTTAATAAAAAGAAACCACAAACCCGTAAAAACAAGAAAATTACCAATAAAACCAAGAAAAAGTAATGGGTTATTAGACATTTTTTGGGAAATATTTTATTCTAAATTTCTTGTCAAATTTATCAGTACATTCATAGAAACGATTTATTGCAATTGCACAAACAAATCTATCTTCAAAAAATTCTTTTAAACAACTTTCAGCTATTTTTTCATAATGGATGCATTCTTTGCGAATCTCTTTATCATATAGTTTATTCAACTGATTATTATTATTTATCATACTTATAATAATAATTTATTTTTATAAACATTTAATTTTGATTGTTTTTCTTTTCTTATTTTTTTTATTTCTTTTTGTTCTTCCTCCTCCACTAACCATGGCTTTGTATTTTTCCAAACTCTTCTCGTATTTAGTAACTTTAGCTTCATTTCCCGCTTCTTTATGTATGGCTATTTTCTCCTTCGCTAACTCTACACCTTTTTCCGGGTCATCTTTAAATTGACTTCCTGGTGCACTAGAACTTCCTGTTGATGCTGCACCAGAATCTCCAGTTGATGCTGCACCAGAATCTCCAGTTGATGCTGCACCAGAATCTCCAGAGCCTGAAGATAGTTCTGCCAAAATACTGCCCTCTTCGATTTGAAAATCTCCTACATCAATATTAGTAGCTGCTTTAATTGGCCCGGCCATAGCTTTGACAGCGTCACCTTTCAATTTTTCTTTCATAAAATCTATTGCAACCTTTATCTTGCTAGCTAATTCTTTGTTTTCTTTAATGTAATCTACAATTTTACCTGTCATTTCCTTCATTTTAACTTGTACTGTTTCTATAATTTTTTCTGTACTATCTAACTCAGGAGGGCATTCCGAAAAATTCGTGAGTCCTTTAGGGTTAATTATGCCACGTAATTCTTCAAGAGGTTTATTTATAATATTTCCGATTGGTTTTAGTTCATCTTCATTAAACAACGCTTGTAGATCTCCGAGAGCTTGAGAAACAACACCACACATCTTTTTCGGATTTGGATTTGGATTCATTGGTGGTAAATTACTTTGTATTCTTCCCCAAAGCATCATAAATTTTATTTGGTGTTTCACCGTTGTCACACTACCAAGACCAAGACCACTTATAGCCCCTAATCCTGCACCAAGAGGCCCACCCAAACCCCCATTTTGCTTTTTAATTATCTTCTTTTTTGATTTATTCTGTTTTTTTTTAAACTGTATATTTCTTTTACTAACCATATATACTATTATAATATTATTAATATTCTTGCTTATAAAAAATTCTTAATAATAACACAGAATTAGCTAAAGTTAGAAATATCAAAAAAATCGTATATATACAAATTAACCAAATATAGCCTTGTAGTTCATTATAAACAATATCTGAAATACACAATAAAATATCATGAATATCCCTTCTTGTATCTTCATTTTTTAATAATTCTATACAACTTTCCTTAATATTTATCATTTGAACAATCATCTTAATAAAAAAATATTTAACAAACGAATTCGTTGAATGACAATAACTATTTTTATTCAATAGTATATAAAAATGAATAGTATTCATACTCCGAATAATTCTTTTTCTTTTAGCAAAATTCGCCTTTCAAAACCAATATTAAGGGCCGGCGGAAACCATGTTATTAGTTGCTCTATTGATGAAGAACCTTTTTATATTCAACCTCCTAAATGTAATACAAAACAAGGCATAGTTGAAGCTGGTAAGAAAAAATATACCGATTTGATGTTTACACAAGAAAATGATGAATTTATTTCTTGGATGGAAAATTTAGAAACATATTTTCAAGAACATTTATTTCAAAACAAAGATGAATGGTTTGATGGTAGCATGGAACTACACGATATTGAAAATTTTTTCACAAGTCCTTTAAAAAGCTATAAATCTGGAAAATTCTACTTATGCAGAGTAAATATTAAAAGTCATTTAGGAAGTAATAGCATTAAAGTATTTGATGAAGATGAAAATGAACATTCATTAGATAGCATCAAGGAAGAAACAAAAATTCATACTATTTTGGAAATAAAAGGTATCAAATGTACTTCAAGTAGTTTTAATATAGATTTTGAATTAAAGCAAATTCTTATTATTAAAAGTGCAAACCTTTTTGATAAATGTTTGTTTCCTGTTGTTAAAAAGGAGATTACACAAACTGAATCTTTTACAAATGAAGACAGCGGACAACCCGAGAATGATGTAGATAATGTTATGGATCAACCCGTTACAACGAATAATGAAAGTGAAGAAACAGAAGTAGAAATCAAAGAAGATCTCCCGTTTGTGATTGAAGAAAACACAGAAGAAACAAAAAATTTAGAAGAAATGAAAGATTTAGAAAAATCTGAATTACAAGAACCGGAAGATGTTTATCAACCTGAATTAGAAAATGATGTTTTAACAGAAAATCAAACAAAAGATGAAAACGTAAATGAAGTAGACGAAGTAGAAGAACTAGAAGAAATGAGCAACAATCCAAATTCTTTAGAAGAAATCGATTTACAAGTAGATGCAATAAAAGATGAAGACACAATACAAATTCGAAAAAGAAACGACGTTTATTATGAAATGTATAAAGAAGCAAGGAAAAAGGCCAAGGTTGCTAGAGATTTAGCACTTTCTTCTTATTTAGAAGCAAAACGTATCAAAAATACATATATGTTGGATGATATTGAAGATAGTGATTCTAGTGATTTAGAATTAGAAGAAAAAGGGGAAGAATAAAAAACTACCACCGAATAATTTTAGCCATTTTTTTAATTGTGTTACAAATAATTTATCAGTTGTTATTATATAAACGATATGTTTTCGAATTTTAGTAAAAGTTTCATGAAAGGTATTACCACTTTTTTCACCACAGAAAGAGTCGTAGTACTTGTTGTTTTTCTTGTATTGATCTTTGCTCTTGCTGCATATGCAAACATGAAAACTTCTGTATTAGACCAAATGGACACAGGTATTGAAGAAGAACCCAAGAAAAAGTCTATGGAAGAATTAATGCCTAAGAAAGAAGGATATACCACACAATCTGTAGCAAACCCTAGTGATTTGCTTCCTAAGGATGAAAACAGCGATTTTGCTGCATTAAATCCTAGCTCCATGAACAAGGGTGATGTATTAATGCCTGACCTTTTACAAGCTGGACACCACATCGGTGTTGATACCATCGGTCAATCTTTGAGAAACGCTAACTTGCAACTTCGTTCTGATCCTGTTATTTCCAAGTCTGATATTGGACCTTGGAACCAAAGCACCATCGAAGCTGATTTTGGACGTGTTCCTCTTGAACTTGGTGAAAAGTAATTAAACTAATATAATATTTCATTAATGTAATATTATATCAAAATATATAAATGAGTGTAAAAGATATTCAGTTTCCGAATGGATTTAGATTAATTTATGAAAAATCAAATAGTACAGTACCATTAACTTCTTATTATGTATTTTGTAATTTAGGACCAGGACATGAATCAGCAAAGCTAAAAGGTGCTTCTCATTTGATTGAACATATGTGTTTCAAAGGAACAAAGAAAATACCTGAAGCAAAAGACATTTCACTTGTATATGACAAAATAGGTGCTTATTTTAATGCTTTTACAGAAAAAAGATATACTTGCTACACAGTAGATTGTCAAAGTAAATATGCATTCAATTGTTTACGTATATTATCTGACATGATTATCAATTCTGTTTTTGACAAAAAAGAATTCACCAAAGAACATGAAGTAGTGATTGAAGAAAACAACGATGATTTGAATGATCCACAAGAATTGGCATTTAATGCAATAAATAAAGAACTATTTGCAGGAAGTTCTTTCGAAATGCCGATTGATCATGTTGATTTCCATAAAAAAGGTCATTTACTCTATGAAGATGTGGTTGAACTATACAAACATTTCTATACACCAAATAATCTTATGTTAAGTGTTGTTTCAAATTTAAGTTTTGAAGACTTTCAAAAATGGTTACCGAGAACATATTTTTTAACAAATACAAAGAAAAGATATTCCATACCTTTTAATAATTTAAATTTTCATGTAAAGCCGAAAACAGAGATTTCGTATGTAGCACAAAAGAAAAAAGGAATAAGCAATATCACGTTGATGGTTGGATTCCGTGTTTGTGGATTTCATCATGAGGATAAAGCTATATTGGAATTATTAAGTACATGCTTAGGAAAGAACATGAGTGGTCGTTTAAAATATATTCTTCGTGAAGAAAAAGGTCTTGTATATTCTGCATATATTGATGATATGTACTTTGAAGAAATAGGCGGATTTACGATTGTTACGCAAACAGAAACAACACAATTACTAAAAAAGGGTGGTGTTCTTGAAACTATTATAGATATTTTAAAAAGCTTGATTAAAAAAGGAATAACAAAAGAAGAATTACAAACAGTCAAGGGAACAATAGAGGGAGACAATATATTAAGTTTGCAGTCAAATTCAAGTCGCTGTTTATATAATGGAGAAAATTTTCTATATAATCAAGATTTAAAACATGTAATACCGTATAGCGATGTATATGATAAGGTATTTAAAAATATAACCAAAAATCAGGTCGATAAAGTGATAAATAAATATTTTACTCCTGAAAATATGAGTGTTTGTGTTGTTGGAGAAAAAATTCCTAACATGCAGAACATTAAAAAAGTGTGTGAAAAATTATTTTGAATATAAAATTTACATACTATTAATATATAAGTATTAATATATAATGATTAATGAAGATATTTTAGGATTATTTATCATATTTTTTGTTCTCATATTTATTGCATTGATGTATTTCAGAAATTTTGAGGAGTTCCAATTGAAATGTATTGTTTCAACCGTTGATGGAAATAAGTATTGTGTAAGAGAGAGAACACAATTACAAAATGCGGCAGATCTTTTGGCAAAAACAACAGAAAAATGTAAAGCTTTAGTTTCTTATTTACATGAAAAACATCCTGATGATGAACGTGTAAAACGCCTAGTTAAAGGATTCAATCCCAAAAAAATAATGGAAACTTTACCAACAAGTCAATTTACTGCATATAGTGAAAACAAAGGAGAAAAAATGGCGTTTTGTTTAAATAAGAAAAAGACTGAAAATGAAAATTTGATTGATGAAAGTACATTAACATTTGTTGCAATTCATGAATTAAGTCATGTTGCAACTGTTTCTATAGGACATAAGACTGAATTCTGGCAAAATTTTAAATTTTTATTGGAAAATGCAAAAGAAGCGGGTATTCATAATCCTATTGATTATAAAAATCAACCAGCTAATTATTGTGGAATGGACATACACGATAATCCCTATTATGACGCATAAACAATTTCATCGTGTTTATATGGAAACTTATTTTCAAGATATTGAACAAAATATATCGAATCATTCATAAGGATAGCCCTAGTAAATTCAGCCATAGCTCGTAAATTATATTGACCAATAGATGTTGCTGAAGCAACCGTTTCCTTTCCTTTCCAAAGGTCAAAATATAAATCAAGATCGGTTTCTCGCATATTTGTATATAAACTCAACGGAATTTCTATTTCTTTATACTTGGGTGTTTTAATTCTTTCTACTTCTTCACTATCTAAATCACAAGATAAAATATTTTTAACAAAATCACTATTAATAACTGTGGTGTAAGGCAACACATACGTTTTACATGTAGCAAAAGGAAACCGAATACCAACATCAAACATAGATAAGTAGTTGATGTTAGGATTTTCAACTAACATTTCAAGGTCACGTGGATCAATTAAAGATAATTTTTTACTAATAAGACTGCTCATTATATTTTTATTTGACTTAATTAAAAATATAATATCAATTTTTTATTTATATAGCAAATCTAAAAATAAATTTTTATTAAATGCATTATTGTAAACATCACACGATTTCAATATAAAATTTGTTATATCAGCAGGTGTTTTGTTAATCTTTTTCTTTTTAGCTAACTTCAATTTATATGATGTAAAATGATACACCATTTCTTCAACCGTTTTGGGTAGTACATTTTTAAATTCTATATTTTCGTCTATTCTTCCGGGACGAATTAATGCAGGATCCAATTTTTCTACATGATTTGTAGTCATAACTAATATACGACCAGTAGATTCTTGTATACCATCTAATAAATTCAATATATCATCCAAGGTTACTGGTGATTCTTTAATTAGTGCTTTGTGTAATATAGCATTATCATTATTTTTATCGTTAATTAGTTTCACTAAGTCTTTGTCTTCTTGATTATCATTTTTACTTACTTTATCTTGTCTTTTCAAAATAATTTCATCAGCACAATCAATATCTTCTAGTACATATATTTTTTCAGAAAATCCAATACTACCTGGTTTATTATTACGATCATATCTAGATTCAAAATAAATTTGTTCTAGATCAGCAGTTGTTTTAATATGTTTGAAAGAAATAGTTATTATATGTCTTTTAGAATAATTTGCCAACGCTTTTATAAAAGTTGTTTTCCCAGTACCGGGCGCACCATGTAATAGAAATCCAAGAGTATACGGAATACCATGTTTTTCATACCATGATTGATTGTGCAGAAAAAAATCAACTTTATTAATCAGTCGTTCCTTTTCTGGAAAAAAGAAATTATCAAACCGCTTTACACTATGAAAAACAGATTCACGCCAGTTACTGTATTTATCTTCAGGATCAATATTATTTTTGATCAATTTATATTCAAATTGTTTATTTATTTTTTTCTTTTCAATATCATCTATATATTCTTTTGTTCTATCTGTAATATACTGTTTCAATTCATTTGTGGTAAGTAAAAAAGAATAAATATAAATAGAAATAGATATTATTTTGAATTTTGACTTTTCTTCTCTTTCATCATCAAATAATTCAGTATAACCATATATTTTTTTACTACTATCTATACAAAAATGCTCTTTTTGATCAATAATGTATATACCATCATTTGTAAATTCATTATCGTAATAGCTCTTTCTTTGAATAATATTTACAAATAAATATTTTAAGGACCTGATGTTTGTACTATGTTTTAGTATATATTGAATCATCGCAATAAATTCATCGCTATAACATCCTGTTATAGTTGCATATGAATCATATTTACCTGAACATGTTGTTTGTGTTCCTGTTAAACAAATTGTATGACGTTTATAGAAAAGCGAATATACAAAAGAATAACTAAAAACATGCTTGATAAACGAATAATCTATGGTATATAAAAAGTAAAGTACACCTACTATAAATATTAATAGCTTATCATCTATTTTAAAAATATTATTTAAATTTGTTAGTGCCATTAACTTTAATACATTATTTGTATCATACTGATCAATCATATTTATTTTAAGATAGATTATTTTAAATTGTTTCATTTTATTTAATAAAAATGATTTACAAAATGTATCACTATTTGTATATATGGAAACTCAAAAAGATTTACAAGAATTACTGAAAGACAAGATACCCAAAGAATCTGTTTTTAAAGTTTGTATATTGGGTAAAGAAGGGAATATTCAACAAGTGATTCTCTTTCAAGGTATTTTAGATGATGTTTCTTTTGAAAGTCAATATTTCTCACAGGAAGAGTCTTTGTTCTATACAAATAGTAATGCAGAACTTATTATTTCCAATCAATTAATTCATTTAGATGATTCCATTTCTAGTATTAAAAAGAAAATTTTAAAGGAATTTACTTCTTATCAGGCTAGTTATGAAGAACTCTATTTATTTGGAATGAAAAAAGATAATCTAGATTTATTATCATGTTATCAGGAAATTACAAATAATGGAGAAACACCATTCACAAAAGGTATGATGGGTCAATTTATGAATAATTTACAAATAGATGATCCTAGTATTCAACAACTATTAAATAAAGAAATAGATGAAGATGGATATACATTTGATGAACTTATGAAAATCTTGGTACCTTATGAAAAAATGTATTCTCAATACTTCCCTTTAGGACAACGCTTCGCTTCAAAACCAAGTCATCTTTTTTCAGCAAATCCATATTCAGTACTTCCTTCTAATTCCCCCATTTTTCAAATGAAAAGTAATAATCTTTTGTATTCATTCGAAAATAATGTATTATTGAACTTTGATACTCTTCATAATGAAACTATTTACTTATGTTTAGCTGAAAATGTACTTGATTATTCATCTTTGAACGGTATTGATAATCAATTTATGTCAAGTATATACTTTCCATTATTATCTAAAAAAAATATTTATACTCTTGATCAATTGAATAGTCAAAAACAATTTTTATTAGAAGATACGAAAAAACTTCTCGATCCTGCTATTTTTAAAGTTCAAAATAATATTGATACGTTTTATCAGGTTGATTATTTAAAATTAAATGAACTTCCTTATATTGATAATGGTATTAAAAATTTTCATATTACACTACATCCTTCAAGCAAAACATTTTTACCTTTGGATGTTATTTTTAAACAATTAAATGTAACTGATGAAATGCCGTTTATTAAATATAATCCTGGAAGTAAAAAGGAATCTTTGGTAAGGCTTTTTTGTAATAAACGTACAAAAACTGGTAAAAAAATACCTATACTGAACAAACAAACATTATTAATGCTATTTAAAAACTCCGGAAAAATAAAGCAGCTATCTGTTTATTTGCGTAAAGTAATCAATACACAATTGATTGAATGTTTTGTTGATTTTGATTTGAATGGAAATATAAGTGTGCGTTCTATTTCTACAAAACTTGTACCTCATGAATTTTTGGAAAACATTATAACTGATTTTATCAACCCGTTGATAACAAAGATAAATACTTTTGTTGAGGCATCTGGATATAAAATAAACTTGTTTAAGTCTTTACAAGATGATCTTGTCGAAGTTATTAATTTAAATTACCATTTATCTATACAAGTAAATAAAAACCTGGATTTACATAAGTATTCTGATTTGTTTTATGGAATATTTGATATACTAAGTTTTGATTTGATCAAAGGAGCAAAGCTACAATACAAGCGAGTAAACAATTATACTGAAATGTCTGCTATGTTTGCGATGATTTCTTATTATGTCAAACAATATAATGATCCATCTGTGATTATTAATTTAATTATGTCAAATTTTAATATTGATTATGATGAAGCAAAGAATGAATTCATAAAATTCCAAAGTGATCATCCATTTATTAATGGAAAATTTATAAATAAGGCAGCTCAATTAGTTGACAATCCTGGATTTCCTGCTATCTTTAAAGTTGAACCCTTTGAAAATAAGTTAATTATCAGTATAAACAATATTGATTCTGTAAAATATTTAACACCTCTTAAAACGTATATTAATAGTTTTTTACGATTCTCTCAATATGATAGTGATTTGCCATTCAAAAAAGAAAACTATTTGGCCACCATTAAAAATAACGAAAATATATCTAGTGAACCTCATTTAGATAATATTATTTTACCAACTGCAGATGCAGTACCAATACAAATGGCAACAACAACAAATATATTTAAAACAGAAAGAGAGGATGAAGAAAGCGACGATGATGGATTATTTTTTGATGATGAAGATGAAGATGAAGATGAAGATGAAGATGGCGACGAAGTAATAACATTAGAATCCAAAATTTCAGCAAATAACTCACCAGATGAATCTCCTGCAGAAGAAACAAAAGAAGAAGGAGAAAAAGAAAAGAAAGATGAAACGGTTGTTGATCAGGCTAATAATGTTATTTCAAGTATAACAAGTGGTTTTGCATCATTAACAGGACAAGGACAAGAAGAAGAAAAAGAAGAAACTTCTCAAGATAATAGTGAGGAAAAAGAAGAAACTTCTGAAGATAATAGTGAGGAAAAAGAAGAAATCCCCGAAGATAATAAACAATCAGGAGGAACAAACCGAATGTTTATTAAAAAGATGAAACAATTACAACCAATCTTATTTAAGAAAACAGGTGAAAATGAAGATTCCTATGCAAGAAATTGTCAAGCAAATTCAAGAAGACAGCCTATTATTATGACAAATGAAGAAAAAATGAAAATAGACGAAGAATATCCTGGAGCTTATGATATTGCTCTTCCTTATAGTACTGAAAAAAATAAGAAGTATTGGTATATTTGCCCCAGATACTGGTGTTTACAAACAAATGCTCCTCTTACGGAAGAACAAGTTGCAAAAGGAGAATGTGGAGGTAAAATTATACCTCAAAATGCAAAAGAGCCTCCAGCTGGACATTATATTGTTGAATTTACGGATAAAAAAGAACATGTGGACAAAGAAGGAAATTATAGAAAGCATTATCCAGGATTTTTAAAAAATAAAACTGAGAATAACCACTGTTTACCTTGTTGTTTCAAAAAATTAAGCACAGATCAACAAATGAAAATGAGAAGAGAATGTAATGTAAATCCGGATGATTATCATGGAGATCCTGCAAAAATAGAAGAAATTATTGGAGAAAAAGATAAAAATGAGAGTGAACTTGCCGAAAAAAGAATGGCAAAAAATGTATTTCTACCGGAGCGTTTTCCTATGCCTCAACATAGATGGGGATTTCTACCGATGTCTATTGAATTATTTTTGCACGTAAATGCAGAAAAAGATGTAGAAAAAAATAATAAAGCTATTATACAAAGAAATAAATCTCCTTTATTACGGTATGGTGTTGAATTATCAAGAAATCAATCATTTGTTGCCTGTTTGAATGATTTGTATTCAGCATATAATGACGAATATATTTCATTATCAGATTTTAGAGAAAAACTTGCTAACGATATAGATTTAGATTTATTTATTCAAAGTCATAATGGAAATCTAGTTTCAACATTTCAACCTAAAAAATATATAATAGAAAATGATGAATTGAATGTTTATGAAGAAAGTGTATTTTACAAGTCATTAAATGTAGAAGATAAATCTCAAAAAGCTTTTCTTAAAGATACAGTTGCATCTTATAAAAACTTTATTGATTACTTAAAAGATGATGATTCGTTTATTGATCATACCTATTTATGGGATATTGTAACTTCGGGAAAAACACGTATCTTTAAACAACCGTTCAATCTTATCTTATTAGAAGTAAGTGAGTCTGATATAACTGATGATGTTTCTTTAATTTGCCCTACAAATTTAAACAAAAGTAAATTATATAACAAAAATCTAAAAACCGTAATATTATTAAAAAGTAAAGAATATTATGAACCTATTTATCGATATGGTAATACATTAAAAAACAAAAATACGTCTAGTTTGACAGCTACAAAATTTCTAGTTCCTTCTCAAATTTCACAAGAACTATTAACTACATTAAATACAATCGAATATACCAGCGAAAAATATTGTAGACCTATACAAAATACAACAAAGGTATATGAATATAAAACAAATTTACCTGCTTCGTCTATTTACGATCTATTAAAAGAAAAGAATTTCGTTATTGATAGTCAAGTATTAAATTATAAAGCAAAAACAATAGCTTTTTACGTAAAGATTCGAGAACAAGATGATAAAAAATATTATATTCCTACTCTTCCTTCCGGACAGATTGAAAATTTAAAAAGTATTTATACTGATGATGTTGATTGGAATACATACGAAGAAACAAAGATTATGTTACAAAATATTTATTTTAAATCAGAAAAGAAAATACCATGCAAACCACTTGTAAAGGTTGTAGAAGATGGCTTGATTGTTGGCATTTTAACACTCTCAAATCAATTTATTGCAGTAAGTGATTTTCCAGAAGAATCTTCAGATGATGAACTAGACGCGATTAATACAAGCAGTTATAAAGATAATTATTTCAAAGCAGACAAAGAATTAGCCTTGAAAAATAAAGTAGATAAAACAAGAGTGGAAACAGTAAGAAATATATTCTTAGAAACACAATTTTATTACTCTTTTAGAAATAAAATCAGATTTTTGCTGAATGATTATTATAATTACGAAATTAAAAAGGATATTATAGACATACTCGAAGACAATCGCTATTTATATTCAGTAAAGTTAGAAAAATTAATTAAAGTATTAACATATTTACTTCGTAATCATGTATTATTTCAAAAAATAGATCAAGATGTATTCGATGAATTACAAAATAAAAAGGCTTTTTTGAACTTGGATAAAGAAAATCAATTTTGCTTGGAAAAAGAAAATAAATTATGTTTACCAAAAGACCATCTTGTGAGTAATATTAATAATGAAACTTATTATTATAAAAAAATGGCAGATGAATTATTAAGATACAAGAGAGTACGTTTGTTTATGCTAGACGCAAATCAATACTTAACGATTCAACATTTAGATTACAAAATAGATGATAATGAAATAGTATTACTTCAGAGTTCTCTGTTTGATGATTACTTAAAAGATGTAACTCCCTTTGTTACAAGTTCATATGTTAAAAATACCGGATTTGATTTTTCTAATCCTAGTTCTCATCCTCCATATAGTGATAAGATTAGTTTAAAAGAACAAATGCAACTCGATGATAATATTAGCGATATTGAATTTATTGAAAAAACATGCAAAGAATCAATTATAAATATTAAAAATTCAACTATAAGTAAATGGGAAAACTTTGTTTCTCCAGATTCGAGTGTCACACAAATGAAAGAAAATGCCCTGTGTAGTTTTTATGTAGTTATGTTTGTTTTATTGAAAAAGACAGGAGTAATATTGAATGTGAATCAAATAAAAATAAAATTAATAGAAGAATATAATACGCTATTCAAAGATCATTATACAAATATACTTGAATTATTTTCGAAACAAGGAAAAGAGAATTATGTAAATAAATTGCAAAAAAATGAATTAGATATTGAAAGCATGATTATGAACGAAGACTATTTTTTAACACATATTGATTTATGGATTTTATGTAGTCATTATAAACTTCCAATAGTATTATTTTCTGATAGTAAAATATTAAACTTAAATTCCACTCACGAATGGCTTGTACTAGGAGGTAACACAAAACAAGATGAATACTATTTTGTATACGGATCACCTAATCCTGGAAAAAATACATATTTATTAGTAGAACCACCCTTATTATTGAGTTCAATAGATTATTTTAAAACAATAAGTGGACGATCAGATTTTATTGAACATTTTATTACCTTGGAAAATTTTCTATCAAATATGTAAATAAAATATAATCTTGCAATAGTAAATTATATTTTATAACTATAATATAAATGTCTAATAAAAAAACTATAGTAGGAGAAGGTACTTACGGTTGTGTAATAAAAGAACCTTTAGAATGTAAAAAAAAAAAGAATTCATCTTTTTATAAAAACAAAGTATCAAAAGTAATGACTAGTAAAGCTGCCAAGGAAGAGCTTGAAGAAATGAAGAAGATATCTGAAACAAAAGGTATTGACAAATATGCGATGAACGTACCTGATTTATGCGTTCCTCATTTAAACGAAGAATTTGATAATATTGTTTCCAAATGTAGAGGTAAGTCTGTAAGTCGAGCATATAAACAGAAAAAAGAATCTCTTCGATTATTAATCTTGGAAAACGGTGGAAATGATTTAAATACGATTCAAAAAAAAATGTACAAATTATTTACTAATCAAGAAAAAAAGTTATTTTTCACATCTTTGTTAAACTTGCTCGATGGCGTAGATTTTTTTATTAAAAATAATATTATACATCATGATATTAAATGTGGAAATATTGTGTATAATATTAATACAGGAATTGCAAAATTTATTGACTTTGGACTAGCCACTCAAATTAGTAAAGTAATACAGAAAAGTAGCTATAATAATAATGAATTTGCTGTAAGTCATAGTTATTTTCCTCAGGAAAGCAGTTGTATGAATAAATCAGATTTTAATTATAGTATTCAATACCACTGCGAAAAAGTTCGCATAGATTATAATAATAATTTTGATAGGTTTATTGAAGAAGCAGCCAATTCATTCGATATGTTTTGTTTATCTCTTGCATTACTTGATCTATTTGAACCACTGTTATTTATTGAAGAAAAATCTAACAATAGAGATATTTATCATTTTTTATATGAAGTAATTGAAGTGTTAAATAAATATATTAATTCTAATTTGAAAACTCGTAAGAAAGACCCCAAAGAATTAAAACAAGAATACAAAGAATTGTTAGAAGTATATAAATTATATGATACTGACAAACCTACACCAAGTCCTGAAATAATCAGTTTATCAAGTAAATTTTCATTTTCGTTGGATCCTATTATCAATTGTCCTCCTTTAAAACCAGATTATAATCCAATCACAAGAAAATGTGTACCTAAATGTAAAGATGGAAAAGTTCGTAATGAAAATTTTCGCTGCGTTAAGAAAAATAATACACAAAAGAAAAGAAAAACAACAACTTTGTCTAAGATCACAAAATGTGAAAATAAAAATAAAGATTATAATCCCAAAACTCGCCGGTGTGTTAAAAAATGTGGACCACGACAAATACGAAATGCAGAATTCAAATGTGTTTCTAAAAAAAAAATAACTGCACTTCCTAGTTCATTATTTACCTTGAATGGTGATAGCCTTTAAATAATAATTTTATGATTATTATTTAATTTACTTGCAATCACAGCTATTGCATTCACATTCACATTTTTCACAGCTGCAATCTTTGCAATCACAACCACCACGTAGACGCAATACCAAGTGAAGTGTTGATTCCTTTTGAATATTATAATCAGACAAAGTGCGTCCGTCTTCCAATTGTTTTCCTGCGAAAATTAATCTTTGTTGATCGGGAGGAATGCCCTCCTTTTCTTGAATTTTTTGTTTGATATTGTCAATCGAGTCACTAGGCTCAACTTCTAATGTAATCGTTTTACCAGTAAGCGTTTTTACAAAAATCTGCATGGTATATCTATAAATGTATAAAAAAATATTTTTATACTTTTTAATTTTATCTTCTTATTAAAATCCTATATCATAGTCATCATCCATACAATCAGCTACATTATCATTACGAATTGTGGAAATATTATTTTTAATTTCAAGATTTGTTTTGGAACAAATATTTGCATCGTCTTGTACATCACTAAACACTTGTTCAATATTTTTATCTGCTTCTGTTGTTTCAAAATCTTCACTTTCTAAAGATTTCATTTTCTCTAAATCTAATACAACATTACAAGAACCTGTCCCGAAATTTCCAAATTGTCCCATCATAATATTTGCAGACACACCACGCATGTGATCAAAATCAGCATGTCTTGATGCAGTCAATAATACTTCTGTATGAACTTCAAAAGTAGATTTTGAAATAGGACCAATATTATCATTTAAGATTCCAGATCTAAAAATAGAAACCATACCATGGTTCGAAGTCATTCTATCACATAATAAACTTAGATGATGATAATTGATTGATACACCACTCGCTTTCATCACATCCATAATTTCATCATGGATAACTTGACGCGCTGCTTCAATACCCAATACATTATTTACTTCCTTAATATCATTACTGATTGTTCTTTCCATATCAATAAAATCATAACTCAAAATCTCAAGTAAGTTGCTACCTGTAGTTTGTAGAGTCCAAATGTCTTGTTGCTTAAATTTTCCATCATCTTTTACAACATTATTTTGAACCTTTACAGGCAATACATTTGTAATCTTTGAAACACCACGAAGTACTATATTATTTAAAATATTTTCTTGAAAGTTTCTAAGTAAATAAATATGGTCCGATTGATCTAAAGACTCGGCAGCATTTTTATCTTTCTTTGTTTTATTTAACAAGTTGCTATTCAGTCTGATACGGAATACTAAATCTTTCGAGTTCAAGTCGCTATACACACAATTTAATTCATTACCATAGCAACTATTTGTTATAGCAAAATGAATATCATCCATAGTAATATTTTTATCTAACAAAGTCTCTGAATCAAATTGCATACGAATAATCCATTTTGACTTTTGTGCTTCATTTTCATCGTTGTCGTCATTACAAGATGATAACATATTTTCAAATTCATAGTATTGTTTCAATAACAACTCATCGCTAAAAATTGTTGTATTTTTATCATCAGGATCAAAACAAATCTCAACACTTTTAATTAAGTCAATCATTTTCGTATGAGTAATCATATTTGCATATTGTACGACCTTATCTTGTTCCCTTTCATCGTAAGATTTTAGATAAATATTTAATGAAGGAGTTTTGGGATTTTTTGTGAGTCTTAAAATTTCTTCAATTCGAGGAACACCTCGTGTTACTGTTGCACCAGCAGAAACACCACTAAGATGAAACGTATTCAAAGTTAATTGTGTTGTAGGTTCTCCAATAGATTGACCAGCAATCACTCCAACCATTTCTCCAGGATGCACAATAGCTTGCTTATACTTCAATACAATCGTTTCTAAAAGTAAAATCAAACCCTTTCTGTGAAAACGCTTGTTAACAATCAACTCTTTTGGATTCAACGCGAAATAATATAAAACATCAAATAACTCACTAGGCTTAGCATAATTGATTGTGTCCATTTTTTTTCTATAAGTTTCAATAAGTTTAAATGATTCAAGAGGAGTAATATCAACAAGAGAATTAGAATGTAATCCTAATTGATTTTGAATGTTCAAAATAATGCTGTGAAATGCAACAGGAACTTGTACAGAGTCATCATTTTTATTCAAAAACACCTTTCTAATAATATTCTCTTGTGCATAAATCATCTTATCAATCATTTCTTTGCACTTTTTCTTTGCGTCTGGTTTTTCCTTTTTCAAACGACGAATTGTTGATTTTGAATATACGTTCACTAATGCAGATTGTTCATCATTCACACCAACCATATCAAAATGTAAATAAATATCTTCCAAAGACATTCCTAACAACTTGATGCCTTGATTTTCAACACGAGTTGAATCAAAGTTATCATCTCCATATGCAAATTGAATAATTTTTCCTTTATTGTTTCTTACTGTCATATCATATTCAATCTTCAAGTCTTCCAAACCTTTGATCAATCTTCTTTGGATATATCCAGTTTGTGAAGTTTTAACAGCCGTATCAATCAAACCAACACGACCACCCATAGCGTGGAAAAACAACTCAGGTGCTGTTAATCCAGTAATGTATGAGTTTTCTACAAAACCTCTAGCGTGCGGAGAATCATCGTATTTACTAAAATGAGGCAAAGTTCTGCTATCAAATCCATACGGAATACGTTTACCCTCTACATTTTGTTGACCAACACAAGACATCATCTGTGAAATATTAATTAACGAGCCCTTTGACCCAGAATTTACAATCATTAAGAAACGATTGTTCTTACTCAAAGACTTTCTACCAATATTTCCTGCTTGTTTTCTTGCCTCGTTCAATACATTATTTACACTATTTTCAAACTCTTCCATGTTGGTATAAGAAGTATTGTTTTCAAATACACCCATATGTAACTTGTCAATAATCGATTGCACTTCTTGTTTCTGCGCTGTGATTGCGTGAATAATACTATCCTGAGTATTTTTATCTGCAATCAAATCACTAATCCCTACACTAAATGCGCTTGACTTCATGTACTCAGTAATAATATTTTGCAAGTTATCAATAAAATCACTTGCTTGCATATGTCCAAAATCATTAAAGATTCTATGTGTAATACCATTCGACCCAAAACATTTTTTATCCAATTGACCACGAGCATAAGTTCCGTTTCTAATTTCTAAAACATTATTACTTGTCTCATAATCTTCGTCATCCTCAAATAATCCTGTTTTGCGCTTTAAGGTCATAGAAGGCATAATTTGACTCAATATATCAAAACTCGTTAATTCTTTTTTGTTTAATTTATTAACGTCGACATTTGGAAACATCATTAAAAGATTCATCGCCTGCTTAGGTGTAAATTTCAAGTTAGGTCGTGTAAATCTGTACGATCCAAGCATCGAATCTTGAAAGATACCAATAATAGGAGAATTACTGGCAGGACTAATAATCTGATAAGGAATTGCAGCCAAATTTTTTAATTCTGTTTCTGCTATAATATTTTGAGGCATATGCATATTCATCTCATCACCATCAAAATCCGCATTATAAGGCTTTGTGTCACCAACATTCATACGAAAAGTATCTCCAACCTTCATAATTTTAACTATGTGACACATCATACTCATTCTATGAAGACTAGGTTGACGGTTAAATAACACAGCATCACCATCCATCATGTGACGATGTACCACATCACCATTTTGAAGTTTAATCGAATCGCGATCAACATAACGAAGAGAAATATTATCTCCATTCTTTTTTTCCAATATTTTTGCACCAGGGTATTCTTCTGGGCCATTCTGAAGGAGCTTTAACAGGAAATCCTTATTTCTATCATTCACCATGACTGGTTTTGTAATATTCATAGCAATTTTTAAAGGAACTCCCAATTCTCGGATTGAAAGATTAGGATCACCTGTAATTACAGATCTTGCACTAAAATCAACACGTTTACCCATTAAGTTACCACGGATACGACCAAATTTACTATTTAATCTTCCCATAATACAATTTAATGGTCTTCCTGAACGTTGTCTTAAGCTATCTGCACCTTTTACTTTATTGTTTACAATCATAGCTACAAAGTATTGCAAAATAGAAGTAAGGCCTTCGATCACATTTGCACTAGCCTTATTTGCAATTTTTTCTGAAAGATCTTTATTTGTTTTAATAATATTGCTGTAAATATGTGTCAAATCATCTTCACTACGCTGTTGAGCATCGTGTTTAACAGAAGGACGTACTGCAGGAGGAGGAACAGGCAATACTTGACAAATCATCCACTCAGGACGAGACCAGATAGGACTTAGACCCATAAAATGAACATCCTCGTCAGAAATACGCTTAAACATCTTAATAATATGCTCTGGTGTAAGTCGAATTGCTATCTTCTTCTTTTCTTTACTTGAATCAATATCTATTTTATCCCAAATAGCAAATATCTTAGCCAAATCTTCTAACTTGACACTTGATGGCTGTTTGCAACCACAACCATCTTCTGTAAACTCACCACACCTACTTGCTTTCAAACCAGTAACATAACTCCACCTTTCATCTGCAGGTTTGCACATAATATGTTTATGTTGATTTTTATTAATTAACAGTTTACTACACTTAAAACAAACTATTTTTAAAATTTTCATAATTTCTTTTATATGTTGAATAAAGAGTACCGGTTTGGCTAGCTCAATATGACCAAAATAACCAGGGGTATCAATATATGTTAATCCATCGGTAGGGCAAATAATACCGGGTTCTAATACACCCATTCTAGGATCAAATAACCCACCCATTACTGGTTTATTATTATTAAAAGTAACAGGAGAAGTGACTTCAACAACCGAGTTTTTTCTGATCTCCTCTGGGGATAACATACTAAATTGGATACCTATGATCTTAGCCGGAGTTTTATAATCATTTTCTTGACCCTTTTGTAAATTCATATTAATACTATATTATATTATTTATATATTTTATTAGGGCATAATCAATTTTTTAGATTATTAAAAAATTGATATGAAAAGTATTAAATAACTTATATAAAGAAATGACCCGTTTGACAGAAAAATTGTTTGATAAGAAAAATACTAAAAAGTCTAGTATGAACTCCAAAGCCAACAACAAGAGAATGAAGAAGCAAGATCCTCCCTCTGATGTTGAATCTGAAAGTGATTCTGACTATGTAGATACATCAGATTCAAGTTATGTTCCTCCTATAAAAAATAAAAAATCAAAAAAATCTGAGGACATGGATCAATCTGAGTATATCAAATTCTTGTCGACACTTTTTCCTTCTAAGTATATGAAACAAAAAATGAAAGATATCGACGAATCTGAAGAACTTGTAAGTTTTAAAGAAAAAATCGATTTTATTAAAAAGGAGATTGGGTGTACCCGTAATCAGGCTGCACGAGCATTAGAAAATAATAAAGAAAATGTAATAAAGGCTATGAAAGAACTAAGTAAAAAGTATACTGTTAAAGAAGACAGCGATTCATCTTTGAGTGACGAAGAGAGTGAGGAAGAAAGTGATTCAGATATTTCTGACAATGAGTACATTCCACCTAAATCAAAGAAGTCAAAAACAAAGAAGTATGAGTCTGAGGATGAGGATGAGGAAGACGATGAGGATGAGGAAGACGATGAGGATGAGGAAGACGATGAGGATGAGGAAGACGAAGAAGAGGAGGAGGAATATGAAGACGAAGAAGAGGACGGTAAGACGTTGAATATTCTACTTGATCTTGGAGGAGATTTTGAAGAGCAAGAAGAGGAATATTTTGAAGATGAAGATGAACAATGTGATAGTGAAGATGAAGAAACCTTTATGAAAGAAAAGTACGAAAAGGTTGATCATGTTACTGAAAATAAAAAGAAAATTAAAAATAAAAAAATCAAGGAAAAGCAACGTTTGAAGGAGAAGAAGGAGGAAGAAGATCGTTACAAAGTTGAACAAAATTATGTGGAAATGGTTGAGACTAAGAAATTGTTATTGAAGCAAATCAAAAATCAACCAAAGAGTAAGATCTTAAAAAGAGCGATTGAAGATTGTGATAAATCCATTAAAAAGCTTATCAAGAAATCGCGTACGAAGAACGCAAAGCAGTATCATACATTAATTCATAGTAGCAAAAAGAGGACTAATGAAGTCGATTATTTTAAGAAAAAGCTTTCTAATAAGGAACAATTGCAAGTTATGAACGATCTTGAAGAAATCAACAAACACATTAATATTGACAAACCTTATCGTCTTGCTCTATTGGATTCTGACATGCCTTCCAAATTTAAGGCAATCGCTATGCAACGATTAAATGTACTTCGATCTATGGATCAAACTGACCCTGAGTATTACAAGATCAAGAATTGGGTTGATACCTTTATGAAAATCCCATTCGGTATTTATAGTTCACTTTCTATTTCCATGAAAGATGGTCTTGACGTCAGTCATCAGTTTATTACGAACGCAAAGAAAACACTTGATGAATGTGTTTATGGTCTTGATGATGCAAAGATGCAAATTATGCAACTAGCAGGTCAATGGATTACTAACCCTAGTGCTCTTGGTACTGCAATCGCGATTAAGGGACCTATGGGTACTGGTAAAACAACTCTTGTAAAAGAGGGAATTAGTAAAATCTTAGGAAGAGAATTTGCTTTTATTGCTCTTGGTGGTACTGGTGATTCAAGTTTCTTAGAGGGTCACTCATATACTTATGAAGGAAGTACATGGGGTAAGATTGTACAGATATTGATTGATAGTAAGTGCATGAATCCTGTTATATTCTTTGATGAGTTAGACAAATTAAGTGATACACCAAAGGGTGATGAAATTAATGGAATATTGACTCATCTTACAGATACATCTCAGAACAGCGAGTTTCATGATAAGTACTTTTCCGAGGTTGATTTTGATATTAGCAAGTGTTTGTTTATTTTCAGTTATAATGATGAGTCTAAGGTAAATCCGATTTTGAAAGATAGAATGTATAGAATTCAAACAAAGGGATATGAAAATAAGGAAAAGTTAATCATCGCTAGAAAGCATCTTTTACCAAAGATTAGAGAGCAAGTGAACTTTTCAGAAGAAGACGTCATTATTCCTGATGAAGTAATCAAATATATTGCATCTAGTCAAGAATTGACAAAGAATGAAAGTGGGGTAAGAAACTTGAAGAGATGCTTGGAAATTATTCATACAAAGTTGAATTTATTCAGACTAGTAAAGAAGGATGATGAAATGTTCAAAAAGGAATTGAATATGGACGTGAATTTTCCTTATACAGTAAGTATCGAGGATGTAAATAAGTTGATTAAAAAAGAGTCAGAAGAGAATGTTTCTCTCTCGATGTTGTATTTGTAAATTATTTAAAAACATCTTAATTCTATTTGTAATGTATTTAAATAACGAAGAAATTAAAGTTTTAAAACTTTTTTTATCAGATGAATGGAATTTATATCAACCTGATTTAAATAATCCATTATGTGTGAATATTTTTGATGATGGTAATCAAAAATATAAAAGCAATACAAATATTTGGTACAAAGTAGGAGATTGGAAAGAAAAAATATGTTTATTGAATAAAGATGAAAGAGTATTTATATATAGCATTTCATCTTGGAAAGTATCATCCATCAGTATGAGATCCTATGAATACCAGTATGTGAATGATTATATGATACGTATGAAAGAAATTATGTCGAGTTTACCGGATGAATATAAAAATAAAGACTGTCAAGAGATTGAGAATAAAATATGTAATTATTTAAAAAAATATTGTATTCATGAAATTATTGATGATTATATTGATATTAATCCAGAATTGAGTCAACCTGTCAAGTATTGTAATAAATGTTATACTGAATTTTAATTATTTCATAGTTCGTCCTATTTTACCATCGATAGTATAATGTCTACCAAATTTCATCCATAGTAAAATACTGATTGTAAAACCTACTAAAAATCCGGCTATGCACTGGTCAGGATGATCACTCATAAAAGGACGAGTTAAAAAAGGACCTACAAAAAATGTAAGAATAGAATAAAATACCATAATGGCAACGGAAACGGGAGTACTCAAATGAGACATATATAAATTAACCTAGAAAATAAAATGTAAAATAACCATGATTCATTAAATTGATTGTTTTTTCTCGAGCTTCTTCTTCAGAAACATCTCTAACTAAATGAGCGTTATAAATCGATTTAGATCTTGCAAGTCTACCAAAGTATCCTAAAACCATTACTATAAGCAAAGTAACGGAAATCTTTGTGTAAACTTTACTAGATAATTTTATATTAAAAATGAGTGTAAATGCATAAATAACAGCTAAGTAAATTATAGTATGTAATACTACGCTAATCAATACATCCTTTGAGACTAAACGTTTAAAATTTGTTTTAGGGTCAACCGTGTCTAAATATAATCCGCACAAAAGCATTATATATTTACATCGTATTTTAATTCATTAATAAATAATATCGAAAATTATATTAATCTTTAGTTAACAGAATTAATATAATTATAAATTATTTTTTTTATCTTTGTTAATAATACTATAAATATACATAATTAGTAAACCAATAGGAACTACTAATGGTTCATAATAATTTAAATATAACCAAAAACAAACCATAAATATAGCAATAATTGATTTTCTTGGTAAAAGCTTGTAGTTAGATATATCTCTAAAATATATCCAAATAGAAGCGGAAACCAACGCAATAATAATTTTTTGTGAAAAAGTTAAATAATTATCTAAGATCATATATTAAATAAATATATAATAAATTACATTATATAAATAATAATATTGTTATTTAATAATCATGAACCTATTATACTTATTTTTCCTTTTAATACTACACACTACATACTTTTGTTCATCGCAAATAGTATATGAACAAACAAATGACTATACAGATATTTTTTACGTTGAAAATAAAAATATAACATTTAACCATAACTTTTGTGAATCAAAACTACAAAATTACCGAGGCCCTGAAATATGGAATGCATACACATCATTAATCATATCTATTGTACCCTTCATATATGGTTTTCCGAAATATCCACTATTATATAATGTAGCATGTATGTTATCTGCAAATGGATTTGCTAGCTTTCATTATCATTATTATTTAAATTGGTTTGGTAAACAAGGTGATGAAATTTCTATGATATTAGCTAATTATTTTGGCTTATGGGGATTAATTAATATGTACTATAAAAAGTCTGTAAAACGAAATAATTTAAATCGATTTAATACGGCTTTTATGTACATCTTTTTGGTTTCTAATACATTAATTCATAATGATTGTTTATTCCCTTCTATTTTTGGAATATATGTTGGAGGTTCTTTAATCATGATTTATCGTGTAGGAAAAATGCATAATATTAAAATTCTTAAAAATTTATGTATTTCCTTTATTGGTGCATCAGGTTGGATCATTTCTGAACATTTTTGTAATCACTATACTAAATATGGTCACCCGTTGTGGCATTTATTATTTCCACTAGGGTTTTATAGGTTAATACTCGACTTTGATAGAAGTAAAGAATTATATCAAACACGTAAAATTACTAACCCAAGTGAAAATATTTAATTTGTATATTTTATTGATATGAATTCAATAAAATATTTATGCAGTTTGGTTACCACCACGTGTAGATAACAATTGTTTGTGATCAGCATCTAAACAAAGTCCACCCATAGAATTAGTTAAACCAGAGTTTTCGCCTAAGCAACTTAAATCACCTTTTACCTCACCAAAAGCATCAAGCTTCTTGGGTTCTCCGGAAGGACTACAGTATACACCCCCGAAACCATAAACCTTTTTGCAGTCTTTATCAGTATCATTAATCAAATAAGCGGAATAAGATGAATCAATATTCTTTTCATCTTTTGTGGAATAACCAGTATCGGGTTTGGTTGCTGTAAACCCTTCAAATTTGTATTCTTTTGAAAATACAGTATCCGCACGGTGGGGTACGAAAGCCATGCACGATGAACACATACTTGTAAGTATTAATACAACTAATACAACTATTAAAGCAATAGATAAAGGAGATAACATTCTATACATAAAATATAGATAATAATTAATCAAATATTTTACTAAATATATTTTGCTTGAAAATACACATAAAGTCTAAATGTTAAGTAAAAAATAATGACATCTTTAAATTCAGATGATAAATTGAATTTGCGTAATGTTGTTTCACAAATGGGAGCTGAAGACCATACCGAACATATACGTTCATTAAAACACAGTACAAGAATTAGAGATGATGTACGTAAACTTGATACTCTAAGCAATAAACATGCAGTATTAAAAGAAACCGAATTTGAAAAGTATGTTGAATTGTGCGAAAAGGAAGCACCTTTTTTGTTTGAAAATTATGAAGATCTTTTTAAAAGAATGACTAAAGGTGAATTAGATCTTACTATTATGACAAAAATGTTAGTTATTCTTAAATTGATTGAAGATAGCAAGGTTGATCAACATGAAGGGTCTGCTATGTTTGGAAAAGTATTAAAAGAACTATATATTGATAGTGCTATTAAACATGGTGATAACTTAGATAAACAACACGGTGTTAAAGAAGAAGAAGAAAAAAAGGTTGGAAAAAATATTTCTTACAAAGAGTTTAAAAATCTTCAGAATAAATAAATAAACTATATAAAAAAGTAATTATATATTATTTATTATGAATTTCCCAGCGCAAAATATAATTCAAAAAATTTTAAACAGTCAACCAGTAGTTAATAATGTTTTAAATACAACAGGAGCTTTTTCAAATTTGTCTACATCTTTTGCTATTTTAAAGATTTATACACAAAATCAAGAGTTAAAACAGACATATGAATCTGTTATTGAAAAACATAATGAAAAAATTGCATCAAGTAAATTTCCCGATTCGGGCTTTGATTTATACGCTCCAGATGATTTGGTTATTACCAAAGTGAATGAAGCAGCCTTTTTAGATTATCAAATAAAGACAGAAATGTTATATTACAAAGACACAGATTCAGAAGCAATAAATACAGGATATCATATGTATCCGCGTTCAAGTTTTTCGAAGACACCATTAGTTCTTGGAAATCATGTTGGTGTGATTGATTCAGGATATCGCGGTAATCTTATGGGTGCATATAAGTTTTTTCCAACTAGCGCACATCCTGATGAATATACTATTAAGAAAGATCAACGATTAGTTCAAGTATGTCATCCTAGTTTATGTCCAATTTTTGTTATGTTAGTTGATAATGATAGCTTTGAACTTACCGAGAGAAAAGATGGTGGCTTTGGTTCAACAGGAGTATAAAATATGTATAATATATAATAATTCTATATATTATAGAATGAACAATGACGAAGAACATATAATTATATATAAATCACCATATTATGATAAAAAGCGTAAACAGAAACATGGGAAAGTTATTGTATTTGATTTGGACGAAACCCTTGGTGATTTTAATGATCTCGAGTTATTATGGAGTAGTATACAAATGTATACAAATAACATTAGTGACTTTGAATTATTTAAGAAATTATTAGATCTATATCCTGAGTTTTTACGTTACGGAATTATATCTATTTTAGAATATCTGTATCAAAAAAAAAAATCAAAGGTTTGTAAGGGTATTTATATTTACACGAATAACCAATCTCCTCCCAAATGGATAAAAATGATTACTAACTATTTTAATTATAAATTAAATTTAAAGGCTAATGAAAATATATTTGACAAGACAGTACATGCTTTCAAAATAAATAATAAAAAGATAGAACCAAGACGGACAACGCATAAAAAAACAGTAAATGATTTAATAAATTGTACTTTAATTCACGAAAATACCGAAATTTGTTTTGTAGATAATACAAATTTTGAATCTATGAAAACAGAAAAGATTTATTATATTCAACCGATGTCTTATTATCATCATTTATCAAATTTTGAAATTACAAATCGTTTTATTCATTCGAGCTTGGCGAAAGATAAACTTAAAACAAAAAACAATATTGAAAGCTTTAAAAATTATATTTTTTCAAGGAAAAAACACAACGATTATTTTTTAAACGATGTAGAAAACAATTATTTATTAAAGACAAATATTTTGGTTTCTCAAAAAATAATGTATCATGTGAAAGAGTTTTTTTATTTTTCAGAAAGAAAAGAGAAAACTAAAAAAATTAAAAAACTAATGAACAGAATAACTCGAAAAAAATAATTTATTTTTATATAGTATATGATTACTTTACTATCTAATAGCAGCTTTGACATTCGTTTTGCAATAAGTGCTTTGTATTTATGGCTTTTATTTGGTTATTTAAGTTCTATGGTATCATGTGATATGCAAAGAATGATGCAAAATAATGAAATATTTAGACATTTTGTTGGAATTATTTCTTTTATCTTATTATTTACAACATTAGATAATGAAAATAATGATGATCTTTTTGCTACTATTCAAAAAACATTAGTAGTATATGCAATCTTTCTCCTTTTAACAAAAGCAAAATGGTATTTTTCTATACCAACATTAATACTTATTACAATAGATCAGTGTATATCTGTACAAGTAAAACATTTGAAAAAAAAACACAAAGAAACAGAAAAATTAGATGAAATCCGTGATAAACTTATTTATGTAATAGGAGCAGTAGTTGTAACTGGATTTTTACACTATGGAGTTCGTCAATATAATGAATTTGGAAAAGATTTTTCTCCTGTGAAATTTTTATTTGCAAACACATGTAAAATATAACTTAATTATCATTCAAATGTTCAAATGCCATAAGTATAATTTGCTCTTCTGGTAATAATTTTTGAAATATAAAACAATCATCAAATTTTATTTGAGAAAACCGTCTGTTCATATTCATTATTGTTAAATGAGTTCCATTATCTAAAAATTTGAAATTAACTAGTATTCCTCCATTGGTAAGTTTGTTATTAGTATGTTTTATCCAGCGAATATGACGTCCACTACTTAATTCATTTAACTCGTTAATATATTTATAACCAATCAATTTATTACAATTTTCCTTTTTATTTTCAATCAAAGATTCCTTTATTATTTCAAATATTTCTTTATTAATGGATTCCATCGTATAATCCTCTAGGTTCTCATATTTATCTTCATCAATACCTTCTAATAATTCTTCAACATCTATTGTTGAGAATAAAGAAGAATCAGTTAAAGCTGCTTCGTAAATCTCTTGAATTTCACTTTCATTCAATTTGGCCATTATATAATTTTATAAAAAGTATTATAAAATTATTACTATATACTTTAATGGAATTGAATGGTAAAACTATTGCAAATAAATATATTATTATTGAAGAATTAAATCGGGGATCATTCAGTTCAATTTTTTATGGTATAAATAAAAATAATAAGAAAGAGGTTGCTATTAAATTTGAATTAAACAATAATACATTTTCAACACTAAAGCATGAAGTTACTATATTAAAATATTTATTTAATCATAAATTACGAAATATTCCAACTGTATATTGGTTTGGTCCATATGAAAATAGATTATGTTTAGTTATGACAAAATATGATTGCAGTTTACATGATTATATAAACAACAAAACATTAACTTTATCAAAAATAAAATCTATAATGATACAAATAATCATGTTAATACAATCAGTACATGATTTATTTTTGATTCATAGAGATATTAAACCGCAAAATATTATGATCTATAAAGGAGAATTATATTTGATTGATTTTGGATTTTCTATTTTTTACATAGATGAAAATAAAAATCATTTGGTTGATGAAAAAAATCAAGATTGTATTATTGGATCAACGCGTTTTATGAGTTATTTTATTTATGAAGGATATAAACCATATAGGAGAGATGATTTGATATCTATTAGTTATATATTTTTATTTCTTCTTTGCAAAGAGTTGCCCTGGGACAATATTCAACAATCAGAAAATAACGAAAACGAGCTTTCTATTTATAGCACTCGAAATCAAAGTATAAAAAAAGTAAAAATGATAGATTATATTGAAACATTATGTTTAAAACATAATATTGATGTGTTTCCTTTTTTTTCATATTTATATAAACTTTCTTATTTTGAAGATCCAAATTATTTATTTTTAATTGATGTAATTAAAAAGTATAGCGATCAATCGTAAGTGTTATAAAAAAACAATATAAATATAACTACTTAATTATTGTATACTTGTATAATGTCTGTGCAAGAAACAACTGTGTCTCAAGGTGATCGTTTGATTGGTCAAGTAAAGTGGTTCAATAATAAAGCAGGTTATGGTTTTATTACAGTATTCTCTGAGGGTGATAATAAGGGAAAGGATATTTTTACCCATTACTCTGGAATTAGAGTAACTAACTCTCAATATAAGTATTTGATTCAAGGTGAGTATGTAGAGTTCAACTTGATCAAGTCTACAAATGAGAATCATGAATTTCAATCTGTAAATATTACTGGTATGTTAGAGGGACCTCTAATGTGCGAAACAAGAAAGGTTAATCCTACTACAGAAAATCGCCCTGGTAAGCCTAAGCAACATGTAAGTGATGCTACTACAGGTGACCAATAAAAAAAATAAAAATATATAATAATTAACACTTTTTATTATATATTTAACCTTCAATTTTTAGTTTCTTCTTTTCAATAGCAACTTCTTTTAATACATTCTTAAGAATCTTATCTTGTTGCTTATCTACTTCATCTTCAGAACCGCCACCTAATGAATTTACTGAGATTTGTATAAAATCCTGATTTTCTTGCGTATCCATTTCTTTAAAATTTGGATTTTCTTCTTGCCAATCTGGAAGTAAATGCAGGTTTTTTTCTTCAATCACTCTGAGTGAATTCTTCAACTTTGATTTATCTTTATCTTCAATCTCCCATCTATCTTGATCTTTGACATACACAGTTTCTCTTTTGATATCTGTACAGTGAATAGGTCTTTCTGTAATATCTAAATCTTTTAATGCATTTACAAAAATACGACTGATTCCATCTACGTAACCAAGTTTTCCGGTTTGTTCCAAGTCTTGTAAAGATATGTGTAATCCATTTACAAAATCTATTAAATTTAAAGCATTTTTACACTGGTCATTCAAGAATAAATTCAGATTGAAATGATTTGTTTGATTTGTAATATTTGTTATTTGTTTTGTTTCCTTTGATAAATTAATAATTTGCTTTTGTAAATCACCATTCTGCTTGATTAATTTCATAACAATCTCCTTTTCATTTAAATTTTCCTCTTCGTCTTCATCTTCATCTTCATCTTCTTCTTTATTTATATCCAAATCACCGCCTTCGCATTTTTTTTTATGTCTCCATAATCCTGTTCGATCTTTATAACTTTTTCCACATTCACATGTAAAAACTTCAACACTTTCTGGAATACATGTTGTATTTTTCGCAGTTTTTGTTGATTTTTCGTGTTTCTTTGTTTTTACATGTCGTTTGTAATCATAATTGTTATTAGTATAAAACCGACAAGCATGACAATTAAATTTGTATATTGTTTGCGAATTTTTTGTTGCCATTTACTATTATATTATCAACATATTTTACGCCTAAATAGTTTTTTAATTTATTTAAAAAATTGAAAAAGAGTAAATTTTAAAACAGTATGAAACATGTTACCACACGACATAATTAATCATATTCTATCTTTTTATCCTTATGATAAAAAAATAATATCTTCACTTATTTGTCAAAATGAAATATTTGAATTAAGAAAAAATTACCTTGTGGGAAAAGTAAATATAATAAAAAGATGGTGGAGATTTTATACCACATATACAAGTTTCTGTAATAAATGGATTACTTATGAAACCCAAAACTATATTACATCAAGCGATAACTTTATAAAGGCTAGAAACATAATGAAACGACTAAAAAATGCTCCCATTATAAGTAAGAAGATGTTTATTCACGATCTTATATTTAAATATATTAAAAATCATTTATTTGAATATCCGGAGTTTTATTTTAAGAAAGTTTATGATATTGACATTCATAATAAGGATTCATTAGAATCTACTCCAGATATACCAAACAGTCTTAAAAAAATATTGAATGAAAATGTCCTTGTAGAAAAAAGAACAACATACAATATCTATCAATTTTTAAAATCTAAAGACATAACATTTTACTACTTATTATATGTGGGTATGTAATATTTATAATGTAAATACCTTTGCATAATAAGCCCAGAAGAAAATACCAACAAAACATTTTGATAGAAGATCAAGGATATTGTAAGATACATTCTTGGTAATTTCGTCCATCATGTATACTACGCCATATAATGCCCAAAGGATTACAAACGCCCAGAACAATAAACTATTATCAAAGTTGGAACTTCCAGATAAATATTTTTGATAAATAAACCCATACATAGCTGTGAAGAATCCAAATCCGAATATATTGGCGTTTATTTTACTTAATATTCCCATTTCTCCCAAATAACCCATACCTAACATACCATAATTGAGAACTAATATTATTAGGTACGAGCCGAATTTCATAGCTCCTTTGTTATTATTGTATAACAGGGCGAGGACAAGAACTAATAACATAATAGGCGTGGTAATGGCCCAATCAGTATAACGAGTGTCATTTATTTTTTCATAATTGATATCCTTATCATTTTCTAATGAAAATACAAACTTTCCATAGAAAAATGCTGCTACTACGGAAATACAGGTTTCTAAATTTAGAATGTTTCTTATTTTCGTGTCTTTTGTTCTTAATGCCTCAATAAATGTGATTGTTGCAGTTGTCATTAAAAATGCATAAGTTATGTAGAAAGAATCATGTACTAAATTATGTTTAGGTTCTACTTTTTTTTCTATTTCTTTTTTTTCTAATTTGGGTTCTGATTCTTTGAATGATACTGTGTTCATTATATATTTATCATATATATTAATTTAATAATCTAATAAATATATAAATGTGTTTGTTAATATTTCTTACACTCTTTGTAAATTTTGTTAATTCTGAATATTGTGTATGTACAACTGTTTCTTGTCCAGAAGTGGGCGGTAACCATATAGTTATGGGAAATGGAAATGCAAATATGTATTACTATTATATAAATCGAGGCGAATTTAATGTAATCTTATCTGCTAATGGTACTATTAATACAAATTCATTAGATAACGGAAGTGAAACCACTAGTTGTACTCAAAAATACTCACGTTTATTAGAAGATGATGGAAACGCAGATTGTGATGCTGGGCATATATTAGCAAATCGATTGGGAGGCTACGGAAACGAACCATTAAACATATTTCCACAAGATCCTTCAATAAATCGTGGAAGTTATAAAACGATGGAATCACAAATTTATGATTGTATGATCGAAGATAATATCGGATATTTATCATGGAATTTCTATTACGAGAATTCTACAAGTACTAAACCCAACCAAGTACATTACGCAGTATATTTTGATAAATTATGTGATAAAATCGATAACATTTTTTCTAATTAATACAGTTTTGCAGTCATAACAATACTATATTATTATTTGTACACTCCTATTATGTATTTAATATATGCATTATTATTTTTGCGTTTTTTTCGCATAAAATCTCGCAAAAAAAAAGTCAGTAAGGAAAAAAATCGTATTATTTTTATAGTATATTTCGATATATGCTATAAAAAATTGCATTATTATTTTTGCGTTTTTTTTGTTGCTAAAATCGGCAACAAATCGGCAACATCGGCAACGGATTTTACGCAAAAAAAGTACTAAAAAAATGACTAAAAAAAGTATCGTAACACAAATTACCTAATTATTTTCGTATTTACAGCATTATGCTTTAAACCAAAAAAGTGGTTTTTTTTCAAACAAAAGTAGATCTGTATTTTTAATTTTGGACATTTTTAAAATGTCCATTTTCAAATTTTTTATAAAAGTTTTTTGTTAAAATAAACAGTTTTTTTTTGATTGTATATATCAATGAACTTTCTAAGTATTCAAGATTTTTTAAATTTGTTTAGCAGTAACTCTTTAACATTTAAACAATTCTTAAACTCCATGAAAGTAAGAGTAAATAGAGAACTTTATTCATTAGAAGATTATCGAAAAAAAATGAAGAAACGCAATCGCGATATTACTGATAATCAATTAGAATTTTTGTACAATAGCATAAAAGACAGCAAAGAATATTTAAAAAGGTTTTATGATACTTCTTTGAAAATAAAATCTGAGTTTGGTACTATGAGAAAGATAGCTCCCATGAATAAAAGTGAACTGAGCAACAATCAACAAATTAATTTTAAAAATGTCATAAGAAATTTATATTTTACACAGCTTATGGAAACAACTACGTCTGGATTTAATAATATACCTAGTTACCTAACAGTATTAAAAGAACTATTAAACAAAACTATTGTTGATTATAAACTCATTTCAAAGTCAAGTTTAGATTTTATAGAAAAACGGCGATTTGGTAGCGTATTATCATCTTTATATTTCCGTGCATCTATTTTAAATCCGTATTTGGTATATTCTTTGAATAAATCAGTATTACATGGTAAAAAGATATTTACTCCAACTCTGGGATGGAGTTCATATGCTTATGGATTTTGTGAATGTTTGGATGTAGAGGAATATGTCGGAACAGATGTTATATCTGAAGTATGTGATAAAACAAGGCAAATGTGTTCTCAATATAGTCAAATCAAAAGTAAAATATTTTGTCAGCCTTCAGAAAGTTTACTTACAAATAAATTTGTATTGAATAATTATAAAAATCATTTTGATGTTGTGTTTTTTAGTCCCCCTTATTTTCAATTGGAGATGTACGAGGGTCAAGAACAAAGTACAACAAACTATAAAACATATGAAGATTGGTTAAATAAGTATTGGAAAAAAACCATGGAATTGTGTAACTTTGTTTTACAAAAAAGAGGAACTATGTGTTATATTATTTCGGATTACGGCTCAAATAATACAAAACAACATTATGAATTAGTAAAAGATACCAAAAAGATAGCAACAAAATTTTTTGATAGTTTTACTATTTTGCCATTAGCAAATAAAAATGTTCATGTCACGAAACATAGAGAAACAGGAGAACAAATAATAATTTGTAAAAAGAAAAATTAATATTCTGCCGCATTATTCTCATCAATAATCTTATTTAAAGTAATAAATTCCATTAAGGTGCATTTCTCTTTATTGGATACAATAATATTATAGAAATCTAGAATTTCTTCTTTTGTAAAGACTATTCCTTTTTCTTTCCGCCATTTATAATAGGTTTCAAAGTCAATACTATTATTTTCACAAATTTTATTAAATTCACTTCTTAAGTAACCTTCAAAACTATCTTCTTTTATTTCATCTTCTGTTTCGGGTGGCATAGGAATGCTTCCTTTATGTATATTTTCAATTGCGGCTTGATCCATTTGTTCTACAAGTTTCGCAAAATCAAGATTGATTATTTCTTTCTTTTGTGATTGTTGTAGAAATCTATAAATTCTAAATAAATATTCTCGTTCTTTTTCTTCATTATTTTCTATGGAGAATTTTTCAAATTTTTCAAATAAATCCATTTTATAAAAAGGTTTATCATTCGGTTTTTTTAATGAAAAAAGTTTACTTTCATGAAAAGTTGTTATTTTATTTCTAAATCCGAATGAAAAAACAAAGAGAGAAGCGAGGAAAATAAATTGCATATATAAAATAATATTATTTTAACTTAATACTTTTTTTGTATTACTTAATTTCCATGTACCATACATTTTATGTGAACCAAAATGTCCAAATGCGTTGGCTTCAAAAGGTTCAGTTGTTAATAACACTACGTTTTGTTTATCTTTATATAAAGAATAAGAAAACGATACCAATACTGGTCCAGTAGTATAGTATACAAAAACTTGATCAGATGGGTCTCCATTAAGTTGACATCCAATCTGAATATCATTTAGACTAATTTTTGGGAAAATAATATTGTCAATAATTGATTTTACAAAATGATTTTTAGGTTTTGCATAAAAAGCATAGTTCCCAATAAGCTTGTTTAAGTTATGTTTTTTAAGAATAGGATCGTCTATACTATTAAGTTCAACCGGAAATACGCATTCATAATTTAAAATAATATCTAGAGGGCGAGTAAGAAAAAAATCAAGATCTAAGTAAATTCCTCCATAGAAATAAACTGCACAATATCGAAAGAAGTCAATTTGTTGTATTTTGAATTGTAAACCAATAAAAAAATCATAATACTCTGGCATTTTTTCTTTAAAAAATAAAATTATATCATCGTCATCAAAAAATAAATAATTCCAATTTGATTTGTATTTTAATACGTTTTTTTGAAATGGTTTAAGATATTCTGGTATATCTTTGGTTTTCCATGTTTGTATGATATTCATTATTGTATAACATAAAATAAAATTAAGTATTTTACGTTAAAACGAATAAAGATTAATATGTGCATACATTATAATGAGTTCTCCTGAAGAAGAGAAAAAAGTTGTATTTAAAGACCCTGAGGCAGAGTTTAATGAGCCTAATGATGAAAAAGTTGAAGAAGAAGTTCAAAATGAAATGAAACCTGCCCCTAAATTGAATCCTGTAATGGTATTACTAAAAAATGTACAAATACTTGTAGAACTTTCAATATCTAGAGGATCTTTCAGAGGAGAAGAAACAGAAATTGTAGGAAAGGTATATAATGAATATGCTGAAACGTTGACTATTTTAGAAACACAATCCACAGACTTGAGCTTTCCTATTAATATGTTAATCAATCAAAAGAAGATATTAGATATTGTTATACAACGAGGTAAATTTTTACCAAGGGAATTAACTACTGTTGGACAAGTGTATAATGGATTAGTAGACTTAATTTCAAAGGCTTCAACAATTTATCAAGAAAAGGAAAAGGAAAAGCAACTATCTGAAGACAAAGAGACACAATCTGATATTCAAGAATAAAATAAATTAATAATATTAACTATTAATTTATTTGTAATTTTCTATTGACTTAATAATTTCATCAGGATAATCCATATCTTTCAAAACCCTTGTTGCGCCCTTAATTTTGGATATTCCTTTTTTAATTTTATAATGGTAAACGAATGTTCCGTCTTTATTTATAGTTACATTCATTTTATAGTTCTTTGTTAATTCTGATGATTTAAACTTTTTGCATACATTTATGTAGTGTGTTGTTAAAATAAAGTCAACATTTTTATAATTTTCCAAGTACTTTAAGAAAGCTGTTCCGGCTTTCGTTGCTTCTTCAGGATTTGTACCAGAATATAATTCATCAAATATACAAAAATGTCTTTCTTCCTTTTCATCGCTAATTTTATCCAATATTTCTTTACAGCGTCTTGATTCTGCCTGAAACAGACTATCTCTTCCAGATGTATCTGGTATATTTAAATAACAGTGGACATGTGTGTATGGTGTAATTGTACAACTACTGTAATATCCCATTCCTGTTTGTTGAGTTAAAATAATATTAATGAGTGTAGTTTTTAAGAAGGTTGTTTTTCCAGACTTATTGGGTGAAGAAATAATTATATTTTTATCTAAATCACAATCGTTGTTAATTGTTTCATCTGACTCAATCACAGGATAATATTGATTAACAAATTTACATTTTTTCTTATTGTTTACATTTGCTAATCCGATTCGTTTACACAATAAATTGTCATGTATTCCATAGAGATTGTCGATATATCCTTCAAACGCCATAGAATACTTGAATGCTTCTGCATAATTTACATTATCAAATAAAACATAATATGATGTTAGTAATGTACCCAACGAAGTAAATTTATTAATGCTCATGGAAAATGGACTTATATTTTTTAATTCTTCATGCATGTTTATAAGCTGTTCTAAATGTGTATTTACTACTTGAGAAAATGGTTTATATGTTTCTATATTTTTTGTAATATTTAAAAATTCTCCCATTTTTGTTATTGAATTTTTCAAATAGCCTCGCAAACAAACTATATCATTATTAATTTTTTTAATATTATTGTAAAATGTTTTGCAAGTTGAAATATTTTGATAAATTTGGAAAAGAAAGAACCCTAATGATGCCAATAAATAAAGCATATTGGTTGTCGAATAATCTTCAAAGCTTCTAACTGCAATACCTAAAAAATGATTGTTTGCAATTTTTTTTAAAATTCGTAAATAATCATAAAAATTAATAGGTATATTCTGTATTTTTAATAAAATAAAGGGAAGTAATAAAAATATAATAGGGAGTAGTATACTAATAATTGGTGATGCAAGTTGTATTACAGACATTCCCAATAAAAAATTAGGTGAATTATTTAAATGCATAAACATATTCCAATCAATATAGTTGTATTTTTGTAAAAAGTAATCATCGCCCTTAATATTTTTCCATATTTCTTTAATTCTTTCACAATCTAGTGTATAGTTTGATTCTACTTTTTCTTTATATGAATCAATATTTGTGATTACCTTTTTACTATCTTCAATAAAATCTTTATTTGATGTATAATGCACTTTCCATTTTTCTAGTGTATTTATGGCAAACTCATTTTGTGGTTGTAAAAAGTATTCATAAATACTTTTGGATTCTTCGTTTTCTATATTCTTAGTTTTGGGTGTTAATTCTAGATCATTATATAAGTTATTGTCAAGAGTATGCAAGTTATCATCTAAATATTCGATTGGTAAATAAAAATTAGAATAAATATCTAAATTATAATTATTTTCTTTCACTTTTGGAAAAAATAAATTCTGCACTTTTTCATTTATTGACTCTGTAAGATTATTTATATTCATTATTATAATCTATAATAAATATAAATTGAATAAACGAATTATGGCTGTGTTTTACCATCAAACTCTTTAATAGTTATTTTGTAATGATACTCGATATTTTTCATAGTTTGAATATCCCTCTTTGTAATTAAATTGATTGCTAATCCTTTTCTCCCCCATCTTCCACCTCTACCTATTCTATGTAAATAAGTATGCACATTTGTAGGAACATCAAAGTTAATTACTGTTCCTACTTGTTGAATATCAATACCTCTTGCAGTTAAGTCTGAAGATAATAATAGTCTAAATTTCCCATTTCTAAATTCATTCAAAGTATGTTTTCTATCATTTTTCGACATATTGCTATGCATACAACACACGGTAAAACCTTCTTCTTTCATAGCTTCGTATAACTCATTCACTCGTTGAACACCATTCACAAAAACAATACACTGTGTCATCGTTAAGAATTCAAATAAGTTTTTGATTGTAGAATATTTATCGTTATCGTTTTCTAACGCTATAAAATATTGTTCAATACATTCTAGTGTAAGCTCTTCTTTTTTAACAGTAAGCTTGATAGGATCATTCATAAATTTATCTGTTAATTCTAAAATTGATCTAGGTAGTGTTGCACTAAAAATTGAAATTTTCGTTTTATCTGTCATTTCTTTGCATAGAAATTGAATATTTTCTTTGAAACTACCTGAAAGCATCTCGTCTGCTTCATCTAATACCAATAACTCTAATTTATCTATAAAAATAATTTTACGTCTAATCATATCGATTGTTCTTCCTACAGTACCTACAATAATCTGTGGCATTTTCTTTTTTATATCTCTCATATCTTCTTGAACAGAAGTACCTCCAATCAGAGACTTTACTTTAATATTTTCCATAAATTCAGATAAATCTTTAATAACTTTGGAGATTTGTAGTACTAATTCATGAGTAGGTGCAAGGATTAGTACTTGTAAATCATTTATATTTGAATCAACAATTTGTAGACTACTTATAGAAAAGGTTCCCGTCTTTCCTGATCCTGATTGAGCTTGTGCAATAACATCATTACCATCTACAACTGGTTTGATCGCTTTTTTTTGAATTTCACTAGGATTTTCGAATCCATATGAATATATACCCCTTAATAAATTTTCTTTTAAATTAAGATCACTCCAACTTTTTATCTCCATGATATTATTTATATCAGTATATATTTATATAGATTGAATAATTATATTTATATAAAAAACATTTAAAACTTTCTCTGCATATTTACTAAGAAATGAAATATAGTTTAGAAGATTATGATAAATTCTATATTGAAGAAAATATATTACCAGCTTCAGTAAAGACAAATATAGAATATCTTACCAAATCATTAGGTATTGATATAAATGATGTTAGAAAAAGAAAACAACGTAATGATAATTGGGAAAAACTAAGACAGCCAGTTGATTTTAAGGCAACCGTATTAAAAGAGAAGGTTGGTGTAGATAAACAATTAAGTATGATTAAATCTTCATTAAATAAACTTTGCTTTCAAAATTATGAAAGTGAAAGAAAAAAAATATTCGATTTATTAGAAGAGATATATAAAACTGAAAAAAAGAGTGAAGAAATATTAGAAATTTTTATAAATTTAGCTTGTACAAATATTATGTATGCAAAATTTTACGTTAAGTTGTTACATGAATTATTTAATCAATATAGTGACTTGAATGAAGAGTTTATAAAATATGATGTTATTAGTAAATATAAAAATTCTCTTTTAACAATTGAATATATTGATAGCGAAAAGGATTTTAATTCTTATTGTTTAAATAATAAAAATAACGATAAAAGAAAGGGATTGTGTAATTTTATTATAGAACTAGTCATTCAGCAGATTTATGATGAGGAAAATATATATGATTTATTTAATTATTTATTTGAAATGTTGGATACGAATAAAGAGTCACAAGAGTTAATATATATAAATGATGAATTAATAGATAATGTACATGTACTTATCAATTCGAGTTATGATACTATTATAAAGCAAACCTATTATAAAAAAATGAAAGAGATAATTACTGAATGGAAATCGAAAAGAACTCTAGGTATTAGCAATCGATCTGTATTTAAATTTATGGATATTTATGACAAATGTTTAGATTAAAAATAAAGAAAAATATATAATAAAAACTAATATTTATTATATATATATGGTAAATTCAATATTAAACTCAGATATTAAAGATTATAGTGAAAGTAAGTTGGTAGATGTCGAAGATATCAAATACAATACAACAATATATGAATATAATTTGTTTGATACTGATATTGAAATAGCACTTGGTAAACCAAAGTATAAGTATGCAGATAAATATAATATTATTTTCTTTTCTATATATTTAATTTATAATGATGAATTAAAATCAAGAATAGGTATTTTTGAAACACAATCGAATATATTGCCCTCTATTGTGAATGATGAAAGTGGTAGTATGGATTTAAGCAAGGGAAAAATTATTATTTTTATACCCCAAAAGCATTTTTTTAAATTATTAAACAAGAAGGTCTCTATTAGAGAAACAATTTTAGACAAAGAAGATAATGAAGAAACAGAAGATAATGATAATGAAGAGCAACAAGACCAAGTTGAAGAATTGGACGACGAAACTGATGTATTAATGATAGATACAAAAGATGCTATTAAGACTACAAAAGAGGAAAGTGAATTATATGTTGAAAATATGGAGGCAAAAAAGCCAACACTACCCGAAGAAACAAAAGAGGATTCTTTAAAGATGAATCAAGAATTTAAAAAAACATCTTCTAATGTTTGGATTCAGAATTTTATGAAAAATAAAAACTTTAATATAGTGGATAATGAAGGTGGTGGTGACTGTTTGTTTGCAGTATTAAGAGATGCATTTAAAGATGCCGGGAAAATAACTGATGTTCAAAAGCTTAGAAAAATAGTGAGCGATGAAACAAACCAGGAAACTTTTCAGCAATATAGAAGTTTATATTTGTCATTTTACGGTAATCTTGAAAGTATAGAATCTGAAATAAAACGATTAAAAATAGAAATGAATAATAAAAAGATTGAGATGGAAAATTCTAAGAACGGTGAAAATACAAGAACACTTAAAGAACAAGTTACGAATATAGTGGAAGAATATAATAAAAAATTAATTGATAGGAAAACTACACGAACAAATTTGAACGAATTTAGTTATATGAGTGATATTGACACTTTGGAAAAATTTAAAGAATTTATATTGACACAAAACTACTGGGCGGATACTTATGCTATTTCTATTTTAGAACGAAAATTAAATATTAAATTAATTTTACTTTCTGAAGAAGCTTATAATGAAAAGGCGTTAGATTCTGTTATGTTATGTGGACAGATAAATGAAGAAAATATGGATGATATAAATTTTGAACCAGATTTTTATATTATGACATCTTATTCTGGTAATCATTATAAGTTAGTTACTTATAAAGAAAAGGGTATTTTTGGTTTTAATGAAGTTCCTTACGGTGTTAAAGCTTTAATTATTAATAAATGTTTAGAAAAACACGCTGGTCCTTTTTCTAATATTCAAGATTTTAAACAAATGCAAGATGATATGGACATTCTTGTGAGTGATTCAGAAGAAGATGATGAAGATTTGTTAGCACAAGATTTATATGAAAAGGGTGAGATATTTATGATTCACTCCAAATCATTTAATAAACCAAAACCAGGAAAAGGAGAAGGAGAAAAAACAGCTGATTCTACACAATATGAAGAATTGTTATTGAAGAAAAATAGTGAATGGAGAAGATTATTGGACGATTCGTATAAATATCCTTTAGTGATTGATAATAAGAAATGGAACACAGTAAAGCACTTTATATTAGGTTCTCAATTCAAAGAAAAAAATGAATCAATCTATAATGAATTCTCTTTAGACAACAACGAAAATTCTAAGATTGCTACAACTATTGATGAAGCTTTGAAATTTAGTCATGAGAACAGAAAGAAGATAGACCCAGATTTCAATAGTATTAAATCAAATCGCAAAGATGAAGTACGAGAGAGAGCATTAAAAGAAAAATTTATTAATCACGCCGTTTTTAAGACTATTTTATTGGGAACAAAAAAGGCCAAAATAATTAAATTTATTCGTCGTAAACCATCTGAAACAGATGTTTTATTAATGAAAATACGAAAAGAAATAGTATAATAATGTTTTCATTCATTAAAAAATTGATATTTTAATGAATAGATTTTGTAGTTATCATTTAACTGCGCGCTTTATAATGGAATCAAATCAATATCAACTTCACGATCCTGTACGGGAATTATTTCCTATGGATTCTTATCCAACTTTTAATAAGATGGAATTGGAAGAGTCTGACTGGAAGAGTCTTTATGTTCCGGCTATTATGAATGGTCTCATATTGAGCAATTCTATTGATAAGAAAAATCATAAGTTTCAAGGTAAGTATTTGAAGTCGTTTATTGAGAACAATTTGTGTCTTGGTAAGGTTAAGCGTATTGACTTTGTAAATAGACAGGTTGAGTCAAGTAATATTCCTATTGTGAGTGCTTATATTCATTTTGAATATTGGTTTGATTCTGATGAAGCAAAGCAACTGAGAAATGTTTTAAATTCTAATCCTCAGTCTCGTATGAGTGTTTCTGGATTTCAGACAAAGGAAAAAAATTGGCGATTCTCTATATTTTCCAACGGTATATACAAATCTGGGTTCTTGAATTTCAAGATTAATCATCGCCCGATTGAAGAGGCAGAGTATGATGTAAATATTCATCAACTCAAAGCAGCAACAACAATCTTGGAAAGTAAGTTGAAGGAGAAGGATGTATTGATTAAGATGCTTCTCGATTTCAGGTCTAGTGTTAACACACAACTTCAAGATAATGTAGACAACACTAATGCACAAAATTGGACAAACGTTATTTCAACGCTAGAAAAAACAAACCGTGATATAGACGACAAGCTTCATACTCAGGAGTATTAATTTAAATAATTAAATAAAAATCTGTTTTATTGTAAATATTGTTTTTTTATGGAAAATTATGAATAGTCATTCGTAAAGTTTTCATCAATTTCGTATTATTATTTTTAACTAGATCTTTCATTTCATTTAAATGTGAAATCAAGTTTGGGTTATCATATCTTTCTATTAAAAATTGACAAAACGATACTATATTTTGCTCTGTTTGTTTAAATTGAACGATATTGTTATTATGAGATACACCCCATTCAAGAAAATCATTTATGTGATAAATTAGTATTAATTTTAAGATGTAATATGAAAATACTTGTGTATTTTCTGCATATTTTATGATTGAATTTTGTTTTTTAAATAGATCTGTATAGTTTAAATTATAGTGTTTTAATATTTTACCAGCTTGAAAAAGTGAGAACTGTTGTTCTAACTTCATTTCTTGTTTCCACATTTTAATTAATTCTTCTTGTGCATTTGTTTTTTCACTACAATACATTAACACCATAATAAGTTCTGCAAAGATTTCTGTATAGCTTTCATAAGCCCGAATATCACTATTTACTGCAAAAACTTTTTGCAATATAGAATTGGATATATTGTCAATACCAGAAAAATCCAAACCAAGATTATGGAAAGTTTCATGAATAAAAACTTTAAACCATTCTTCTTTTCTAAATATATGTAAATCAGTATGTATATTACATGAAGTAGTAAAGGCGGTATTACAATTATTATGTGACAATACTGAACTATCTTCTGGTAGCTCTTTCATTAAAGAAGTAGCAAAAATATAAATATTCATACTCGATGAACATTTTTTATTACATAGGCTTGTTGCTATAAATAACCAATAATACATATACTTTACGTATTCATCCATAATAAGTTTTAACGGCTTTTCTTTTTCAAGTATAATATTACATTTAAACTGATGTTTGTGTAAAGATAAATTGAATGTGTATAAGCTTTTGTCTGTTAATTCTAAAATATGATTTTGAACTTTATTTGGATAATGAGAAAAATTATTAATATCTTTGATTGTTTCATTATTTATATTTTTATTGGAAATTTCTATTTTTTCGATATTTTTCTCAAAATGGATTTTTGCTTGTCTTAATAATTGTACTAGTTTTTTTAATAAAGTTTGATTATTTTTATTAAGTCGTATATCTGGTATATTGATATTTGATATGATTTGAATATTCATAAAAAATTGATTACGTTATTATAAAGTATATAACTAAAAAAAATGGGGGTGAAATACTTAAACAAGTTTTTGTTAAAGAAATGCTCAAAAAATGCAATTAAAAAACTGCATATATCTAATTTTGCTAACAGCGTTTTTGTTATTGATGCAAGTATTTATATCTATAAATACTTAGGTGAAAATGCATTAATGGAAAATATGTATTTGTTTCTTTCTATTATGCAAGAATATAAAATAGATCCTGTCTTTGTATTTGATGGTAAACCACCACCAGAGAAACGAGAACTATTAAAGCAGAGGAGTATAGAAAAGAAAGAGGCCGAACTTAAATATGAGTTGATTCAACAAAAAATAGTTGATGCATCTTTTCAAAATATATTTCTACCCGAAAAAAATGAATTGTTAGCTGAAATGGATTTATTAAAAAGTCAATTCATTCGTGTAAAGGAATCACATACATCTAAAGTGAAAACAGTATTAGATGCTTTTGGTGTTTCTTATTTTGATTCCCCCTGTGAAGCTGATCATTTATGCGCTTATTTCACTACAAAGAAAGAACATGATAAACAAATATATTGCGTAAGTGATGATATGGATATGTTTATTTATGGATCTCGATATATTATTAGAAATATTAACATTTCAAATAAGACATTATGGTTTTATGATAGAAATAAAGTGTTGGAAGAACTGGAACTAACGAGTAAAGAGCTTCAAGAAATACTTATATTATCTGGAACAGATTATAATTTGGATACAAATACATCTTTAAGTGAAACAATAAAATGGTTTCAAAGTTATAAAAAGATAATCAAAAAAGAAAATACAGATATATCATTTTATGATTGGCTAGTGGAAAATACAAAATATATTAACGATTATGAAAAATTATTGAGTGTATATAATTACTTTACTATAGATTATTTAAACATATTTGAAAACTACAACGTAGAACTAATACAAAAAAAAGAAAAAAATGAAAATAGAATAGAAGAAATAATGACAGAAGAGGGATTTATATTTTTAAAGTAGTGATGATAAAAGAGAACCTTTATAGTCTTCTATACCAGTATGAGTAAGGTTAATACTAATATCTATCCATAGTTTACCTCCCATTTTACTCCATCTATGGCAAAACATCCAGTCTTCTGAAAAATAATGTTCGTCTTCAACCCCACAATCAAATAATGCATAGCAATATTTATTTTCTTCTTCTGTTAAGAAATGTACGTCATCTGTATATTTTGTGGAAGGGTAAGCTTCTTGCATTTTTTCTATGGCACTTCGTTTTAATAACATAAAACCAGTCGGAATATGTTTAACTTCAGTTAAATTTTTCTCAATCTTAATTTCACTCGATTTATAATTAATATTGTAATTCAATAAATTATACTGTATCATGTTTTCATCATTAATGAAGTCGCTCAGTTGTGATTTATTTTTCTTTTCAATCATATTTCTAACACTTTCTCCATTATTTTCTAGTAATTTATTCCAGTGATAGTTTTTAAGAGGATAAATACCACCAACAATATTTTTATCGTGAAGTAATAGTTTTAATACGTCAAATGGTTCCCAACTAATATCGTTATCAATAAATAGAATATGTGTCATATTAGGATCGTTCATGGCTTTTGCGACAAGATTGTTTCTTGCTCTTGTTACTAAGCTATCGCTTTTACAGAATTCTACATTTGCCGTAATTTTATATTGTCTAAATACTTCTAAAGTCATCATAAGACTATAAACGTAATTCACATAACATACACTTCCATAACAAGGGGTAAGAATGTAGACAACAGGTTTTTTTTCATTAACAAATTGTTCAATCTTTTCATTAATGTTTTTTGTTTCATTCACGATAGCATTTTCAAGAAATTCACTTGAGGATTCCATATAAAAATAAATATGCTTTATTTTTATATTCTTGTAATGTTAATTATTAATAATATTTTTTATTGTTTTTGTTTATTGTTTTTGTTTATTGTTTTTGTTTATTGTTTTTGTTTATTGTTTTTGTTTATTGTTTTAAACAGCGGGAGTACTCTTAGCAAAGTGGTGCTTCAAGTATCTTTGAAGGTTAAAGTAAGTAAGCTCATCCTCCTTACCAATCTTAAGGAGCTTGGTGAGCTTGGCATCAGGGTGAATAATGCGTCCGTTCTTCTTATCCTTAAGATCGTTGGCTTGGATATAGGCGTTGATCTCCTTGCTGACGTCAGTACGAGCCATCTCAGTACCAACATCCTTTTTGAGGAAATTGGCAAGCTCGTCACTAATACGAGCAGGCTTTACGAAACCAGAAGGTTTACGGTTAGCGTTGTTACGCTTCTTCTTGCTGCTAGCCTTTTGTGCTTGCTTAAGTTCACGGTTAACAACCTTCTCCAAGGTCTTGTAATCGTTCTTTACGGTAGCAAAAAGACTTACAATTTGTTGAAGCTTGGCGCTGAACTCAGACATCTTGGTAACAATAGGAGAAATTTCGGAAGCCTCAGCAACCCTAATTTCATTAACTGGCTCCTCAACCGTAGCGGTTTCAGATACAGGAGCGGCAACCTCCTTGGAGGATTTCTTGGCACGAGGCTTAGGGGTGGAAGCAGATGCGGGCTTTTCTGTGGACTTTGTAGTTCTAACCATGACTGATTATATAATATATTGAGCGTTATCTTTTTATATACTTTTTAGGAAATATATTTATATTACAGCATGATAAGTGTAATATAAATTACGTTAATGCAACAGAATCATATAACCAAGGCAAAGAATGTCTTGCTTGTTCTGAAACTAATGTTAAAGATGATAAAGCATGTAAGCAGCCAATTTTTCTAAAATCTTCACTTACTCCGGAATACACAAAATTTTCAAATACTGTTAAACAGCCTATTTTTAAAATTGTATAATTTAAATCTATACTTGTTGGAAAAATATTATCAAATGGATTATAAAATGGACATATATTCATTTTTGTCGTATTAGTCATTCCGCTACGGAAATTCCATATATCATTTAAAAATCTAAAAAAGCGAACCAGTTGGTTATAATTTAGATTATTGAACCAGGAAGATTGTGTATAGTTTCCTAGTAAGTCTATTTCAATAAATAAGTTTTCAATTCTATCATTTAGAGGTCTTCTTCTTATTTCTACAATTCTCTCCCAACGGTTTCTATTATCTGTGTCTCTGAATGCGTTTGGATTAAATCTGGGACGATAATTAAATGGACCATCTCTTCTTGACCTGATGCTATGAACTGGTATACGGTGTAGCTTTTTGTATTTTGTATATTTGTCATTTTGCTCTTTAAAATCATTATATAAAATACACGTAATTTTAAAAACAGTAATAATCTTATCTAATACATTTTTATCCATATTTTCTCTTGTGTATGGATTTTTAAGTTTCCCGGTTGTATAATAACAGTGAATTAAAGAAGTAATATCAAATCCATATGTAAACTTCTTTTTATCTGTATAACTAAAAAATAATCGCATATCAATTTCGTCAATAGGTTCCATCGTAACAAAATCGGTGTTGTTATTACATATTTCTCTTTTTTTTAATGCAGAACCTTTATATGATAGCCAGTTTATTGCTATTATTTTTCGAAAATTCTTTTGAATAATGATTGCATTTTTCATTTTTATAAAGATAGAATCAATACGCTCGATCAATATATCCTTTCTACCAGTAACATGTAACTTATGTTCTTTACACACCTTTTTCAATTCAGGAATTGTGTATTTTTTATAAATAATTTTATCTAATAGATAATTTTCAAAGGTTAAATCAACTTTGTCTTTTTTTGTCGTACTTTTCATATATATTTAAATATTATATTTTTTTAAGTATATGTTTTCATGAAAACATTTTTTAATATATTATACGGGTGACTTACTTAAATAGACTTAAAAAATTGATTTAAATAATTAACACTATAATGCATTATATACTTGATAAATATGTCTAGTTCTGCTCAAGCTCCTTTGTACGTTAGTGTTTCTGATTGGGATGTAAATTCCATGAAGTACATGCAACCTAAAATTAATGACCGCGGTGGTAAATCGGTTAATCTTATTAGTACGCAACTAAACCGTTCACTTCATATTGCTACTCCTCTTATGATGACGTGGGGTATTTCTGATTATACAAATGAACATGGTGAGTCTGATGGAAAGTTTAGTATGCAGTTGAATTTTCCTAATGATGATTACCGAAAGCCTGCTACTGATGAGTTCCTAGAGAAGTTTAAGGCTTTAGAGAATAAGATTTTGGACGATGCTGTAAAGAATAGCGAGGTTTGGTTTGGTGAGGATATGTCTCGCGAAGTAGCTAAGCATACTTTCTTCCCTACCCTAAAGTATCCTAAGGAGAAGGGTACCAAGAAGATTGATTACAGTCGAGCTCCTTCGATTAAGCTTCGTGTTCCTTGCTATAATGGTAAGTGGAATGTAGAAATTTATGATACAAAAAATACTTTATTGTTTCCTTGTGATAATGAGAATTTGACTCCTGTTGATTTTGTTCCTAAGCAGTCAAATGTAGCCTGTATCATCCAATGTGGTGGACTTTGGTTCGGTGGAAAGGGTTGGGGTATTACCTGGCGTCTTACCCAGACTATGGTCAAGCCTCACCAGGTTGCGAGTGTATTTGGCAAGTGCCACATTAGCTTGCCCCAAGAGGATATGGAAGCTATTGAAAATCAGAATTTGGGAGCTGTTTCTCAAGAAGTCGAGCAACCTGTTGTTGAGAAGGTAGTTACTACTGAAGTAGAGGAAAGCGAAGAGGAAGAGGAGGAGGAGGAGGAAGAAGAGGAGGAAGAGGAAGCGCCTCCTCCAGCAAAGAAGGTTGTTAAGAAGAAGGCGGTTGTCGAAGAGCCAGTTACTGAAGAGGCTCCTGCGCCTAAGAAGAGAGCTGTACGTAAGAAGAAAGAGTAAAAGAAATAAAAAGAGTAAAAGAAATAAAAAGAGTAAAACTAAAAGAAATAAAAAGATTGTAATGTAATTTAATAATAAAATTTATATAAAACCATTTTTTTATATAAATAAATGATTCCCAAACAAATTATTCAAACATCTCGTAAAAAACCAGAACAATATGTTGTAGATATGATAAAAGAAAGAAGTATAGGTTGGTCATACAGTCATTTTGATGATGAAGAGATCATTCATTTTTTTAAAGAAAATCCGTTATCTGAATTCCCAGATATAGTCAAGAAATTTTACTCATTTAGTTATGGAGAGCATAGAGCAGATTTATTTCGTTATTATTATTTGTATGTAAAGGGTGGCGTATATTTTGATACAGACGCGATGATTGAAGTTGATATGGATGCAATTGTTAAAGATTATGAATATTTTTCTGTTAATTCTAATTATTTTCCAAAGAGTATATTTCAAGGATTTATTGGATGTATTCCAGAACATCCGATTATATATGAGGGTTTAAAAAACATATATTTAACTGATAATTCTGCGTTGATTGAAAAGCCTCAAAATTTTCATGATATATGCAGAAATATGTATGTGTTTGTTTCTGAATACCCCGATAAAACGAAGATCAAATTATATGAGGAAATATTTGGTAATAATACAACTGCAAATATTGTTGATTTACATGATAATAGATTAATTTTAAAACATTATCATATTAATAAAATAATTCCAAAAAGCGAATTTACTTCTTAGATTTCTTCGATTTGTTTTTCTTAGACTTATTTTTCTTGGATTTTCTTTTTCCTCCTTTCTTGGATTTTCTTTTTCCTCCTTTCTTGGATTTTCTCTTTCCTCCGTTTACTGGTTCTTCTGGTTTTTCTGGTTCTTCTGTTTTTTTTCCAAACATGGGAGAACTTATTGAAGGTAATTTACTCATAAAACTCGTTGCTACATTCTTTCCTTTGCTCTGAACATCGCTAAGTGTTTGTTTTACTGCATCCATTCCTTTACTTAGTTGTTCTGTTGTATCATCTAAGATTTGTTTTCTTGTTTCTGGATCGTTTAATTTTTTTGCAAAATCATTTACTGCTTCCATCTTGGCTTTTGCTATACTTTGGATTTTTTCCTGATTCATTTCTGGTAATGAGATATTTACCCCGTTGTTTGTCATTTCTTCTAATTTGGCTTTGGCATCATTGAACGCTGTTAGGATAGGTTTATCCTCTCTTTCTTGCTCTTCCATTAATTTTGCAAATGCTGCTGCATTTTTCCTTCTTTCTTCTTCATCTGCTTTCTTAAGATTATCTTGATGTTTGTCATGCGCAAGTACAGAAAATACTAGTAATTCTTCTAATTTTTCGTTATCGTCTGGAGAAATATCTTCACTACTATACAATTTCGTCAAATTATCCACAAGAAACTCGACAGGTTCTTTGTTTGAATTTTTGAAAAAATCATCTTTTTTGAATTCGTTTTCAATACCCATTTTAGCTAAAGGGTATTGGATATATTCAAGATAACTGGGTTTACGGATTGTCTCAGCAATATGCTGTAAAGTGATATCGGCCATAATATCTATATATAATAATAACAATAAAAATTGTTAAATATATTTTTAAAATCTAACAATAGAATATATAATGAAGCTTACTAAAAGTTTAGTCAAAAAAGGTGGCAAAAAATCTTTAAAGAAAACTCTTAAAATGAGAAAATCCAAAAAAGGTGGTAAAAAGGGTGGTAAAAAATCTTTAAACACAAAGAAAGCGCGTAAAAGTCGTAAAATGAAAGGAGGTGAGTTGACATTTGACAACGTAGGAGTAGGTGACTGTGTTAAAATAGGTTTTACAACATATACTGTGAAAGAAAAAAATGAATTTACCGATCCTAAAAGTTTGACAGTTAAAGATTCAAACGGAAGAGTATACAACGCGCTACCACATAGGCTTTCTAAATGTATCTTTAGAAGAGGTAAGAAGGATATAAATGTAGAATAATAAAATACACAGTAATATTTTATTTATGGGAATATAGCTCAAAGGCAGAGCATTTGTATAGCACACAGAAGATCTTGGTTCGAATCCTTGTATTTCCAATTTTTTTTTATAAGAAAATTAATTTAAATGTTTCTTATAAAATAAATATAAGAATGTTAGATGAGTTATTTAAAACTGAATGTATAAAGTATGGTAAGTTTACTTTAAAAAGTGGAGAAATATCGAAATATTATTTTGATATGAAAGGATTAATATCTTATCCAAAATTGATGAAAAATATAGGAGACACCATGTATAAGATTATGAATGAGTTGCACACAGAATGTGATTTGTTATGTGGTGTTCCTATGGGTGGTCTTCCTATATGCAGTTATATATCAGCAACTTATAACATTCCCATGATTATGGTTAGAAATGAAGTAAAAGATTATGGTACAAACAAGCAAATTGAAGGAAATTACAATACAAAAAGTAAATGTGTAATAATAGAAGATGTTATTACAACTGGTGGTTCGGTAAATAAAGTAATTGAATTATTAAAAGATAAAGTAGATATAATTGGAGTAATTGTAATATTAGATAGACAAGAAGGGTATACGTGTAATGTTCCTGTCAAAAGTGTATTTTGTAAAACACAGTTAACAAAATATAAATTAGATCAACTTATTATGAAAAAAAATAGCCGATTATGTTTTTCTGCAGATTTAGATGATAAAAATAAATTAATACAGATTTTGCAAGACATAGGAGATAAAATAGTTATTTGTAAAATTCATTATGATTTTTATAAAGATGAAAACCAAGAATTGAAAACAAAGTTGATTGAATTATCGATTGAAAAAGATTTTTTATTGATGGAAGATAGAAAATTTGTAGATATTTCTTATACAGTAGAAAAACAGTATCGTAAATATTCAAAATGGATTGATTTGATTACTGTCATGGGTAATGTAAATAGTGAAGTAGTTAGTAAGTTGTCTGGAGTAATATTAATAGGAAATATGTCAAATAATAGTTATGATTATATAGAAACAGTAAGAGAAATAGTAACTAAATACCCCAGTCATGTTGCAGGATTAGTTACTCAGTATCGAATTGATTTAAATGGATTAATAAATATGACACCTGGTGTAAATATAAAAAGGTGTACTGTTGGCGATCAAAATTATAGACGTATAGAAGAAATAGACACAGATATAGTTATTGTTGGAAGAGGAATCTATAATAGTGATAATTATATAGAAAGTGCAGAAAATTTTAGACTTGTGAATACAAAAAAGTATAAAACAAATATTGTGTAAACATAATGATTAAATATTATTTTTTCTTAAAAGTTTCTTGTATAAAATAAACACAATACAAAATGTAAATACCACCTATATAATGGCAAAAAGGGTGATATATTTCATAATTTTCGTTATCCATCGTTTCTTTTCCAGCTTTTAGTATACATGCTCTTAATGCAAGTATAATTAAAAAACCAAAACCTATATATTTATATGGAACACCTCGATATGCCATGTATACATTTAAAAATATAATAGCAAAAATCATAATTTGTTCTTCTAAGTAATAAAACACACATTCATAATAATAATGATAAGTAGTTGTAAAAATAAGAGCCGTTGCAAGTGCAATCGCCAGGCATTTATCAGCAATATGAGAAAAATGTGTTCCGTGGTTATATCCAAAGATCCACCAAATACACGGTATTAATAATGATACATGAGACAACATCATATGACAACAAACATTTCTATGATCTAGTGTTTCATGAGTACATTTAGGTTTGCATTTTGTCTTTTTTTTATCTTTCTTTTTCTTGTTTTTTCCTTTTTTCTCTTTTTTCTCTTTTTTCTCTTTTTTGTTTTTTTTTAGATTTTTTTCTTTCATGACTGGAATATAATATTATAATGTCGATATAAATATTATAATATGTAAACTAATTCCTAAACATTAGTAGAGTTTATGTTATTCAACGCTTACTACTTTTGCCAAGTTTCTTGGAAAATCTGGATTTATTTTTTTATTAATTGCTTTATAGTAAGTTAATAATTGTATACAAACGTTGGCTAATAATCCTCCAAAAATTTCATTTTTATCTACTAATATTTCATTTTCCAGTCCGCTTTTTTCATCTGTAATAAAAATAATACGTGCTTTTCTAGATTTCAATTCTTCATATACGTTTCTGTTTTTTTCTCGATATTTCTCTCCTATATCTAAAATAATAACAGGAAGATTGTTCTCAATCAACGCAAATGGACCATGTTTTAACGCAGATGAGCTATATCCCTCAGCATGAATATAAGAAATTTCTTTAATTTTTAACGCGCCTTCTTTTGCAATAGCAAATTCTTTTCCTTTTCCCAGTATAAAAACAGTACTTTTATCTAATACATCTGAAAAGGTTCTCAATATTTCATTCTTTAAAGTATTTTGAAATTGAAAAGGTAAAGAACGAATAGAGTCTATTATAGTTTTTCTTTTACGAATAGATGTTCCACGATTTTGTGAGAACCAGATTCCAATCATAGACAATATTATACACTGACTTGTGAATGATTTTGTTGAAGCAACTGCTACTTCTCTTCCCGCATTTAAATAAACACCACAGTCGGTTTCTCTAGCGATTAAAGAATCGGGTACATTTACAACACCTATAGTATATAATTCATAGTCTTTGGCGATTTGAATACACCGATGTAGGTCCTTTGTTTCTCCAGATTGAGATAAAAGGATTAAACATGTTTTCCCTTTTTTGGGAATATCATGAATATCAAATTCGGCTCCATCAAAACTTTGTATAGTTGTAAAAATATCTAAAGTTTTAAATATTTGTGTGCTCCATAGACCTGAATAATAGGAAGTACCGCACCCTAAAATGATTAAATGTTCGCATTCCAAGAGTTTTGATTTGTGTTGATCCAATCCGCCAAGTTTTACATTCGTGTTGTCGGCAATTCTTCCTCCATTATTAATGGATCTGTTGATAGAATTAGGTTGTTCCATAATTTCTTTTAATGTCCAGTGTTCATAATTATCTGGTTTGGAAACAATATCATCTTTTAGTTTCTTTTGTACTGCATATCGGTTCAAGCTTTCTTGTAGTTCAATACGAGAATCTTTTATTTTTACAGAAATAATATCATGATTTTCGATAATAATATATTTTTTTATGTAATTGTTAAATGCTAATTGTTCGCTTACTATTAAAACAAATTGATCATCAATACCTAATAATAAAGGAGAACCATTACGTGTAAACCATATTTGATCGGGAAAATCTTTATGAACAATCACTAATGCCCAAGTCCCCTGTAGCTCATTCACCGTTTGTTCGATTGCTTTTTCGACATTCTTTTCCAAAGAATAGTATTTACCTAGCAATACACTAATTATTTCTGTATCTGTTTGTGATAAAAAATGGTATCCTTCGTCTAACAACTTGTTTTTAATGGAGTGAAAGTTCTCAATAATACCATTATGAACAATAGAAAACATATTTTCATTATCATGATGAGGGTGAGCATTAATATTATTTATTGATCCATGAGTAGCCCATCGTGTATGACCTATAGCTATATTGCTTTCTTCATTTAAGTGAACAGCATCTTCTAAAATATGTAACGAATTATTAATATCTGTTGAAGAAAATTTCTTTGTAATAAGATCATTATTATAAATATATGTTATTCCGGCTGAATCATATCCACGATTTTGTAATAGTTTTAATCCATTTATTACATAATCATAATAATTGTCGATTCCTAAGTATCCTACGATTCCACACATTAAAAAAGAGAATAAAATATATTTAATACATTTATTATTGAATATATTTGTATGCGTAAATAGATTATTATTGATTTGTTTTATTTTCATCTATATTGTTCTTTGATTTTTCAGTAATATATTCATCACAGAAACAGTGATCTTCATTAGCTAAATCGATTTTAGTCTTTTTTTTTGTAAAATCTTCATTATTTGACCATCTTCCTACAAGCGGAACAGGTACTGAAAACCTATTTTTGATTGAATTTGTTATTCTAGAAAATATAGATATCATTTAAATATGAAATAAATTAATCTTTAAATAGTTATCAATTTTTTTCATTCTTTGCCGATAAGTTTCATAAGATATATTTGCCAGTTTGTGTGCATCTTTTGCTTTGTTTCTTACTTGTAAAGAACCTTTGTGATATTTACAATAAAATAGTTCTTGTTCTTTATATGATAATTTTGAAATCAGATTGGTAATATTATCTCTGGCCTCTAATACATTTACAACATCACCATTAGTAGTCATACATAATATAGGACCTGTTATTTTTTTTTCTTCATGTGTTTTATCAACATGACTATCTCCAATAAAAGTGGGTTGTGTAATATTGACTTTTTTGATATAACGTTCATAATGATTTAAATATCCAAGAGGCATTTGATTAGTAATACTTTTCGTAAACTCATAGAATATATATTTGTCTGCATACATATGTAATGGTGTACTTCCATTATATTTTTTTAAACACTTTAATAATCCTACTTTTGCTGCTTCGTATAGTTCTTTTTTATACTCAGACGAAAATTTATTATTTCCAACAAAAGAGTGTACTTTTTTATGCAGCCATTTATTATGTGACTTAATTAAAATATTATGAATTTTGTTTTTATGTTCAGGTGTAACATTAGGATGTTTTAAAATATATTGTATTTTTCTTAATTGATTATTAGTCAGTCTTATCGAATAACATGCTGTTAAAAATATAAATAGTATAAGAAAACTCATATTATTTATAAGAATGTAAAGTTATAATTTTAAATCATTTGGTATAAATATTGAATGGAAACCATTATATGGTGTATAGGGTGATGGTACATAAAAATCTTCAAATGTTTGTAAATTTAAAAAGTAAATAAATCCTTTATTCATTTTATCTCTTGTGAACCCAACTAGATATTCAGTATTATTTACTTCAATAATATTTGGTTCTCCACAAAGAATATAGTCTTTCAATAATATTTTTTTTATAATCCTCATATTTTCACAAATGGCAAATCCTGAAAATCCTCGTTCTTCAATAATTGTAAACAGTATGTTATTGTTTTTTAATTTAATAGGAAAATCAAGTTTGATGTTTTCAAGTTCAGTATATTTTATAATAGATACTTTTTTATCGGCTTTATTAATGATTATTTGCCTATAATGTGGATCAAAATCTAAATTAGAAAAGTCTAATTCATCAACAACTGATCCTTCAATAATTAATTGACTGTTCGTTTCTTTAAAATTAGCAAAATGGAAAATATAGAAACTATTTCTACAGTTATATCTTGTTACTTGTTTTGTATGTTTATTCAATACATGAATATAGGCTGTCTCATTTGTAAGGGAAACAGGAAAAGAATTACAAAATAATTTTTTCGTATCGATTTCAAGAGGTGAATCAAAAAATATCAAATAATCTTCTGTGGTAATAAAATCATGTACTACAGGTAAATATCTTGTATATATTGGAGTTTTTTCAATAATATTATAATTTAAATCAAGTCGAATATAATAGATACACTTTTTCATCAAATCATATTCTATCGTTTCAATAGTGTTGTTAATGATTTTTGTATGACCTGAAAAGCTTGTAACATTATCTATTCTTTCCTTTTTTAGAGTTGATATAGTTGATTTTTCGAAATTAATATCAATTGAATAGGGATAATCCGTTTCATATAAAGCAAGAGTTTTATTTGCAAAATTAATTAATGCAGTATTTGCAGTACCTGTAGAAATAGGAACCATATTTACTTTTTGTAATGTGGTTAACAATATAGAAGTAAAAAGATGATTGGGTATTTTGCCCCACTTATCCTCATGTTGTTTTTTTTCTGTATTAATCGTATGATTAAGATGTGTAATAGTACCGTTGTTGAAAAACACTCCTTGTATAAATCCATTACCTGTAAATAGTTCAATAAGTGATCGTGCTTTGTAAAAATCAACGTTAGGCCCAATCAATCCGTAGAATCCACTAAATTGTTTAATAATATCTTTATGTTTTTCATCATAATCTATTGGTGTATTATTTAATTTATGACGAATGTTCGTTTTTCTGAACGAATTTCTGAAAATAAATGATTTTGTAACTAATAGTAATAACAATACATTTAATAAGGTGAGGAACATATAAATAATACCACATATTATTTATATATCTTTTGTAATATCAAGATTAACATAGATATTTGATTTTCTTGTTATGTCATAAATATCATGTAGTCCTGCTTTGCTTATTCCTTGATTAACTAAAACAATAGTTTGAGATTCTTTAAATTTTAATTTTTGACATTCGATAGATATTTTTTTATCATCAATCCAATAATCAAAATATTCTTTTCCCCATATATCATTTATCTTCACTTTTATTGTAATATAAATATTATTCTTATTGTCTATAAAAACATTTTCTGGTGTATTTGGTATACATTTTACATATAATTCGCTATTTTGATGTTCATATACAAGAGACTTGTGCCATAATGGAATATTGTATGTTTCGTTATTATACTTTAATCTATAGAGATTGTTACAAAAAAGATCATTCAAAGTAGGATGTAAAATAATACATTCATCATGTTTCCGTTTTTCTTGAATTATATTTTTAATATTATTGCATGTTGTTTCTGGTATATTTAATAAGTCTTTATTAATATATAATAATTTGTATATTTGTTCAATTATCTCTACATCAAGTTTGCTTATGTTTAATATAGCTAATTTTTCACATGTATTAATAATATCTCGAATAATAGAATAAATTTTATCATTTCGTAAATAAAATGGAAGTAGTGAGTCTAATACAGATATTAGATGATTATCATAGCTGTATACAACAGTTGGTTTATTATTTGTTAATAACTGATATGCTTCATTAATAGATTGAAACTTATTCTTACACTCTTCATTATTATTGTTTTTATCTGGATGATATTTTAAACATAAGCTGTGGTATTTTCGTTTGATTACTTTCTGATCGTAGCTAACATGATTTGTTAATTCTAATATACTATATGCTTCTTGAATTTTCATCAAGGTTATGTACTTTATTTATTATATGATAGAAAATAGTCTCTAAATGATAAATGGGGCGATAATTATTATTGAAATATTTAAAAAATGAGTAAAGGTCAATCATCAATAGGCTAAGATTCTTTTCACTCAACTGTTTTGTAGATACATAATAGGAAATAATATACCATATACATTCTCCGATATCTAGATTATAGGTTAAAGTATCATAAAGAATATCTCTGAATTCGGTATAATTTAGTTGTTGAATATTATTGATTTCTTTTATTATTTTATCGCAAATAATATTGAAAGAATCTGTTGGAATTTCTTGATCTGTATTTTCAATAATTTGAAAAGAATGGAGTTCTTTAATATTTAATATACCATTTTCATCCATATTTTCAATTGTATCCCGATTATTTTTTGATTTAAATTTTATTTTGCTTTGATTGTATACATGTCTGGAAAATTCACAAACATTTTTATTTTTTTCAATATAATTTTGATTTAATGAAGAAATATACTTTGAATATAATTTTTTAATAGGTCTTTTAATATTAATTGTTTGACATGATTTGATAATTTGTAACGGTAAGAAACTTATTTGTTCAGAAATAATAATAAAAATAATCTTAATGTTTGCTTGATTATGATTATATTGTTGCATATAGCTATAGAAATTTTCAAGAAGTTCTGAATGTATCAAATGAAAATTTTTACATAAAATAATACCCGTTTTTTCTTTTTTCATACTTATAATATCAACAATTCTAAAAAAAACTTCATGCCATAATAATTTTGAGTTACAACCAAGTAGAGATAAATCTATCTCATAATGAATATCACTTATTTTACAGTTATAAGTTTGTTTATCTGTACTTACTGTAATTTTTTTATCATATTTTAAATTATTACTACTATATTTATTAATAATTTTTAATGAAGTGCTGTATTTTCCTGTTCCTGATGGACCATAAAGAATAAGATTATTTAGATTGTTTATGGAATCTGGCATTTTTTTTATAATGCGATCAAGTTCAGGATGCAAATCAAAATTATTTTTAGTTTGAATATATTCATCAAAAAAGGTTTCGTAATATTTCATACTTTATATATTTGATTGGTAATCTTTTTATACGAATTTAACTCAAACTATCATTTTCTTGATGTATAATCTGTCTCCTTGAATATTTCAAAAGTTCATCCGCAAGGAATACTTGATATCCTGACATTCCAAGTACCGCTAAGGCAATAAACATAAAGAATATTAATATTATTGTTTCTGGATTTTGAATTTCTCTTATATCAATATCTTTATTAATAAAGCTGAAAAGTAATACAACTCCCAGCAATAATACAGCGTTTAAAGAAAAATAAGATACAAAAAATTCTTTGAATTCTTTAATCTTTTTCTCAGCTGATTTTGATACATTTAATGGCTCACCTTTAATTTTAAAAAAGGTTTGATTTAGATTATATAATACCATTCCAATAATTATTAATGCTGTTGTGTTTAATACACTTCCAATAAGTATAGATCCTAACGATAAATAACCCAAAAAGAATAAAGGGACTTTATAAAATTTTGTAGTCTTTATTATTACGACATACATGTACAGCATAAATGCAAATTGAACAAAAAGAAGAAATCCAAAGCCCAGTACTTGTGTTTTTTCTTTAAATAGGTAAACGAAAGAGTAAACATATAATATGAAAAATGAAATATAATCAAATGCGCTCGACAAAGTCTGTGTGTCCATTCTATATATTTAAACATTATTTTACTTTTTCATTTAAATTGTATGTTTCATTTATCCAAGCTATGATTTCATCTATAGTTGCAGTTAATACTCCAGGTTTAAACTTTTTTATATTTAAAAATGATGGTTTTTTCATTTCTGGTGTTTTATAAAAAACATACATTCCGTATTTTCCCTTTCGTACTTCCATATTATCATTAATTTTTCTTAAATATTGTTTTGTTTCTTTTGATTCTAAATATTTTATAAAAGATTCAAGGGTAATATCTTTAATAGGGATTTTTATGTTTTTAAGACTTTCTCTATTTTCACCCCATTCTGCATAATATCCATACTTTCCGTTCTTAATATGAACTTCTTTTTCTTGATATATTCCTAAACAATCGGGTTTTTCTTCAATCAAATCTTCTATCTTATATTCTTTGTTCTTTAATTTTTGAATATCAATATTGATTTCGGGTTTTACAGAAATATATGTTTTCTTATCATCGCATTTTTGTAATACGGGACCATGTTTTTCAAACAAAAGATTGTATTCATCGTCAACTTGGAAAACAAGCTTATTCATTTTTTTTAATGAATCTCCTAGTTCTTTAATTTCTTCATAACATTTTTTACAAATCTCGTTCCAAATACCGTTAAAATCCCCATTCGATATTAAATCTAATTCGGTCTCCATATTCTGTGTGTAATCATATGAAAATAAGTTGGTAAAGTTATTGGTTAGAAATTCATTACACAAAATACCTATTGGTTGAATAACTAATTTATTTTTTTCATTATGAAAAATCTTGTCCTCTGTTTTTTTTTGAATAGAGCTATTTTGTAAAATATAGTTATTGCATTTTATTTTTTTACCTTCAATATCTTTTTTAACTACGTATTTTCGCTCTAATAAAACATGAACAATAGATGCATATGTAGAAGGTCTTCCGATTCCAATCTTCTCGAGTTTTTGAATTAAACTTGACTCGCTGTAATGTGGATACTTATTTGTAATAGATATATTCGTTATGATTTTTTCGTATGTTAATGGCTGTTTTAATTGTTTAAAATAAAAGAGTAGACCATTCGAAATATTTTGTAGATTTTGTAAAGATTCTTTCTCATCTAGCAATTTCCATCCTAAAAATAATGGATACTCTAACTGGTAACTATATTTATATTTATCTGGTGCAGTAATTTCTATTTTATAAACTTTATAATTTGCATTCGCCATACAGCTTTGTAGTGTATTTTTCCAAATTATTTTGTATAATGCATTCAGTTTTTTGTTCTCACTTCCGGTTATATTTGTGTTTTCTAAACTAGTAACCCGAATGGCTTCGTGAGGATTATTAGAGTCTGTGTTTTTTATCTTATGTATATTTCCAATAAATGAAGATCCGTGCTTTTTTTCTATAAATGTACATGCTTTATCAATAAATGTTTTGGAATATTTTGTACTCTCTGTTCTCATATATGTAATATAACCTGCTTGATATAACTTTTGGCAAATGTCCATAGTTTGTTTTGGCGAATAGTTTAATATATTGTTTGCAGTTTGTAATAATTTAGATGTTTGAAATGGTACAGGAGAACCTTTCTCTGTTTCTTTACTATCATGAATGATTAGTTCATACTTATATGATTTTGATTTTTCTAAAAATGTTTCGACATCTTTCTCGAGCGAAAATTGATGATTTAAAGAAAATTCTATTTGTCTTGATTCAAAAATTCCAGTTGTTTTGTAATATGTTTCCGGTTCTTCATTTTGTTTCATTTCATTTTCATAAATTAAATTTAATGCGGGTGTTTGACATCTACCTGCGGATAATGAATTTTCTCTGTTATTATACAAGTATTTCCATAAATAAGGAGATACCTTATAGCCCACAATAATATCTAATATTTGTCTTGCATGTTGTGCTTGAACGATATTCATATTTATTAATATTGGATTTTCAATAGCTGTAAGTATTGCCTGTTTCGTTATTTCATGAAAAATAATCCGTTTTGTTTTTTCTAAAGGTAATGAAAAAATTTCACAAATATGCCATGCGATTGCTTCACCCTCCCTATCATCATCACTTGCTAAAATTACATTTTCTGGGATAAATTGATTAATAATTCCTTGCATTTTAAAAATATGTTTTTTCTTTTCCTCTATTAATGAAAAAGTAGGTTCAAAATTTCCTTTTGTATTAATAGAAGAGAGTCCAGATAAGTTTCTTAAGTGACCCATAGAAGCAATACATCTATAATCTTTTCCTAAAAAATGTTCAATTTTACTACACTTTGATGGTGATTCAACAATAATTAAATAAATAGCGTTATTATTCACAGTCTTTTCTTTATATTTCATAAATAATACTCTATATTATTATTTATGTTTATTTCATTTAACATTTAAGGTCTATGTAAAATAAATTCATGAATAAACGTTGGATTTTTTATCATGGGTTGAAAAAAGTGTTCGTCTTCTTCTAATAATCCTCTTAGTTTTAATAATTTATTTTCAAGTATCTTTTCAGAATTAATGGTTCTGTCGTATTCATAAGACGAGTAGGTTAATATTATCTTATTATTTTTAAGATTCCAGCGTAAACTCTTTTTTGAAGGATCTTTATTTTCTTTTATATTAAATTGAAAGGCAAACATCTGTTTATAATTAAATATAATTAGATAATATTATCTAAACTAATATAGATATAAATTGATATATAATATGTATGAGTGTAAAGATATTGATAGCTGACAGAGAGTATTCTGATTATAAATTTGTAAATATTGATACAGAAGAACTTGTTGAAAAGAATAATATTGATATCTTTGGAAAAAAGATTTTGAATAATGATGTTTTATCTATTGATGGTGATGAAATAAGCGTTGTTCAATCTCAAATTAGAAATGCAGAAAAATTGGCAGGAGTATTAGTAGTCGAAAACAATATAACATATGGAAGAAGTAAGAATGGTAAATTATTTTATAGAGTTATTCCGGACGATACTCATCTACCTTATTTTTTAGTTCCATATGAATTAAAAGTAGGATTTAATAAAAAGTATGTAAATAAGTATGTGACGTTTAAATTTAAAGAATGGTCAAATAAACATCCAACAGGTCTGTTGCAGGATACGCTGGGAGATGTAAATATATTGGAAGTATTTTATGAATATCAACTTTATTGTAAGAGTCTTCATATTTCTATGACCAATTTTGTAAATAAAACGAGAAGTACTTTAAATAAACAAACAAAAGAACAATATATTGATAATATTTTGTATAATAATGATTATCATATTATTGATCGTAGGTACGAGTATATATTTTCCATAGATTCGAGGTCAACAACTGATTTTGATGATGCATTATCTATTGAGAAAATAGATAATAATTGGAAAGTAAGTATTTATATATCAAATGTTTTTTTATGGTTAGAAACGTTGAAATTATGGGATTCTTTTGCACAAAGGGTATCGACTATTTATTTGCCAGATAGGAAACGACCGATGTTGCCAACAATATTATCAGACACTCTGTGTAGTCTACAGGAAGGACAATTGAGATTTGCTCTTTGTCTAGATATTTATATTGATGAAAATGGGAAATTTATTAATTCGGAGGATTATTCTTTTAAAAATTGTATTATTAATGTTACACGGAATTATTCTCATGGTGAAAAGTATCTACATTCTGATATAAATTACCAAGAATTGATGAAAATAACAAAGTTGTTAGATAAAAGTGTAAAATCTTCTCAAGATTTGGTTAGTTACTGGATGGTTGTTATGAATATGTATACAGCAAGTGTCATGAATGAAAAGAAGGTTGGAATTTTTAGAACTGCATTTATTAAAAATAAGGAATTGTTAAATAGTGTACCAACTAATTTATCACAAGATTCTTTACTGGCTATCAAGTTATGGAATAATTCTATGGGTAAATATGTTTGTTATGAAGAAGGATTAAGTTTAGAACATGAGTTGTTAAAAAATAAATTATTTCACACAACAAATATGAATTCTTATTTGCAAATAACAAGTCCTATTCGGCGGTTGACAGATCTATTGAATCAAATTATATTATTTAAAGAATGCAATATTATTAAAACAGTAACTGATGATGCAAATATATTTTTAGATAAGTGGAGAAAGAGACTTGAATATATTAATACTTCGATGAGATCTATTCGAAAGATACAGGTTGATTGTAATTTATTATCAACATTTTATAATAATAATAATTTATTAGATGAAACTTATCAAGGAGTAATGTTTGATAAATTACAACGTACTGATGGTATGTATTGTTATATGGTTTATTTGGAACGTTTTAAACTATTTTCTCGAGTTTCTACTACAAGTAAAATTGATAATTATACCATGCATAATTTTAAAATCTATTTATTCGAGGATGAAGATAAGGTAAAAAAGAAGGTGCGATTACAAATATTAAATTAAAACCAGTTAAATATTAAATCTTTGTTTAATATATATAATGTTTTGTTTTGCATTATTAATTTTTAGTTGTTTTTACTTAAGGTGTAACGGAGAGAGTCAAAATTTTTGGAAAGATAAATATGATAGTTGGATAAATAAGTATAATATTCGCATAGAAAATGATGATCACTATAATTCTATGTTTTCTACTTGGTTTAAGAATGATAAGTATATAGATGAAGTAAACGCAAAGAATTTAACATATTCTTTAGGGCATAATGAGTATTCTGGTATGAACATAGAGGAGTTTAGAGAACATTTTTCTATTGGTAGTCATAAAAAAATATTCGATATTAATCCGAAAAAAATTAAAAAAGATGTTGATGAAGTTAAATGTATATTAGGATGTCTTCGTGATGAAGAACAAAATAAAAAGATTGAGAAAATTAGATGTGTATCATCTTGTATTAATAATGAAGATTTAACTGGTGTGTCCAGTAGTGTAGATTGGGTTAGTAAGGGGGCAGTTACACCTGTCAAGAATCAGGGACAATGTGGTTCATGTTGGAGTTTTTCAACTACGGGTGCACTTGAAGGCGCTTATTTTATTAAAACAGGTAAGTTGGATAGTTTTTCTGAACAGCAATTAGTTGATTGTGATAATCTAAAGAATGGAGGAAAAGATCATGGATGTAATGGAGGTTTAATGGATAATGCCTTTAATTGGATTAAAAGTAATGATGGATTGTGTTCTGAAAAAGATTATCCTTATGTATCTGGTACAACTAAGAAAGCTGGTTCTTGTGATAGTACCTGTTTGACTGTTCCTGATAGTGATGTTACTGGTTATATAGATGTTTCTCCAAATTCAGATTCCAATATGATGTCTGCGTTAGAAAAACAGCCTGTGTCTATTGCGATTCAAGCGGATCAAAAAGACTTTCAATTATATAAATCTGGTACTTTTACAGGGGACTGCGGAACTAATTTAGACCATGGAGTTTTATTAGTAGGATACGGAAATGATGGTGATGATTATTATTTGGTAAAGAATTCTTGGGGTACAACTTGGGGGGATAATGGATATATTAAGTTAGGTCGTGGAGAGCAATATAATTCAGGAAAAGGGCAGTGTGGGTTATTGATGCAAGGTAGTTATCCTTTACTATAAAATTGATGTTTATTTATATTATAAAATTATGATATAAATATGCAGCGTCTAGTATTAGTAAATTTTCTTTGTATACTTGTTATTTCTTGTTTCTACAATAGAGAAATATTTCACCATATAAAAAATGATACAGATATTATGATAAATAATAGATTAATGAATTTAATGTTTAAAAATAATTTCATTCAACCTCGTATAGTTTTTATTCCAAGAGATCTTCAGCCATTTGAGTTTGAATTATTTTTCAATTAAATGTCGTCTAGATCAATTGCATTATTGTTGTGTAATTTAAATTCTTCAAAACCACTCTTTGAGTCTATAATTATTTCTTCTTGCTCTTCTTCTGTAAAATCAATAATGTTACTTTCTTTATTTGTAATGCCCATATTATTATTTCTTATACCTAGTAGTTTATCTATTTTTATGGTTGGTAAGTTTTCTAATTCTTTAATTTGTGAATCATCGTAAATACATAATATATCGCAATTTTTTGCTGTTGATTCCCATGTTCTAAGACCAATCAATACAAATGATGAATTAGTAATAGTATTGTGTCTTTTTTGTCTTCCTCTGAAGCTTCCTCGAATATGTCCAATTAGTCTTATTTCATTATTTGTATATATTTCACACATACCATTCCCTAACATCTTTGTAACGCATGCAACTTGTTCACCTTCTTCATTAGGAATTCTAAGTTTGGTTGGCTGATTGCTTTTGTTAATATGTTTTCTTGCAAGTCCTTTTGTTTTACTACCGCCGGCGTTTTTAACCATGATAATCAAGTATATTTATGTGATATAATAATAATTGTAACTTATCAATTTTTTGATTTGAAATATCATAAAGGGGTGTTATAAAATATTAAATGGAGATATAAGTAAAAAAGGAAAGTGGTGTGTGTGTTGTAGAAGAAAGGTTTAGGTAGAGGTAGTGAAAAAAAAGTTTATGCAGAGGTAGTGAAAAAATGTGTAGGTAGAGGTAGTGAAAAAATGTGTAGG